GGATTATATTAATTTAAAGAGATACTCCCCAAGGATTATATTAATTTAAAGAGATACTCCCCAAGGATTATATTAATTTAAAGAGATACTCCCCAAGGATTATATTAATTTAAAGAGATACTCGAGAGTTCATATTTGAATCATCTCTTTAAATTACTTTAAGTGTTAAGTTATTTATTTTTTGTTGAGGAGATGAGAGAAGGATGATTGGATAAGGGGACGGGATAGTTCTCCTTTAATGGTGAGAAGAGATGGTGTTAAGAATGATTTAGGGAGACATAGGATTTGGATTGGTTGTCCGTGAAAATATTCAGTTCGATGTTGTTGTTGTTGTTGATTGTCGATAAATAGGATACTATATAGTTTTCCATATTCTTGCCACGAACATATATTTGTTATATTTTGAATTCGTGTCTTTAGAAATTCGTTGATATCTTTAGTGTTGATGAATCTTCCATTTGTGAGTTTAATTACATCACTACTTCTTCCAGTGATATATAGTTTGTTGTTATTGATATATCCACAATCTTTTGTATTGTAAAACGAGTGAAATGGAATCTCTCTTGAATGTAGATATCCAGAAAAACGATTGAGACCATTCACATGAATCTCATCATTCTCTCCAAACTCAATTTGTATGTTGGGAAGCAATTTTCCAACTGAACGATCTTCAATATCAAACTCTTGTTGTAATGCAATCATCGGCGACATTTCCGTACATCCATATCCTTGTAGAATCTCGACACCCAATTCTTGAAAATATTCTCTACGAACATCTTGAGACAAATATGCCCCTCCAGATACAATATATCTCAACTTTGAACCAAACCAAAATTGTCGTCGTCGATTTGGATTCGTAATGTATTTTCTCAAATATCCATCATATCTCAAAATGACTTCTAACAAATGAGGAACTACAAACAATATTGTAGGCTGTGTCATTTGTAAATCCTTGAAAAAAATTGGAAATGAAAACTTGACTTGATTGGACAAGACACCCATACTCGCACCACGATCCATCACCGAAAAACATTCCCCCATTAACCCATAACAATGAGTCCAAGGCAATAATGAAAATGTCGTATCATTCTCATTCATCATACCCATTGAAATGTGTTCCCTCAACATTTCAATATGACACAATAGATTTGAATGTGTCAATCTCACCGCCTTGGGAATCAATGATGTCGTTCCAGATGTCATCATCAACAATCCATCAATCTTTTCATATGACAAATATTCATCATTACTCTTTTTCATTATAATCTCTCGACATTCCTTCTTTTTATCCTCCGTCAAACGAGGTGGAATTAAACACGGCACCGCACTCAATTCCCATAATGCATGTAATTTCCCAAGAAACAAAATCGAATTATTCTCACTCAAAATTACCCTTGAACCCACTCCTACACCTTGACGACGATATTTTTCTTGTCTCTCCTTTGATAAAATCAAGACATCACTATATTTAAATGATGGTCTCACTAAAACACGATCCGCATATTTCTTACATACTTGTGTTACCCAACGATTCATTTTAAATTTATCTTTTGTGTTTTAAAATTAATTTAAGAGTAATTGATGACGATAAAGTAAAATGTATTGGTTATATATTACAAATGTCAATTTTTCTTGGAAAGACCGAATCTTTATCGATTATTTTAAATCTCAATCGAATATTGAATTATCTGTGCGATATATTAATGTTGAACAAGAAATGATTGACTTGTCTTCTACAAAACCGATTGATCGTATCATTCTCTCCAATCTGTTTGAAAAATCGGATGATGATTATTATTACATCTTCTTGCCATTGTATATTTCAAATCTTTGTCAACAACGAGATATTCATTTCACTTATCTCAATCAAGAATATGAAAATGATTGTGATTCCGATCATCATATCCGTGAATTATTAAAACTCTCTCATCCTAAATCATTATATCTAAATTTTTGGATGTTGATGCATGAAGACATTTCAATATGGGAAAATATGTTGCATCAATTCATCTCTTATTCTCACAAATTCTCTGTATCACATCAGTATTATCTTTCTGTCATTCACGATATCCTTCCTATTCTATTTTCAATTATATTTTGTTCCAAATCAGGTGTTTATGAAATGGCAAACCCCACTCCTATTTCATATCAACAAATCCTTGATTTATATGAGGAATATCTATCTGTACATATTGACACTATACATGAATCTTTGGATGTGTCTTATTCATCTCATAATGAGATTGATACCTCAAGATTAGAACAAGAATATTTCATCTTGCCATCCTATCAATCTCTTCAACGATTATTAAAACGCATTCGTAAAGGAAATGTCATTGTCAATACCGTAAATCTACAACAACCAAAAACATCCATCCTCGTCACTGGTGGTTATGGTTTCATCGGTTCTAATTTGATTCATCATCTCTATCACAAATTCCCCAAGTGTCTCATTATCAATATTGACCGTCTCGATTACTGTTCTCGTCGTGAAAACTTGGACGATTTACTCCAATCCGATCGTTTAATCTGTTATGATATCGATCTTTGTGATACAAATAAACTTCAAGACATCCTCATCACCCACTCCGTTCAATATATCTTTCATCTTGCCGCACAATCTCATGTCGATAATTCATTCAATAATTCCCTCCAATTCTCTCAAGATAATGTCTATGGCACTCATTCCCTCTTGGAAGCCTCCAAAAATTACGGCAAACTAATCCGTTTCCTTCATGTATCCACCGACGAAATCTACGGTGAAACCCTCCAAATCAATCCTTTCGATGAAAATGTCCTTCCCAATCCCACCAATCCTTATGCCGCAACCAAAGTTGGCGCCGAATATATCGTCAAATCCTATTATCATTGTTTCGAATTACCCATCATTATTGTTCGTGGAAATAATGTGTATGGTCCCCGTCAATTTCCAGAAAAAATGATTCCCAAATTCATTACGAATTTATTGACGGATAACAAATGTACAATTGCGGGGAATGGATTAATGATGAGGAATTTTGTATATGTAGAAGATGTATGTGCGGGTTTGGTAATGGTGATTGAAAAAGGCAAGATTGATGAGATTTATAATATTGGAAGTGATGATGAAAAGACAGTTCTTTCCATCGCACAACTCCTCATTTCCAAACTCAAAAAAGACGACGATGATTTCCATTCTCATATTCGTTTCATCAAAGACCGTTATTATAATGACTTTCGTTATTCTATAAACTCCAACAAGATACGAAAACTTGGTTGGAAACCCAAGATTAGTTTTACAGATGGATTGGATAAGACGATACAATTTTATACAGAAAATATAGAGTTATATAATAAATTAGAGACTGTTGAATAATATGGTAGAAAGAACTTATTGTGGAACACGACAACCAATTCCACAACAATATTCACGAACGGGAACTTCCTATGAATGTCTTCGTAAAGGAGTAGGGGTGGGTAAATATTTACTCCAACCTCCTTTACAACAACAATCACAACAATCTATTTTATTGTGGATTGTATTTATATTTCTAATATGGTTCATTCTTTTTATTGTCGTTATTCTAATGTATAAAAACAAACATGATGATGAAATCACCCACGACAATTTATAAAAAATTGATTCACTGAAATTTATTTTAAGAAGATGAATATCCAAATAAAACCAACCAACCAACCAAAATGTCTTCAACACAACTTACATCCGTCGATGGATTCAATATTGATAACATTATCTTTTCTAAACCTGAAGTGGGGAACATTCCTAATTCGATTCCTAAAATTTCATTCAAACGAGTGCGTATTGCGACGAAATATGGAGATGGTAGTTCTGGTGATTTGATTATTGAGACACCTCCTAATTTGTATTCGTTTGGATTGTCGGAAAATCGTGAGATGGGAAGTGGGAATGTGAATGGATATGTGTTGCCTATTTGTCTTTGGAACAAGAATAATCCTACAGATGCGGAAAAACAATTTACAGATACATTTGATAAGATTGTGAATAAATGTAAGGAACATTTGCTCGCACACAAAGATGAGATTGAACGATATGATTTGGATATGTCGGATCTCAAGGGGTTCAATCCATTATATTGGAAAAAGGAAAAGGGAAAGATTGTGGAAGGACAAGGTCCCATTATTTATATCAAGGTGATGATGTCAAAGAAGGATGATAAGATTACTACAATGTTTGTGAATGAAGAGACGACGGAAGAAATGTCTGCGAATGAGTTGATGGGACGACGATGTTATGTCAAGGGTGCGTTCAAGATTGAAAGTATTTTTATTGGCAACAAGATTTCACTTCAATTGAAATTGTATGAGGCGATTGTTCGTCCAATTGATACAGAACGCAAGAGTTTGTTGTGTGCAAATATTACTCGTCGTCCTAATGTCGAAGTTTCATCCAGTATCTTTGAAGCACTTGAAACACCCGTCGTCGTTCAAACTCCAAATGAAAAAGAAGAAGAGAATGGTAGTCTAAAAGATGAAAGTGAAGAAGAGAGTGAGGAAGAGGAGAGTGATGAGGAAGAAGAGGAGGAAGTTGCACAAAGTTGTCCAGTAGGGAAACCGTGTCCTCCTACTCCACCACCACCACCACCAAAAAAGACGACTGCTGTGCGTGGAAAACGAGCAACAAAGAGTTAAGAATGATATAGATTAAAAATATCTTGGATGGAGGAATTGCGTAGAGATGGAATCCAAGTTTTAATAAAAATGCAATTTGGATCATATTTTTTATTTTGAAGATACATATTGAATTTTTGGTAAGGTGGTTGTGAATCAATACCAGTTCCATTTACCCATTGCCATCCACCATTATTCGAAGGTAAGTTATAATCGACAAGTGTGTGTTCAAAATAATCTTCTCCATATTGAAAGGGAATGTGTAAATCTTTAATGAGATAGGAAGCGACAATCATACGACCACGATTATGCATATAACCCGTTGTATTCATTTGATTCATACATGCATCTACAATCGGTATTCCCGTCTTGCCATCTCTCCATTCAATCCATCTCTCCCTCTTTTTGGGAGAGAGAGGTTTCAATTCTCGATGTTTAAGGATATGGACGAAATACTTGGCAACATATAGGTAAAATTCTCGCCAATACAATTCACGAATGAAATCATCCGACACATTCTTCATCTCATTATATACTTGTCGTATTGACAAGACTCCCAACGACAAGTACGCACTCAAATACGAAGTCGGTAAGTATAAATAATTTCTCGTCTTTCCATACTCTTTCAATGTCTTTTTGGTCTCATTTAATCGTTTCAATGCATTCCTATATCCACTTTGGATATAGAAATGATTATTTTTTCTCTTCAACTTTTCATATTCTTTTTTAACATTTATTCTCCCCATCTCCATCTTTCCAAATACATTTCTTGAAATAGATTGAGGTTTATTGACTCTAAAATGTGTTTGACAATACCTATAAAATGGTGTAAATTTTTTAAATGGCTTATGTTTCTTTACAAATTCTTCCGGTGGAATAAGAAATCCATCATCCATATTCTCAATCACCCTTGTCGTCGGTTTCAATATCCTTTTAATCTCCTCATAACGATTTGGATATGCCACATCAATATTCCATCCAATACTTTTAATCTCTGTCTTTACAATCCATTTTTTAATCATCTTCATTGTCATTACACTCAATCTCGATCCCCTTTCCCTCAACTGTCTATCCAAATCCATCAAACTCTCCAACAAAAATTGATATTGATTCTTTGATTTCCACTCTCTCCTCTCCAATATATAAATCGGTATTATCTTTCCTTCACCCATCATCTCCAACACTCCAAGATTATCATACAATCTTATATCCCTATAAAATATAAACACATTCATATCTTTATTTCTCTCAACATTTTTTTAACATCTCTCAATTTAAAAACATGATACCATCTACAAAATGACAAACAACTCATTATTCATCTATGTCCTACAATTAAAAGGCGGTAAATACTTTGTCGGTTCATCCAACTCCACACCATCCACCTCCTTATTCCTACTCGATTATGAATGGCTTCGCACTTATCCTCCTTTTTTGATAAAACATATTTTTGAAAATTGTTCTGTTTTTGATGAAATTAAATATTTATTTGAAATGATGGATAAATATGGAGTGGAGAATGTGAGGGGTGAGTGTTTATTGGATAGGGAATTGATGGAGATGGAATTGAGATTATTGAAAAAGTTGAGTTATGGTTTAACGGGCAAGTGTGTGGTGTGTGGAGATGATGAACATAAGATTGAGAATTGTGAATATGAAATTTGGAATCGGTTTCATCAAGAATGTTTGATATGTAAGAGTCCATTACATTTAATAAATGAATGTCCTCAAATCACCTCTCAACATTTAGAAACAGAGTTTCTTAACGATAATGTATCCATTTCAAGTTTAGAATCACATCAAACGACAGAATTAATTCCAGAGAATCCCAGTTGGTTTCAATCCATTCATTCTTATATTGTAAATAATTTCATTCTCTAATCAAATTATATTTTCATTTCAAAATATAATTTAGACTCGACAAATATAATTTAGAAAATAGGAGTTAGGTTTTAGAATGATTTAGTTGATTGACGATACTGGAAACATCGGCAAAGAACATTTCTGATTTATGTGTCTCATCATCTTTGAGGATAATAGATTGAGATGGGTCATAATTATGATTACCATAACGGAATTGTAAGATTGACCCCGCACTATTACGAACCGTTCCATCATATTTCACTTGAACATCCTCCGCGACCTTGACCATACGACGCTGAATATATCCACTCGTCGCCGTATCTCTCACTTGTAATCCATTTGCTATCCCAAAATTTAAAGTTAAAGGAACAGTAATGTCATAGACTTTGGGGTAATGTTGTGGATTAACATTTTCGATACTACAAATCGGATCAAGAATAACATCATTTCGTATTTGAATTGGTAAGTGGTTATTGGTTTCAAATGTTGTTTCATATAATAATTTTTGTTTATTGGTATCAATGAGTTTGAATAATGTTTTGAAACGATTTGCAAATTTGGAATGAAAATGTAATTCAAAGTATTCATTTGGAATCAATGCTTTACAAGAACCGAATAATTGATGATTCGAGAATAATAATATCAATCCATTCAATATATCTTTTGAAGATGTAAATACACGGACACCTGAAGGAGAAATATGACATTTATCAGTGGAACAATATCCCGATAGGAAATGTGTTTGTGTTGCTTTATTTGTCTGGAATATATTACAAGAGAATGTATTGTGTGGAAAGCAATCAAGTAAATCATTTTTCATATAAGACTGAACGAATGATTGGATATCTGGTTCTGGGTAATACATGAGATTTTTCTCTCCAATTGCAAGTCGAAGTCCAAGATATAGACCATCTTTATAACATAATGTATTGTAAAATCGAGAGTTGTTGATGATAGGGATGGGATGTGTATGATTTACGGGAAGACAATCACCGATTTGAAGTTGAGTGGTAAAGATTTCTTTAAATTGTTTGAGATGAGAGTCCCATCGTAAAAGGGATTTAGAATCGGTGACAATGACTTCACGACCATACATTGTGCGAATACGAAACATTTGTTTTGTTGGATCGTGGCGTGTAATGTTGGATACATGTGCCCACATTACATTACCATAGTCATCCATACTTGGAACATATAATTTGTGAGAAGAGATATCCAAACTTTCCATACCATTCTTCTTGTCGTGTTGGACGAAAGATGAGTTGTTTTGTAAAGAAGAATCAATCCATTTTCCAATGTTTGTATAGATGATAGTATCTGTGGATTTAAGAAAGATGGGTGTATCCCAAGAAACGGATTTCATTGCGGTGTCGGTGATACCTTCACGACCAGTGATGGCATGAAACCAGAATTCGGTTGGGTCAAGTCCTTGTAAGAATGAGTTTTTAATGAATCCTTGAGATTGGAATTTCATGGCTGGGGAATAATCATTTTCGTTGATTGGAAAGTGAGGGAGAGTGCGTTTATTTCCAGACAATGAGGGTTGGATACGCTGACCTTGAAAGTTTTGTTGTCCCAACATTGCCATAATTTGTGTAATGTTAAAGAAATCGCCTTTTGAACCAGAGGTTACGGTTGCGAGAAAGTTATTATCAACAGATAGATTGTCTTTGGCGATTTTCATACAAGAATTACGGGTATTATTGAGGACATTTGAGATGGACATTTCTAAAATATGGGGAGTTTTGATGGAGTCATAATAGAGACTTGTTTGTAGGAAATGTTTTTGGATGGTGTGTTGTATTTCTTCACTTGATTCTTTAGGGATGAGACAGTCTTTAATACCGACACTGAATCCACGATATAAAAGAAAGGCATTCCCTAAAAATTGAACATCATTAATAAATTGTTCACAGATATATGGGGAGTAATCGTGATATAATTTGGCAATGAGAGATTGATGACTACTACCTAATTGTGTTTTTGTGATTTGACCCTTTACAAGAATACCTTCTTCAATAATGACTTCGTTTTTGTAATTATAAAAGAGATTATTAGGGAGTAGAAAAGAGAATAACAATTTCCCCGAGAATGTGGGGAGATGGGGACATTTTTGTTGGAATAATGTTTGTTTGTGAGATAATAATGATAACCAATGTTCATTAAGTTGGATGATATTTAGAAATGTGTGTTGAGGGATGGGATAGTCCCAATTGGAGAGTAAATAAGCGGATAAAAGACCGTCTTGAACGATGACAATATTGGGTTTATTGGATTGATTGGAGATGATGTGATTTTGGACGGAGGATAGTAATCGTAATTCGGCTTCGGTTTCAACGGAATTGGGACCGTGAAGATTCATTTCATCGCCATCGAAATCGGCATTGAAGGATTTTGTAATGGCGAGATTCATACGGATTGTTTTTCCTTGTCGTAATTTACAATTGAAAGCCATCATTGAACCTTTATGTAGAGTGGGTTGTCGGTTCAAGAGAAGTATATCACCATCTTGAATTTTTCGTTCAACGGTGTCTCCAATTTCTAATTTGAAATGTTTAGGTATGGGGGGTTCATATTCCATCAAAGTTTTTCCATTTCGTATGATACGGTCTCCATTTTCCAAAAGAAAGAATTGTTTTTCATTCTTGATGAAAATATATTGACCGTTATTTTTGAGTATATAGTCGCCGAATTGTAGACGGGTGTTTTGTTTAAAGAGTGCGTATTTCATATTGATGCGTAGTCCTGAATCTTTACGAATGACATAATTGATACGATGATTATACAACATATTTGTCAATTCATTGAGATTTCGTTCTGTGACTCTAACTGGATAGGTCAAGATGTCGGCGATTTCAAAAGGGATGGCGATTTCATTTACTTTCAAAGTGGGATCGGGACCGATGACGGTGCGAGCACTTTTATCGACTCGTTTTCCCATTAAATTATTTCGTAATTGACCTTCTTTACCAGTGAGTCGTTTTTTGATGCCTTTTAGAGGACGACCATTACTGTGTTTGGAGCGTTCTTGACTGTTATCAAAGAGACATTTGATACGGAATTTGAGGGATTGGATATAGCGTTGTCGTTTGAGTTCATTTGTCAAGGTGGTGTCGGTGACGAGATGTGTATTTGCTTTAATGATTTCTAAATATTGGATGGTGAGATCGTCATCACAAGTGACATTATCGGATATGATGTAGGGACGAGCGACTGGCGGAAGAACGGGTAATATATTAATAATGAGACTTTTAGGATGACTATAATTGGGATCGAAACCGAGTAATTCAACATCATTTGAAGACATATTTTCAAAGATTTTTCGAATTTCATAATCATATAAAATATTTTTTCGAATATCGCCGTCGATTTTAAAGACCATACTGATGGTTTTTTCAGTGGTGGAAAAGACATATTTAGGTTGTAGAGTATAACAATCAAGACAAGTGTCGGTTTTTTCCAATAATTTCAAGACTTTCGTGAAGCGTGTTTGTTTGTTATATTTCAAGAGACCGTGGAATTCGAATTGTTCTTTGGTCATCAAGACTTTGGAACATTTATAACAGATACAACGCAACACACTTAAAATCATTTTGTGAAATAAAGGATGTGCGATATTCACATTCAAACGGATATGACCGAAATGTCCCGTGCATTCTTTATTATTCTTGTTACAAGTCACACATAATTTCCCATTCTCCAACACACCCATTCGTTCATCATAAATAGATGAAACGCCCGTTAATTTTGTATTGGTGATTTCACATACCGATTGTCGCAAGATTTCAACATCCGACAAGATACCAAATTGTATGCTCTCCAATATCGCATTCATGTTATCTCCAGTTTATTATGATTCCTCTCCCAACATCATATTAAACTCAATTTTTTATTAATTCCTTTAACTTTTATTAATTCCTTTAACTTTTATTAATTCCTTTAACTTTTATTAATTCCTTTAACTTTTATTAATTCCTTTAACTTTTATTAATTCCTTTAACTTTTATTAATTGTTTTTAGATTGAGTTAATTCCTTTAACTTTTATTGTATGTCTTTAAATTGATTTAACTCTCAAAGAGGTTATCGTGGATGTTATCCATAGCGTCACGGTAGTTTAGGATAGTGACATCGTATTTTGTGGAGAGAGAGCCGACACGGGCATCTGGATATACATGTTTTAGGATATTGACATCTTCTTGTAATGTCATCTTCATCAAACTCTTCATAAGTAAATCTCCAAATATATTTAGGATTGGGAAATCTGGTGAATGCCAATAATTACGATATACACTATAAAAAAAGATTGTCTCATTCTCTCTTATCGGTGTCGATCTCGTCAAGACCGTCTTGACAACATTTCCCGCAATCACTCGTGTAATGGTTGTCGATGGAAGATGATATTCATTCTCCACAATCACTACCGGTGTCTTTCCCACTTGATTCGATATGGTATATTCAAATGGACGATATCTAAAAATAGATCTCCCAGAAGTCGGCGATAACTTCTTAAACTTGACATCAAATGGTAATGGAAAATCTCGATTCCCAAATGAATGAATATAAGAGATATGTAACATATCCAACACATTCTCCGTCACCACACGATAATTCTGTTTTATAATTTGCGAATCTTGAATCTTTACAAACTCATCATTGAAATGTTCCGGTGGATAATACGGTAATATATACGCCGTATCATTTTTAGATGGACACACATATACATCCTTGTCAAACACAAATGTCGGGAAACTCTGTATATAACTCTCTCTTGTTGGTTTCGATGGATATCTTCTTGACGGATTTGGAATACCACAAAATTGACCTTTAAAATTAAACTCAAATGCATGATATGGACAATGAATATTCCCACGATGATTTACCCATCCTTTTGCTAAACTTGCCCCTTGATGTGGGCACTTATCCCATAATGTATGATAACTATTATTGTATTGATAGAGAACATAGTTTTCATCATTAATGTGAATCAAATTGGCTTTCTTGGGAGGTTTTCGATCCAACACTTGATAATAAAACCGATCTTGAAATGAAAATGTCATACGACACATCAACAAAATCACTAAATATACTCTCATCTATTTACTGTTCTCTTTTCTTAAATGAAGAAAATATAAACTACAACATTAAAATTCTCACAATCGTCTGTAATGTAACTGCTAAATGTTGTATCATACACGGCACTATTATCACAACTATAAAACCAATCATCTCTACCCATCGTCTTGTATTTGAAATATTCATACCACTATACCAAATTGGCGATACACTATAAATAATATAACTCGTAATGAATGGCGAAAATACTATAGTTGTAAGCATCCAAATAGGCATACTCATAACAACCATTAATTTATCCGTTACATTCACATTATATTCATATAGATTATTATTATTACGAAACGCATCTTGAATAAATTTTAAACTTAATATACTCATCTCTTTGTCTTATATATAATCAATCAACTTTAAATACATTTATCTATTCGAATAAAAGCTTAAAGATGTTGTGTTGAAGTAGAAATGTATCATTCACAGTTTGGTCAAGATAAATTTATTAATGAATATATTTTCAAAGGATTTCGAGATGGATATTTTGTAGATGTTGGCGCACATAATGGTGTCAGTATCAACAATACATTATGTTTTGAGAAAGAATATGGATGGACGGGTATAAATATTGAACCAATACCATCAGTCTATAATGAATTAAAAAAGAATCGTTCGAAATGTGTGAATTTGAATGTTGCGGTGGATAATAGAAATGGATATACAGATTTTATATTGAATAGAGGACCGACGGAAATGATTTCAGGGATTTTGAATTATTATGAGCCACAACATTTTGTGAGATTGAGAAATGAGTTGGATGGAAATGGTGGAACGAGTGAGATTGTGAGTGTTCCAACAAGAAGATTAGATGATATATTTATGGAATATGAAGTGAAACACATTCATTTGTTATCGATTGATGTGGAAGGAGCGGAATTGGTGGTATTAGAATCAATAAATTTTGATACCGTATTTATAGATGTGATTACAATAGAAGATAATTACAAGACGAGGCGGTCATTAGATTTTTTAAATCAAAAAGGCTACTAACTGTTAATCTATTAATTATTCAAATTGATTTTTTCTTCCTTTTTAAACACACTTAAAGATTTGAGTCGTCTAATAAAATGGATGATACAACAAAGTCGGCTTCGAGAGATCATGACAAGTTCATTAGTGGTAAAGAAATCAAATCATACCTACAAGTTTCCACTACCACTCTTCATCGATGGTCTAATGAAGACAGGATTCGTACTATTAGAACTCCACATGGAACACGCAAATACAGTCTCCATGATGTTCAAACACTTCTTAGTCGCTCTGATTCTTCTCTTGAAAAAACAAAAATCTGTTACTGTAGAGTGTCTTCCAGAAAACAAATTGATGACCTTGAACGACAGCAATCTTTTTTTAGACAAGAATATCCTCATCATAAATTGGTTACAGACATCGGTTCGGGTATTAATTGGCAACGAAAAGGTCTTAAAACCATTCTGGAACAAGCAATGTCTGGACATCTCTCAGAAGTTGTGGTTGCCCACAGAGACCGTCTGTGTCGATTCGCATTTGAACTCATCCAATGGATACTTCAAACACATGGAGTCAAACTCGTGGTTCTCGATCAAACAACAAATCAATCCTCTGACACCGAACTTGCCGATGACATCCTTTCCATCATCCATGTCTACTCCTGTCGACAAATGGGAAAACGACGCTATAAGACTACGAAAGATCCGAATCTATCCCTCTCCAACACAGAAGAAAATGATACGGATATGGATGTCCAATAGACGATTTGTCTATAATCGTGTCCTTGAAAAAATAAAAACAAAACAAGACACGATTGATTTTTACAAGTTAAGAAACAAATATGTCATCTATAAGAATAACAAAGATAATGTTGAAGATTGGCAACTTCAAACACCAAAAGACATTCGAGCGTCCGCAATTAGAGACTTAGTTAAAAATTATAAGTCAGCATTTGCTCTATTAAAACGAAAACAAATTCCAACATTTAAAATTCAGTTTCAATCCAAAAAAAAGAACCCTCCTGCATTAGAAATACCAAAGACAGCTATTTCTATAAATAAAGATGGTGAACTGTTTATATACAAACGGTATTGTCCTTCCAAGATTAAATATTGTATAAAGGACTTTAAAAAAAAATAAGTTGCGTATTGAACATGATTGTAGATTACAAGTCATTCAAGATCGTTGGTTTCTATGTGTCCCAATGAAAATAAAACAAAAAGAAATAGGTTTGGAAAAAGACAACCGTTTTTGTGCGTTGGATCCAGGTATTCGTAGTTTTCAAACGGTGTATTCAGAGGAAGAGATTATTCAGTTTCAAATTAAGAAGGAAACAATAAGAAAATTACAATTAAAAATAGACAAGTTTAAATCATTGAGGAGTCGAAAGAGAATAAGAAAACATAGACTAAAAAGGAGAGAGAAGAAGATTTATTTTCAAATGACAAATTTGATAGATGAATTACATTACAAAGTCATAAATTATTTAACGAATAAATATACCTTGATTATTCTACCGAGTTTTGAGAGCCAAAAAATGACGAAGAATAAGATTGGAATTAATCGTTCATTATTACAGTTGAAACATTATACTTTCAAACAGAGATTAAAAGACAAATGTGAAGAGAAGAGATGTCATTTTTATTCTTGTACAGAAGAATATACATCAAAGACATGTACGAGATGTGGAAGTCTAAAGGAGATAAAAGGATTGGAAGTATATAAATGTGAGAACTGTAAATTAATGATAAATAGAGATGTGAATGGAGCGAGAAACATAGCAATAAAGATATTAAAGGAGATGAAATGTTGTTTTTCTTAGTTTCCCAAGAACGAGGTTCGCTTAGCTCGTCTGAGAAAAGAAAGACACCCATGGAGTTACACATGGGTTAAGGGTATGTTTAAATTGGATGTAAAAAACCAATTTGAATATAACTAAATGTAACGGCTTCATTCATGTTCGAGAACTACATGATGATATTCTTATTCATCGAGATTCAAAATTTTTATCTAATTGATGAGGTCTTACAATGAATGCAAATAAATTGGAATCCTTTTTATTTACTTTGAATGAATGACGGGCATCAAAACTCTCGATATAATCATTGGGATTCACTAAATCCATTAATCGAACATCATTAAGATGATGAACCATTCGTATTTGGTCATCTGTGATGTTCCGCCATTCCTTCACACATTTCTTTCTAACTTCATTTTTATGATCTGTCCATTCCATTACATCATCATCATTAAGATGAGACCATTTCATAGTCGTGTGATGATAATGTAATTTTTGTGAAACATTCAACACATCCATTGTCAATCCAAAATGTATCCAAGTTGAACCAATCAAATATAAAATATGGTCATCTTTCGACAAAGTCCTTATTAGAAATTGAATATAAGGAATATCAATATCTTTATTGACTCGTTCTAAAATCATTTCAAGTTTTTTAAAGAGTTTGGCATTCCATTCATACACATTAGAAATGCTCCAAGGACTTACAGGTGGATTATCTTTATCCAATTGTTTAGAAATAAAGAATGATAAACCTCCAGTTAGAAACCAAGCTTGGATGGCTTCAAAAGGTTGAGTTTTCCAATGTATTTTTGTGTGTTGAATAAAATCGAGAAATGCTTTTTTGAATTGATGACCAGAACAAAGACCATATATAATTTTCAAGTTGATGGGATGTCGTATATAAATATCGGTGCGGATTTTTAAAATAAATTGATATTTGTCTGGATTGATACGAGACAAAATAGAATTTACAAGAGAGAATTCAATTGATTGATGGTCTCTTTTAATTTCATCATCATCATGATTGTGTGTCGTGAAAATATCATAAATATATGGATTCAACAAATGAATCACATCATTAGGAATATCTTGAAACTTTCCATCAATCGCCAAGATACAATGACAAGGACTATTCACATACAATATATTATCATAAATCGATTGGATACAAGTCGATAATGTCCTCACTTGCCCAAATATAATCACCAATGTCCTCATTTTCTCATACCCCATTCCCCTTTAAACTCTATTCTTTTGTATTTATATCAATTTAAAGAGATGATGATGAGTTTATATCTTTAAATTGATATATGAAAAGAGTTATTGAGTTGTATGATTGTTTGGAACAGATTCAATATCGTAACGGTCATTATATCGTCGTATTGTATAACGAAATCCATAGCATAGTATACAACATGGAATAGAATAGACAATTACAATTATCAATCCAATCATTTTATATTTGATTATACATTTCTTTAATATGAAAAGAGTTATTGAGTTATATGGTCGTTTAATAGAGCTTCAACTTTGTCAAAGTTTTGTTTAAGTTTCTTACGGTCATTATATCGTATTACAACATAAGTCACAACATATACGAAAACGACAATCATTATCATCCCAATCATTATCATCCCAATCATTTTATATATGTTGTCTTTTTTGTTTTATATTTTAAACCACCGCAATCAAATCTTAAATCAATTTAAAGACATACATCGCTTTAAATTGAAATAAAATTGATTTTATATTGACTTGTGTGTAAGAAGAAGTAATTTTCTTACAAGCAAAGAAACCAATTTACAATCATGAGTACAACTTGTTGTATCTGTATCAATGACTTTAACAAGTCAAAACATTTACCTATTGAATGTGGTGTCTGTTCGTATAAAGTATGTCGTGAGTGTATTAAAACTTATTTGTTAAACTCTACTCTTCAACCTAAATGTATGAACTGTAAGGTAGAATGGGATATGGAATTTATTCGTAATAATATGACAAATACATTTTTGAATGATGAATATAAGAAACATCGAGAGGAGATGTTATTGTCGTTGGAAGAAAGTTTATTACCAGAAACACAAGCCTATTTAGAATATCAAAATGATATGATGAATGATTGGAATGAGATTCGTCAATTACAAAATCAAATACGATTATTGAGGGATCAATGTAGGGTAAAAACAAGGGAGTATGGTAGGAAATATCGTTATGGTTATGATTCTCAAACTCAAGAAAGACGACAATTTATTATGAAATGTTTGGATGATAATTGTCGTGGATTTCTATCCACACAATATAAATGTGGTCAGTGTTCAAAATCATTTTGTAATGATTGTTATCAACCTAAACTTGAAAATCATGTATGTAATGAAGATGATCGTAAAACCGTTGAATTATTAAATACAGATACAAGGAAATGTCCTAAATGTCAAATCATCATTTCTAAAATTGAAGGATGTAATCAAATGTGGTGTACCAATTGTAATACCGCATTTGATTGGCACTCTGGTCGTATTATTAATGGTGTCATTCATAATCCCCATTATTTCGCTTGGCAACAACGACAAGGACAAGAACAAGATGAACTTGATTTTAATATGTGTCATGAAGAAGGTAATATCCCTCTCATCCGTCATTTCCGTGCTTTTACAATCTCACATCAAACTCATATCCGTAATATTATTCAAGCTATTACACACTTCCGTCATGTCATTATTCCACCTTTACGAGAGAATCAAGAACCATCCGTTAGAAATAGAGACCTTCGTGTAGCATTCATGAATAATGAAATTGATCGTGATAAATTCAAATGGTTGATTCAAAAACGAGATAAAGCATCTCAAAAAAAACGATTAATGTTGATGTTGTTTGAAATGTTTGTATCTTCCTCTATCGATTTACTCAATAATATGAGAGTATCGAAAGAGAATCCCGAAACATTTGAAGGCACTTGTTATGATACTTTCACTACACAATTTAATGAACTCATCCGTTATGTCAATACACAATTACTTCGTATCTCTAAATTATACAACTCCAAACCTCGTCAGATTAATGAACGACTACAATTAGTTTAATTCTTAATCATATTGTTTGTTAATTATTTGTGTGTCGTGTATTTGTCGTGTTGTTTTTTTTTTTTATACTCGTGATCCACGGCAATCAAACCTTAAACTAATTTAAAGACTACAACTCTTTAAATTAAAATTGATTTTATATAGAGTTGTGTGGAAGGAGAAGAAACCCAATTTTCAATCAAGCTTTTTCAAAACAAACACAAAATATCATGACGGATATCAAAATTGCAGAGACCATATATATGACAACCAAAGAGCACAAATTTTGGATGAAGGAAGGTAAGGTGATTGAGCCGACGGAGTTTTCCGATGCCGAGGTCGATGAGTTGGCTTCCGTAGGGTTGTGTATATTTCAAACAGATTATAACCGACAGGAATGGAATAGGAAATTGAAATTAATTCGTAGTGAGTATTTGGTCTATAAATATTTACATCATTATGTTGCGATGACTAATCCCGAGGATAAACGAGGCAAAGGTCTCGCTCACTCTGGTATGTATTCTTATTGGAACAAAGCCCACCCTACTCGTAATGATTTTCGTGGAGAGAAACCAATCAAGAAAAGCAATACAACAACAAAAACAAATACAATCATTCCAAATACAGTAGAAAAAGAATTCAATGCATTTGAAAATCGTTTGGAGAATTTTGAGGATGAAAAACGGATTGTTAATGACCCTATGAAGAAATTAGATAAAATTGAAGTTGATAAAATATACAAGAAATTGGATGATGATTACCTTTCCAAATATGGGATGTTGTGTGAATACCGACAAGAGGCTGTAAATGAAGAAGGGATAGTCAGTAATGAAGAAGAACAACACGAAGATGTGTGTAAAGATGACAACGATTTTTTTGATGTAAAGACAAAACCACCAGTAAAAGTAGTAATGTCAAAGAATAAAATTGCTATTTCCAAAGAAGATGCGGAAAGAAGTGCTGATGAATGGATTGGTTATGGAGAATCTCTTATGAGAAATTGGTTAGTAAATGCTATTATGGATCCAAAACAACATAGAGATATTGGGAAAGTTCTTGCATATGTTGCTGAGATTCATGTGAATAAATGGTTAAGTGAAAAAACCGGAAGACCCATCAAAACTGTTGTAGGAGAGTCATATGATGGTAAAACTGATGATGACAAAGTATGTGTAAGACATCAAATCAAATTTCGTATGAATGTTTGGCACTTGGAAACCACTAGACGCAATAGTAAGAAGAATATAAAAACAAATAGAACAGGACATGTCGCATATAAAAATGATGAGTTTGACATGATTGTTATATTTAAACCCAGTCCAACTTTTGGAATTATAGGTTCAAGTATTAGATGTATTCCAGTTTCCGTATTAATTAATCCCCAACAACCAGACCAACTTATTACAACAATCAATGCGAATATTCGTAAGCTATATGATTGTAGCAAGAAGACAGATGAAGTTATTCAACTTCTTTATCAAACACAATCTTTGCATCTGGATTAATATCAAATAAGATATAATCTCTGTTCATAGAACGACATGCTCTTCCAAGAGTTCCTGACCCAGCAAATGGATCCATACACAAATCACCATCGGTACTATATAGTGCTAATATCCGTTCTAATAGTTTAATGGGCTTTTGAGTCGCATATTTAGTTTTTTCACCATTTTGGATGGATGAAATATCATCCCATGTATCACGAACAGGAATCCCCTCCATTTCATCCAAGAATCTTTTAATTCTTGGGATTCCTTTTTCATTGTATTCAAGTCTATGATCGTCATGTAGTAATTTCATTCGTTCCTTATTCAAATACCATTGACGTGTATTACCATTCCATTCATATCTTAGATTAGGACGAGGATTTACTTCAGGTTGTGAATTGTGTGCGGCAGAGGTACTATATAATTTATTATGATGAGGACACATTTTTAATCCCCTTTTATATTCTTCAGTATATGGTTTATACAGAGGGAAGAATTTAGATTTTGATGATTTACGATAAACTATAATCGTGTCATGATTTCTACCGAGTTGATATTTATTTTTAGCATTACCACCAGTATGCCATACAATTTCATTTTGGAAATTATTATCTCCAAATATTTTATCGCAGATTACACGAATGTGATGAGAGATTCGAGGTTCAACATGAATAATGATATTGCCATCTTTTTTGAGGACACGGTGACATTCTTTTATTCTTTCCTCCATAAACTTTGGGAAATCTACAAATTTATCTTCAAAATAATGAAAGTTTCTCCCTGTATTGTACGGTGGGTCTAAATATATCATATCAATCGTTTCTGTTTTTACTTTCTTAAACAGTTCTATATTATCGCCAATATAAAATGTATTCTTTTTGATTTCTTCAATATGTGTCTCTACTTCACTCATACGCATATTTTGTTGTAGTAAATCAATCAATTCAACTTTCTTCTTACCACCATATCCTTTAATGTTCTGTTTCTTACACATGGCAATTAATTCATCACGAGTTCTCATATCCATTTGACTTGATTTTATTTGTAGTTATGTTGACATCAATTTTATATCACTTTCATATTTGTATCGTCGTGTATATCCATCTCTTAATATATCTGTTTGTGTAGTGTATTTATTTTTTTGTTTTACACACGTGATCCACGGCAATCAAAGCTTAAAGTAATTTAAAGACTACAACTCTTTAAATTAAAATAAAATTGATTTTATATAGAGTTGTGTGTAAGAAGAAGTAATTTTCTTACAAGCAAAGAAACCAATTTACAACCAAGCTTTTTCACGGACAAGCGAAGCTCGTCATCGAGGAAACCTAGCTTTTTAAAACAAACCAAATATATTTAAAATGCCGACACATCTTATTGTTGAAGACACTTTACATTTTAAATATGTACCAGCATCGCTGAATCCTAATTATATTGGGGATATTATTCAACATCTTGATACGGTTAGTAATGATTATATGTTGAATATTGATGGTGAAATAATTTGTGGTGGTGATAAAATCAATTCAAAAAAACTTATTGTGATGTTTCGAAATAGTATTTGTAATGCTGATACGACCCGTGAAGAATTTATTTGTCATCTTGAAAAACTCAATCAAAACATTGGATATGAAAAATTATCCATCATCCATTTCGAAGATTCTTTAAAACATTTTCTTCATAACAATTTCAAAATATTGTATCGTGAAAGTATTTCCGACAATCATAAATGTGTTCGTAATAGTCTCGACAAATTTAAAATGATTGTTGAACAACTCCGTGAAGACATCGATGAAGAAGTATTTTCATCTCTCTTTACAACTTGATTATGTGGTTTTAATATATATCATATATTTGTTGTGTCGTGTATTTGTTTTTTTGTTTTATACTCGTGATCCACGGCAATCAAAGGCTTAAACTAATTTAAAGACATACATCTCTTTAAATTGAATTAAAAGGGAATATGGAGGGATTCTTTGGTGTGCCAAATTTGTGATGCGATGGTGTGATAGCCATTTACATTGGGGTGTAATCCATCCCACCCCAATGGGATTGTTGCATTTCGTAAATCGACAATATAACAATTATTTTTAGGGAGACATTTTTTATACAACTGACCCATCCCATAATCAATCGCATTATTCAATCTTCCAATATAATAAAATCCAACATATATTATATTCTTGACCCCATCCTCCTTCATTTGTTTAAACAATCCATCCAATATATCCACCAACCCATCCAATTGTTTCCTACAATTCTCATTAAACGCAATACAATCATTACGAAATCCATTCACATCATTCCCTCCACCATCCATAATCACCGTATTCGCAATCGGATATTTATACAAATCATAATAAAATGGAATCGACGCAATCCATCCATCTCGTAATCCAGACCCAATCGACGCATGATTATCCATCTTTTCTCCAGATAAAGTCTCCAAATCATTTTGAATTGGTGTATTGGATGCCAAAATACTATCCCCAAATATCTTGACTTTACCCTCTCCACAACATAACATCATACACAATACAAGACATTTCCATATCATTCGACTCATCATTCTTTATCATTATATTTTTTTTCTAAAAATTCATCTCGCATCATCTCAAACTCCGTCTTGGGATACATTACCCATCTCGATAATGTAACTGGATTATCCACAATCTCATCCAAATATCCATACAAATACGGATATTTCGTCAACATTTTTATAATGGAACGACCAATTAATCCTTTGTCTGCGTCAAAAGAAGGATAAAATGTACGAAGACGACGATGAACTAAACCTGAGACGGTTCCACTTCGATCCTTGGCTAAAAAGAAATGTCGATCTTTTAATTTTAATTGTTTGGCAACATTTTCATTTAGAAACAGATTATCTAAATCACCAAAACGATAATCCGCACGCAATTGATTTACTTTTCCATCACAGGGCACAATATTTAATAAATCATTTGCATGTTCTATATTTCTAAAGATTCTTCTTGGTATTAAATGTTCAACTGAATATGCTTTTTTTGAAAGATGATTTCCCGTATATACATCTATAGGAGGTAGATTATAACATACGATAGGACTCAACGATGACAACATGACCCACAATATTATAAAATCAAACATTCGTTTCATCCACAATCTTTAATCAATACAAATATATTTATAAATAAATTATTGTTTATAAAAAATAGGTCATTCATAAATGAAGAAACAAATTTATTATTATTATGTCAATGACTCTTCTCAACCTATTCCATTTGAAGCCTATGACATTATGGATTTCAACACCATCATCAGTTTCTCATTAAAAACTCCCCCCCAATATATTAAAATCCTCTCACAACGAGACAACATCCTCTCCGTATTTTCCATCCTCGATTATCTCGTCACTCTTAATCAACCATTCTCTCTTGTATCATTCAACATTTTTCTTTCTCACATTCAACAATATATTCAAGTTCCCACCGACACCCTCTCCATCACCACAATCTTATGGTTATGGTTTCGTCAATTCAGTCCAGATGAAATCCAACAACCCACCGAATTAGAACCCATCCTCTCTAAATATGATATACCCATTGACTCTTCCAATATTCTTGAAGAATATCAAGACTGGACTTTACAATTCGATCAAGAATTAGAAGACATTTCCAATTCATATGATGAAATGGTAAATCGCATCAATACCCTTCTACAATATCCTTGTCCTCTTGATGACATCACTCCATTTACTACCAGAAAAACTCGAGTCCAATTCTTTGCAAACTATACTCATAGTCTTTTTCATCTCCTTGATAATTCAACACTCTCCGAAAATTGGATCGTCGGTATTCATTCTTCCATCATCCGTGTCCATCGTTCCGTCTTTCTAACAGAACAAAAAGAACAGTATATTGAACAATTTGAAGAAATTTTTTCTCAAGACTTGTCCAATACACTACTATTCTATGCAAACGATCTCGATCAATCCATTTCCATTTCTAAACATGCCAACAATAGTCTCCATATTCTTTTAGATATTCAACCGTTTGAAGATATTGGAGATATTCGAACCATCATCGAACAAGTTCTTGGGATTCCAATCGAAAAGGAATACAAGACGATATCTGTTGCTGGAACATTCTACATCAAAAATACCCTCTTTGAAAAACTCATCTTTCAAGATTTCATAATGAATGATGAGATTGCCTCTTATTATTTCTATATTAATGAACTTGAAAAAGCCACCCGTTTTGGTGAAAATGTAACTCTACATTACAACAACACAAGTGCGATTCTCATCAATTCTACAAATGATACATCTCCTCTCCCTCCCATCTTGAGTTATTTCCGTGGAAACTACATCAAAATTAACATTACAAAAACAGAAGGACAATCCATCAATCATTTCCAAGAAATACTCTGTATCATCCTTCATCGTTTCAAGTCTCTTTATACAGAGTATCAATCTCTTTACACAACACTTCTACCCAATCTCCCCACTTTTCCATCCTTGGAATATGACATTTCATCAACCGAAGACCTAACGAATTTTTCCATCAAATATAAGAATGTATTTAAACGAACGGGATATAAAACATCTTGTCGTCCTAAATCAAGAGTTCCTACCATTATTTCTTCGACCGAAGCACGAGAACTGAATCCTCTTCGAGTCATTAAATATCCTAAAGAAAATGATGAAAATATAGACATTCCAAGTGAATATCTTACTTGTAAAGACCCTGAATATCAATTTCCAGGAATCGTTAGTTTATCGGGTGGTAGTTTATTTGTGCCCTGTTGTTTCAATAAAAATCCTCGTAGTTCTCGTGCCTTTCTTGAATATTATAGTGGCGAAACACGACCCGAACCTCGTGGAACCGATCACTTGAAAAGTGAAACTCAAATTATCAAAACATTTGGAGATGTTGGTCGTCTTCCTTCCATCATTCACAAATTTATGATTGCCCTTAATCCAACGACTATTTATTTTAGGTCTGGCACAATCGATTCTCCCAATAGTATTCTCTATTCTTTGTATGAAATGACAAATCGTCCTCGTCCAACTTCCAACATTCGTCAAGAATTGATAGACTATTTTGGGACAAATCTGTCTGTATGTCTTCAAGAAAATATGGATCGTTCCATCACAGAGATTATGAATGATTTGAGTAATGACACGACATATCTTGATCCTCGTCGTTATATTCGTCTGTTTGAAATCTTTTTCAATGTCAATCTCATTCTCTTTTACAAATCCAAAAAAACAGAAATGATTGAAATCATGACTCCCAACTTTCAACTCTTCCCCATTCGTTATGATTTTGATGTCAAAAAACCATTCGTCTTTCTATATGAACACTGGGGAACTTCACCAGACCGTTATACAAAACGCTCCTTTCCCGTATGTGAAATCATCTTTTCATCTGTGCCTACCAAAACGTTTCAATTTACATTTACCTCTCAACAATCAAAACATCTCACGGAAATTTATCGCACCATATTCAATCTGTATCCATTACTTCAAAACACACCGATTCTTCCAACGAAAAAGGAAATGGAAAGTCAATCGATTGATGACAATGGGAAAATGAGAGGACTTTTTATTCGTATCCCTTTCATCAATAAATTATGTTATTTTGAAAACACACAACCTCTACCACCCATTTATATCCCCAATGAAATTCAATTGACAACACTCACATCTATCTATATCCCCAGATTACAAGAGATTAACATTCCCAATATGACCTTGAGTCGTCTATTACAATATGAATCGAAAAAATACGCCATTTTTCAATATCTTGGTTATGATTGGAAAATTGAAATTAGAGCGCCCAATTCCTCCGATTTCCAACGCATCAATCTACCCTTACTTGTAAGCAAACCACCCCTTTCCATCTCCCCTCGACATTCTTTCCCTAATATCAACAAACAACAACTTTCTCGTATCCTCATTGATTATACCCTCTATCTTTACTCTAAATTCTCATTCCCTTCTCTCAATTTCAATTCCTTTTTTCAAAAACATACAATTATAACACCCAATTACATCTATCCCAAAACATTCTCCGAAATGATTAACGAAAATCCCTTGATTTATAATCTCGAAAAAGAATTACTCATATTGGATTCCAAAGAAACCAAGGAGAAATTAAGTTTTCAAATCCAATATTATTTGACTTATGAATATGATGTATTGGAAACATTCCATACCAATACTATACTCCCCCACTTTTGGAAAGTCCCTTATGATTTTCAAAATTGGCGGGAAATGTATTATACGAATGTATTTGAGAGATTGTTTAAACACAATGATGTTGTATATGCGCTTGACCAACATTCATTATCTTTGTTACAAAAACCAAAAGGATATTGGTATGAATATAAGGAACTTCCCATTAAAGAATGGAATTATCCTTTTCGGTATGTTAAAGTGGAGGATGAACAAGAGGCGATTGCATTGACATTATTCTGGCGTAAATATAGATATATTCCATCCTATAAGATTGGGATGATTGAGACAGAAAACAAGAAGGAATTTTATTATAGTCAAGGGAAATGGGATAGACCGAATGATTTTGATGTGATGAAAGATGAGCCTATATTTATAGTGAGAACGGATGAGTCTCACTATTATGTATTGTTGGAAATAAAAAATTGAGTTATATAATGAAATGAATATTATATAATTGAAATATGGGAGTAAAACATTTTTATTTGTGGTATCGAAAGAATTTTGATCAATGTATCACAAAACAATCACCAACGATTGACAACTTTGCCATCGATTTGAATGGTCTGTTTCATTTATGTGCTCAAAAAGTGTATAGATATGGTAATGTAAATATGCCTCGTCTTTTAAACACAAACATGAAACCAAGTCTAAATACCCTTTGTCGAGAGATTTGCAACAAAATTGAAATCTCTCGTCATTATATTCAACCTCAAAAACGATTAATATTATGTGTGGATGGTATTGCGGGATTAGGGAAGATGAATCAACAGAGACAGAGGAGATTTCGTTCTGCGAATTCAAATCTTGGGACGGATTTTGATCCGAATTCATTTACACCTGGAACGGAAATGATGGATTATTTGACGAGATATATAGATGGATATATTAAATGTATGATTTCTACGAATCCGGAATGGAAAAATTTAGAAGTCTTGTTTTCAAATGAAAAGGTGGCGGGAGAAGGGGAACACAAGATTATGCAATACATTAAACAATTGGATAGACCATACGAGTCCTATTGTATTTATGGGTTGGATGCGGATTTGATAATGTTGGGGATGCTTCTTCCAGTTGAAAAGGTTTGTATTTTCCGTGAGATGGAGTATGATGTGTTTCATATACTTCAAGTTGATTTATTTCGAACTGAATTACTTAAACTATTGAAATGGGATAAGGATACAAAGACTTTTTCGAAAAAGAGAGCGGTCTATGATTTTGTAATGTTGTGTTTTCTTGTTGGAAATGATTTTCTTCCAACAATTCCAAGTATGGCGATTCTTGATGGCACGATTGATATCATCATTGACAAATATAAACTGATTTGTTCTCAACATGGACATCTCACAAAACAATATGACAAGAAAATTTCATTTTGTATGCCAGCATTGAAAGCATTTCTCACTGAACTCTCTCAATTTGAAAAACCACTCTTGGAAAAGAAATATAATGATGGTCAATCCTTTTTCCCAGACCCTCTCGTCACTAAAAATCTACATCCCGAAAATGACCAACTCATCCTTAATTTTGAAGCTTACAAACAAGATTATTATCACAAAAAATTCGGTCGAGACATTACCGACATTAAAGATATTGTTCATACCTATTTAGATGGATGTCAATGGGTATTGAATTATTATGTCAATGGGATTCCAGATTGGTTATGGTATTTTCCACATCTATATGCGCCATTCTTGAGTGATATTGTTCAACATCTTGATGATTATAAACCGAAAACTTTTCCACTCACTAAACCCGTTGATCCATTCCTTCAACTCCTTGTTGTCATGCCTCCAAAATGTAAATATCTCTTGCCTTCTGTCTTTCATCCCATCTTTACAAATCTTTCCCAATATTTCCCAACTGAATTTAGTATTGATGTGACGGGAAAACGGAAGGAATGGGAGGGGATTGTACAACTACCACCGATATCATTGACAGATTTTGATCGGGTATATCAAGAATTAAAACCACAATTAAATGAACGGGATCGAAAACGAAATATACAAGGAAAAACCTTTCTATATAAATATGATGATGTCAATCCACCAACAACACTCAAAACTTCCTATGGATACATTACAGAATGTCGTGTCTCTACACAAATTATTCGTTTAAATTCATAATTTCTTAAACCATATAATAAAAGAATAATGATTGAAGACTTTAAAATATCTGGACGAGGTTTCACTGGACGGAACTTTGGTGGTGGAAGTGTAGGAGGAGGAGGTGGTTATACTAAAGGTAGTGAGATTCGTGGTACACCCTATTATCATAGACGACAACGATATTCTCCCTATTATTATACACCCTATTATTATAACACACCTTATTATACACCTTATTATTATAACACGCTATATTATCAAGAACCAAATACAACAACTATCGATATTCAAAACTTGAAGAATGAATTGGAACTAAAAAAGTTAAAAGATGAATTGGAATTAAAACAACTAAAAAATGAATTGGAATTGAAAAATAAAGAGTCCTCACACAATAATAATTATATGTTGTATGGATTACTTTCTTCCATTTTTGCTCTATTTTTACTTATTCTTTTTATTATTCGAAGATAATTTAATTTAAGGAGATGAAGTCTTTAAATTAAATTATGGATTACAATTACGGAGGGAGGAGATGAGTGAGGCGGTACCGGAGAGTACACCGGCGGAGATGGCGATAGAGATACCGATGGGACCGGTGCCTGCGACCAAGAAGGCGAAGAGACCAGCAGAAGTTGCGCCACCACTTAAGATGGAGGTGGTGATGATGGAGCCATATTGACCTTTACAGGAACGGGGTCGTGTTGGAGTATATGGTGTTGTGCCATATAGACAGTTGTAGATTGTAGCGAGTGTTAGGTCTTTTTCGGTTTCAAAACCATAACGGACGAAACCCCACCAACCACCGTCGATTCCCATCGAACCACCTGTATTACGATTAATACCAACGGCAATTAGAAATGAATACGGAAACCATTTTTCACCCTTTTCGGATGTGGAATTGGTGATGAAAGATAGGATAAATTCCGATGATACATCGATACGATAGATATTCCATAGGAAATTGTCGGTTTGGTTGCGCCATTTCACGGAGTCTGGGGGTTGAGAGCGATTGGAGGGTGCGCCCCAACTGATGAGGAGTTCTCGCCAAATATGTTCGGTGATGGGGTAATTGGTGTCGGGATCGAGATATGGGATCCATTCTGGGGGACTGGGACGGTCTTTACGATCACCGACGACGATGGATTCACAAAAGTGTTTGGGGTAGAGGACACCGATTTGATCTTGTTGATTAATTTTTGCGAAACCGACAATCATATTGGTGATGAAATAACCGATACCTTCGGATTGAATCTTGGCATATTCGGATACGAATAGGGAGTTGAACCAAGAACCGAGACGGAAATAATCGTATTGAGCAAAGAGACGGATAGAAAAGACACGATTATATCTTGAACCGTTATTGTCATTCCACCATTTAATATAAGGATGAAAGAAGTAGAGAGCCATTAGATATTGGGTGACGGAATAGACGAATAAGATCCAGAATAAAATAAATACGAGATTATAATAGAATGGTAATTGGACTTTGATTGGTGGAGTAGAGGTTTGTGAAGGGGAAGGAGTATATTTTTTTGCGACATAGACGATATTCTTTTTGGAAGACATTTTTAAAAAATATATTTTTATTATAAGAAGAAAGATAATTAAAAATGACGACGAAAAAGGGACAGAAACAGACGACGACCATTCCATTTCATATTGCAGGTATTCGATGGTATTGGTGGATATTGATTTTGTTTTTGATAATGATGGTGTACTCGGGGATATGTACGGTGTTTGGATTAGGAAGTGGAGATAGTTTAATTAATAAATTATCGCGAGGGATACTTGGATTTGCGGGTGGGTTATTGAATATGGTAGGTGATGTGTGGTATATTCGTCTTGGTATTGGATTATGGGCGGTATTCTTTATTGCACAGAATGCGTCTCCTATTGTGTTGGCATGGAAGGCACATTATGGGAAGGACAAGACATTTGAAGAACAGAATGCGGAATTGGGGATTGATCCAGAAGGATTAGAACAAACGAGATTAGAGAATGCTGAGAATTTGGCTGGATTGACGGAAGAGAAACAAGTTGAATTTTTAGAACCGATTGTGAATGAAAAGGTGACGGATAGATATTTAGAACAAGTATATACAGAATATCAAACACGATTGGAATCGGCGACAAATGAAATTGAACAATCAATCATTATTGATGAATATGAAAAACGAACCGAAGATATTGTCGAAAAAGCAAAAGAATCTGGCATCGAAGAACCCTCCGAACCACGCCCACTTATTATCGAATAATAATCCTATTTAAAGAAATCAAATCCTTAAATTAATATACCCCTAAATGAACTTAAAGAAATCAAGTCTTTAAATTAATATACCCTTTAATTCAATTTAAAGAAATCAAGTCTTTAAATTAATATACCCTTTGATTCAATTTAAAGAAATCAAGTCTTTAAATTAATATATCCTAAGAATGGAATTGCCAATATTTTTTGTTAAAGTCGGTTACGTTTAATTGGTAATCGACATATGGTAATACTTTTGGTGTTGAACAGTATTTTCTAAATCGTGTTTCTTGTTGTGGGTTATTCACATCTTCATCACACACTACAAATGGTGAAAAATCCTTTGTATTGTTCAAAAAAGTTTGAAAATCCTTTGTATCACAACACATCCCCTGAATAATCTCCTTCTCTCCTTTTGCTCGACACACCAATGGCTTTACACCCCCAGACTTTCCAACACACTGCACATTCTTCTCATCCAATATCGGCATCGGACACTTATTCTCTTCATTTATCAAACAATTATTCCTCGGATTGAAATTCGTTGTATCACAAATATAATCCAATTCCAATACATTTCCCTTCATACACGGTGTCTGTTTCCCACAATTCGTTATCGATACCGCATAATCATTCTTTAACATCACAATCTTTGAAAACTCATCCAATATCTTCCCTTCCCTATATGTATCATCATACAATACAAACATCTCCGTCTCCGTCGGCACTCCCGCCTCCACAGATGACGCACCCTTTCCAACATTCATCGATGGTTTCCAAACCTTATTACCCCCTCCTACCGACACATAACTCAAATCATAATGTTTTTTATTCTCCCCCACCGACTCATAACTCTGTATCGCAACCACATCTCCAGAACGCACCACATTATCATCCCCAATCGACTTGACTTTCAATAAACGCCATATCCAAGGCTTCATTTGCATCGTTGGTGCCGTCTTATCCCCAACCGCAGACAAATAAAATCTCGTAAATCCAGACGACTCATCATTCCCTTGAATCATATACAATTTCTCATATTCTAATGATGTCCTCTTATTCACCGTACCCGATATAAATGTCCAATATGTCTTGTTCGATACTTCCTTCGACGGACGAGACATCATATTACATCTCGGTCTCATCTTCACATCCTTTATTACACCCAAATTATCCGTATATTGACACACCACATCCTTATTATCAAAGGGACATTTTTCAAAACAATCCTTCAAAACTTTACAATCCTTTTGATATTGGGTAATGTCTTTACAATCCTTTACGACATCCGTTTGTTTCAACGGATTAATCCGTTGATTCACGATAAAATGTTCGTCATCTGCTTTTATGACACGAAGCTTGTCGGTCATATTGGAAAATGAGAGAAAATCATTCATATCACAATTCCCTTTCAACAATGACGATTGAAATTGAACAGGATAAGGGAGACCACATTCCCAACCAATAATCGATGGGTCTTGTTCTTTGAATTCTTGACGAACTTCATTTAGACAATTACTATCGGCGGATAATGAAAATGGATTACAATTCATAAATTTTATTTGAGTATATAAATCTGGATTATTCCTAACACTTGGAAAGAACCCCGAAATTTTTTCAGGAATCGTTTCCGTCTTTTGTAAAACACAAGACGGATTAAGAGTGTTTGATGAGTGAGTCATACATTTAAAGACAAAATCTATACCTTGAACACATATTTCATTTGATCCACAAAACTGATTTCCACATTTTACTTGACATTTTTGACCTGTAGAATCACATTCTGCATCTGGATCAAGACAACATTCCGTTCCACAAATCTTTTTCGAGGGACAACATTTACCATCATCCGTAACTGCATTTGATGGACAACACTGACCATCATTTGTAAGAGTATTGGTGGCTAAATCACAACACAATCCATTGACACATTTTTCTGTAGGAGAAGAACAATCCATATCTTTTGAACATCCAGAGATACATTCAAGAGATGAAGTGTCGAGATATGAACCCGATGGACATATGGGAATACATTGATTATATTCTGTAGAGAATATAGAATTATTGGGACAAATCACAAAATCACTTTGATAATCACGCACAATTAAAAATAATAGAAATACAGATGTCAATAAGAAAATAACAATAGCCCACCACAATCCAGAAAACTGAAATCCAAAAATACGATAATATTGAATCGTGTTGATTAAAAAGAACAATATTGACAAGACAATAAGAGATAAGGATACAATTAAAAGCGTCTTTGAAGTCGGTTTCGTTCGATCACTTTGATCTAAACGAATACGAAACACCGTAACGACAGACACTGACATTATAAAAAGAATGATTGCGAGAATGAAATATACCGTAAAATAATGAACATTTTTTGTAAAGAGTTGATACGGCTCAATCTCTTGTATGAAAGATTTCCTTCTCATTTTACAATTACAATAAAAAAATAAATTTAAATAAGTGCGTTGATATAATTAAATAATGACACAACGACAATTTGAGGCTGATATTCAACGACTATTGAATATTATTATTCGTAGTGTATATAGTGAAAAGGAAGTATTCCTAAGAGAACTCATCTCAAACGCATCCGATGCGATTGATAAGGCACGAATCGTTAATATGGGAGAAGGAGAGTTGGAATATCGTATCCGTATCAAGGTCGATAAATCATTATCTTGTATCGATATTGATGATAATGGAATTGGAATGAATGAAGATGATTTGGTAAAGAACTTGAGCACCATCGCACATTCAGGCACAAATGATTTTGTCGAGAAATTTAAAGATAATGGTGATGTCAAGGAAATGATTGGACAATTTGGAGTTGGATTTTATTCTTGTTTCTTGGTGGCATCAAATGTAGAAGTCATTAGTAAAAAAGTGGGTGAAGATAAGGTGTGGAAATGGCAATCGGATGGTGTCTCTTGTTATACCATTCAAGAAATTGAAGATACAGACAAGGGATATGGCACAACGATTCGATTGTTTTTGAGAGAAGATGAGAAGGACGAGTATTCAAATGTCGAAACCCTTCGACGAATTATCCGCCAACACAATCAATTCATTTCTTATCCCATCGAATTATGGGTTGAAAAAGAAAAAGAAGTTGAAGTTGAAAATGATGAAGAAGTTGAAGAGATTGAAGAGGGCAAAGTTGAAGAGGGCACGGTTGAAGAGGAAAAACCAAAGATGAAGAAGGTAAAGTATGAGGAGTGGGAGAAGGTGAATGGTGATAAACCATTGTGGTATAAGGAGACGGGTGAAATTAAGGAGGAGGAGTATATTGAATTGTATAAATCGTTGAGTGAGCGACATAAATATCAAGACCCAATGTATTGGAAACATTTCAAGGCGGAAGGACGACATGAATTTAGGGGAATCTTTTATTTGAGACCGAGGGGTGAATTGAATGTGAATCCCAAGGAGGATTATATGGAGTCGAGGAATATTCGGTTGTATGTGAAGAAGGTGTTGATAATGGAACATTGTGGGAAGGAATTGGTGCCAGAATGGATGAGTTTTGTGAGTGGTGTGATTGATTCAAATGATTTACAATTGACGATTTCAAGGGAGATGTTGTCGAATAATGTGTTGGTAAAGGGAATGTCCAAGTATATTCAAAAACAGATTGTCAAGATGGTGTTGGCGTTTTTTGAAACGGATCGAAAGAAATATGATGAGTTTTACCATTGGAATCATAAACAATTAAAGTGGGGTGTGATTCAAGGAGAAGAGAAATTGACATCTTCATTGATGTGGGTCAGTATGAAGAATGAGAATACACGAATTACACTGGACGAATATATTGAAAAGAGTTTTGTAGAGAATCAAAAACAGATTTTCTATATTACAGGAGACAAGATGGAAGAGATGAAACAATCTCCATTCTTGGAACGATTCAAGGAAAAGGAAATTGATGTCTTGTATATGAATGACCCAATTGATGAGTTTTTGATGCAACATCTCCCCAAATATAAGGATTATGAACTCGTCAATGTATCGAAAGAATTTGAATCGACATTGTTTGAAGAGACTTCAAATGAAGAGACAAAGGATGATGAGAATAATACTAAATTTTTTGAATTTGTAAAGGAAAAGTTGGATGGAAAGGTAAATGAGGTCAAGAGTAGCAAACGATTGAAAGATTCACCCGCATGTATCACCGCAAGTAAATATGGATGGTCGGGACATATGGAAAAGGTCATGAAATCACAACCATTACAAGAATCATCCGTCATGATGTTTTCAACTTTACCAAAAGTATTTGAATTGAATTTACAACATGAACTTATTCAAAACATCAAGACAACATTCGAAACAACCCCAGAACACGAATCACTCTCCTCCATCATTCAATCCCTATATACCATTTCACTCCTCCAATCTGGATTCACAATCGAAGACACCTCCTCCTTCTGTAAACAAATGTTCTCCCTCCTTCATATTTAACGAACTCATCACATACCATTTTAAAGTAATTTAAAGACAAGCAAAATAATAAGAAAAGATATGGTGATATAGCTCCAATTGGTTAGAGCATTCGGCTGTTAACCGAATGGTTATTGGTTCGAGTCCAATTATCACCGAAGAAGGGGGCGTGGTCTAATGGTTCATGACTCTGGACTTTGAATCCAGCAATGGTGGTTCGATTCCTCCCGCTCTCAAATATCGATAGCGTACCCGAGTTTGGTCAAAGGGGAGCGACTTAAGATCGCTTGCGATGCTTCGTGGGTTCAAATCCCACCGCTATCATTATATATGTGAGAATATATAATGATTTTAAGTGATGTGAGGTGGAGTGGAAATGAAGATTCTTGTAATTGTGATTGCGAGTTTTAATGAACCGCATTATGAATTATTATTGAGGAAATGGAGAATGTATATGAATAGGGATGAGAATGTCAAGTCGTATTTTGTGATTCAACACCAAGAATTATTTGAAAACATTCTCGATACATATATGTTGTCGAATGATACATTATATCTTAAAGGATATGAGAATGGGATTCCAAGTATATATGAAAAATCGTGTTTTGCCATATCATTATTAATGACGATTCATAAAGATATTGATTATGTTGTGCGGACGAATCTTTCGAGTTTTTGGATATGGTCTCGACTGATTTCATTTCTTCAAGACAAACCTCGTCATCATTATGTATTGGGTCATGTAAATAAATATAAAAAACATGTTTATTATCCAAGTGGATGTGGATTTGTAATGTCGACAGATGTCGCTCTAAAATTATCTCAACAATTTGACCATCCCATTAAATATCAAGTGCCCGATGATGTAGCCTTTGGTATAATCTTGAATTCATTGAATATAGCTCTTCATCATAATCCATATCTTGCTTTTTCAAAACCACTTCATACAAATATCTTGACCAACATAGAACAATATCTTATTCCAACCATTCCTGAAAATGTATTTCATCTCCGTGTCCGTCATGGAGATGATGTTTATCGTCGAACAATTGAACCCATCATTTATTATCATCTGGTCTCTCACTTTTATTATAAATGAATATACCAATCTCGAAACAATTGTAATATTAACAAACGATATGGTTTGTTAATCTAATTTTATTTCTTTGTTAATTATGTTGTTTGTTAATTATTTTTTTGGTTTCATCATTTTAATTTGTCGTCGTAAGATTTTTGTAAGTATTTCTTCAATGCGTGTCAATCGATCAATCACTTCATCATTCTTCTTTTTTGGCTCGGTTGTTTTTAAAATATCATCAACTTCTTTCATTTGTTTAAAAAATAATCTTGCGACATCATTCTTTGACATTCCTCCCTCCTTTATAAATCGTTTTATCATTACACTCACTCTCATTTGTATCGCAATCTCACTTCTCCCATGTACTTCCGCAATCTCTGTCATATTCCCACGATATTGTTGATAATTACGAACCAATTCTTCTTCTTCTGTTGGTGTCCAAGACTTTCCAGCATTACGATAGGGTTTTTCCATAATCTAATTTAATCTAATTTAATTTTCATATTTCCATTATATTTTTAAATATGAAATGTCGAGATACAAATTCCCGAAAATACATTCCATATTCGTATTGTCTTGTCATAACTTGAAGATGCGAGATATGTACTATTCATATTCCAAGACAATACATTGATCCAATCTGTATGTCCCGTTAATGTCATTATACATTTATTCATAGTCAAGTCCCAAATGGAAATGGATTCGTCGGATAGACCGACGGATGCGAGATATTTCATATCTGGACTCCAAGAGACAGTATAGGCATGTTTGTCTAATGTGATTGTCTTGTGGATATCCCAAATCTTGATATTTTTATCCCAACTTCCATAGACAAATCGTTTTCCATCACCACTCCAACCAACTGAATTTGAAATGAAATGTCCATATAATTTATAATGTTTGGATGTGTCATTATCTTGTATATCAATATATCCATCAAAATATTCAATTGCCAACTTATTTCGAGTTGGACTCTTTGAAATGGATTTGATGGTTGGTTTAATAATGTTTTGATGGGTATTATCGTCTATATATGTGATTGTAGAAACGGTGCCATCCATATTCCATCTTCGAATGGTCTTGTCGGTGTGATAGGAATACAAATAACTATCATCTCGACTCCATGAAATTTTCTTTACAACATATGAATGCCCTTGTGCCAATAAACAACACAACATATACATTACAATCTTCATTGTCTTTTCATATCCCATCATCCCCCTTTAAAACATTTATCAAACACTTAAAGTAATTTAAAGAGATGATTCAATTGGAAATCTCGATATCAAACAGAAAAATTATATTACAACATGTATAATTCCATTTGTGAAATATAATTTTTTTGATTTATAAATGGATAACGCACAATCAATATTACAATATATATTAAAACAAGATAGACATTTTCTGAAAGATGATTATATTCGTGTTGCTAGTACATTTGAAGATTTCTCGAAAAAAACTAGAATGACAAAGAGAGATATACACAAATTCTTGTTATCCAAACATATAGACATTCCAAGAATAATTAAAATGAATAAGTCATCTACGAAAGAAATATCGCGAATCCATATTAATAATATAGAAGATTTGATTCGTGTAACAATAATAAACCTATTACAAAAGAATACAATTTTAAAACCCAAATTAAAAGAGTTTGCAAAGCAACTAGATATTGAAAGTGGTGTATATCGTGGTGGAAAATATGTTGAACTAAACAAAGACATGTTAGTAAAATCTATATTGAAGTATATAAAGGATGAAGATAATTTATATTCTATTATCAATGCAATCAAACATATAGATATTGGAGTTTCATTACAAGTTAAAGATATTATAAAATATAATATTCCACCAGTATCCGTATTAAATACTGGATTGTGTGCTACAATAAGTTCAATTAAAAAAAGGCATCCCAAACTAATGAAAATGTTTTCTAAAAAATGTGAGTTGTTTATTAAAAATAATAGAGTCGTATCTAATTGTAAAACTAATATTATACAAGGATTATACATGCTTGTGATAGAACACAACAGTGAAGAATATATTGTAAAGTTAGGTTCATTTGCTGAAACACAAGGTATGTCAAAACGAATTACTAGTTTTGGAGGTGGTTGTTATGATACAGGATCTCTAACAAATCAATGGTTTCAAAAATTTATTAGTAAAGCACTTGAATCACAACTACGATGTCGATTTTATTATTATGAACATCATACTAAACCAATCTATATAAATAATTTGTTAGGTGATAGAAATATCAAAGTTGTTCCATATGTGATTCGTCCATTAGAGGCTGAATTATTTGAAATTTATGCCAAGTCTAATCATAATATTGTGCCTATATTTGGGTCTAATTGTACTTCAAAATATATAGATGATGAATCATCTATGTGTAGTATTTAATTTTATATAAGATATTACGATATCGTATCTTATATAAATAGATTTATTATTGATAATGTAGGATGTGTTCTTGTTCTTGAGATGTGATTTTAAAACTTGAATAAATGTCGTCATCATAGTTTCTTGATGCCGACTCTATAGGTTGAGAAACTATATGTGGGATTGGAAATCGTTGTAAAATTCTAATATTGTTGAAATTTCCCCACCGACAAATGTTATTAAGAAAGACATATAACGGATGTTCCAATATTTTTTTATATTTGTATGCTTCATCCCAAGTTTTATATAAAATAAAAGCAATTGATTGTGTCATACCTACATTTTCTTCAATAAATAATTTGTATTTATCAGTAGTGCTTATAAATAACTTGATTCCATTTTGAAATTTATGTGGTCTTGACGAATAAATTGTTTGTTTTGGTGTATGAATAATACGATATGGATACGATTCGGTTTGTACATTTGATAATAGATTTTTTTTGGTTGTTTTATGAAGATCACTACTGGTTTGAACAATAAACTTTGGTATTGAATCATTCAAGATTGTTTTTTTTAATATTTGAAGCACGATTGGAGTATAAAATAATGGAATGAAATCGATTGTATAGGATGGTAATATATTTTTATATTCTATTTTTTTCCATACGCCTTCTACAACAAAGTCATTACGGGTATTTGTATTTTGTACAATATACCAAGTAAATGATGATCCAATTTTTGGAAACCATTTTTTAGCATTCTCAATATTGAGATGAATCATTTGTAATGATGTCATTCGTTTTACGATAACATTCCTATCAGATAAAGACATCCAATTATTTGGTGATATAAATAATATATATCCATTCGGTTTCAACAAGTCTAATGATATTGATAAGAATGAGTGAATAAGATTATGATTTTTAGACGCACGACGACCATCTTCCATCAGTTTTGCATATGGTGGATTTGCAACAATCAAATCATATTTGTTCGTCTTATCAAATTGTTGATAATCTATACTTGACAATCTCAAATTATATTCATCACCACAAAATATTTTCGACACATTATTTAGTCTCTCTATATTAATATCATTGAAATGTAATATATTTTCTAATATATATCTTCTTGTTAGTCTTATTTTATCGTCTTGAGAGCATGATTTCATTAGTAAAAAGAAAATCACAATGAAAAAATTACCATTTCCACAACATGGATCAAGTATTTTTAAATTATCTCGTTTCCATAATTCATCTGGTATTTTCGATACCATCTCTTCTACACAACCTATAGGTGTCGGTTCATCATTCGTAGTTTTTAATTTCTCCTTATTCAACACTTCACTATAAAATTCAATAATCTCTTTATACTCACATTCAATAGTCTTCATTTTCTAAAAACAGTTATCATCTTATATCATAAATCAAATTTATATACCCCTAAAGTCATTTAAAGAGATGAATAATCAAGTATCGGGACTCATCTCTTTAAATTACTTTATGGGTTGTATATAATTTGTATTTATCTCTTTAAATTACTTTACACTTTGTAATATGGAGTGTTTTTGTTTTAGGTAGTTGATATCGATCATATCGAGATTTCCGTCATACCATTTGGTAATGTCTCGTTCGATAAATATTTGTGAATATACGGGATATAATTGTGGATATTTTGTCATCATTTCAAAACATGTTTTCGCAATCACTTTTCGTCCATATAATGGAAAGAAGATACGATGTCGTGGATTACGAAACACACTATAATTAAATGTCTCCCATTCATCATTCTCATTCTCTAAAATATCTTCAATTGAACCACCAAAACGAAAATCGGAACGAAAACGATTCACCCTTTCATCTACAATACACAAATTCAAGGGATCCGTCTTTTGTTTTGGTGTCATTAACAACCGATTCGGCACAATATGTTCAATCGTCCGATAAGATTTATCTACAAACTTTCGTGTATATAAATCATAAGTAAATATCGTCTTCATAATCTTTTTTACTCCACTGATTTTCATAATTATATAATTCAGCCTCAATCTCAACTAAAGTTAAATCAAAATTTTATTAAAATCTAAAACGAAAATCTCATTTATAAAAAATTTGTCATCCCCATATACAAAGAAACAATGAACGAACTACTCCTCACAGAAAATGGAAATCGATTTTGTCTTTATCCTATCCAATATCCCGATATCTGGGATGCTTATAAAAAACACAAGGCAAGTTTCTGGACTGCCGAAGAAATTGACTTCTCTGCCGATAAAAATGATTGGGATCGTCTCGATGATGACGAAAAATATTTCATCGAACATATCCTCGCATTTTTCGCTGGGAGTGATGGCATCGTCCTTGAAAATTTAGTCACCAATTTTTGTAAAGAGATTCCCATTCCAGAAGTTCGTTGTTTCTACACTTTTCAAGCAATGATTGAAAATATTCATGGAGAAGCCTATTCGTTATTGATTGACACCTATGTCCAATCTCCAGAACGACGAAATTATCTTTTCAATGCCATCAATGAAATCCCTTGTGTCTCCCGTAAAGCACAATGGGCAATCAAATATATCGATCCCCAATATTCCACCTTCCCTAAACGCTTATTGGCATTTGGAATCGTCGAAGGATTATTCTTCTCTGGTGCGTTCTGTTCCATCTTCTGGCTCAAACAACGAGGTCTAATGACAAAATCGTTGGGAAAAAGTAATGAATGGATCGCACGAGATGAAGGACTACACACCGATTTCGCCGTCTTGTTGTATAAATACATCCAACACAAAATCCCATTCGAAGAAATGAAGGAAATGATGCAAGAAGCCGTCGATATTGAAGAAGAATTCATCTGTAAAAGTCTCCCCTGTCGTCTCATCGGTATGAATCAAGACCTCATGATTGAATATATCCATTTCGTCGCCGACCGTCTCCTCCTACAATTCGGTTACCCAAAAATATGGAATGCCTCCAATCCATTCCCCTTTATGAATAAAATCAGTCTGGAAGGGAAAACCAACTTTTTCGAACAACGAGTCACTGAATATGTAATGTCATCCTCCATAAAAAAAGAGAACAACGATTCATGTTTCAATTTAACCACTCTCGATCAAGACGACTTTTAATAGATTGGATTATGAGTCGTTGATATCTCCTTTCCCGTAATTAATAAATTCTCTGGTGTCGCCATCTTTTTTGAAACAACATTTGACAATTCATGAATATTCAGTCGTTCATTAGGATTCATCCTTAAACAATCCTTTACAAAATGTGTATCTGGAATCTTGTCAATCAACTTTTGATAATCCATCATATTCATCATCGGTCGAACCGATATCCTTTTAAATAATATCAAGATATATAGAATTCCAAGACTCCAAATATCTTGTTTCCCCGCATCATACATTACAAATTCCTTATACAAACGAATCTCTGGCGACATGTATTCTGGTGTCCCTAAATATTTCTTGGGCTCATTCCATCTTTGACAACATTCAAAATCAATCAATCTTACCTTGCGAGTCTTCAAATTAATCACTATATTCTCAAATTTCAAATCATAATGAATAATTTCATGTACATGAAGATACTGAACCGCTTTCACAATACGACGCATATAATACTCCAACCATTTTTCTTTACAATATTTATGATATGTCGGTATCGTCAATACTGTAAATAAATCAATATCCTCCTTCTCATATATAAAATAATATTGGTCTTTACAACATAACCACTCATGTGCCATCACCAAATATGAATTGTTCTTTGGAACTCCCATCAACACTAATAATTCCGATTTCGCACATTCACAACTCATATGGGTCTTTAATATAAACTTTTTTGATGGTTCATCATCTCTCGCAACCTCGGCAACATATTTATTATCCGTTCTTTTCCCCTGTATCATTGAAATCAAATAATAATTCATTTGACCTTTCATCACATAATCTCTTGTAAAAATCGGTTTAGGATTCCATCTCCAAAATATACTTTGAAACATCTTTATACATAGATTCTTTTTATTAGACCATATAAAATCAATATAAGAACGATTTTTACAAGCAACACACTCGTTGTCCCTCTTACATGTATCCGTCCTAAATACTCCTCTATCTGTGGAAATGAAAACACAAGAAATAATACAATAATAATCAATGCCTCCTCAAACATGACCAAATATGGATGATTTGGATGAGGAGGATGAGGAGTATGCGGAGTATTCGAAACCTTTTCGTCATTAAATAAAACAGTCAAGATTTGTTCTTCTTGATCCGTTATGGCATGTGTATCGACTGGTAAATTTTCCAACACACTCATTATTCTTTTTAAAATCAAATCATATACATATTTAAATGTTTTTAAAATGATTTTAAAAATGAATACATTGTCCATTCCAAAATTACAAGAACTACTCTATCAACAACGACATCGTATCATTGAATTATTCGTCACGAAAACTCAAATACAATATCTCGTTGTTCTATGTGAGCATTATCGTAATTTCTTCATGATTGACCTACGGACACTACCCATGTTGTATGACGAAGACCGTGTCCAAGAATTCATCATCACACCCATTCACTCCACATCCTTACCTTCCTTTGACACAAATGAAGTCTTATCCTCCTTTTATAAAAACACATCTACTACAATACCTCCTCATTTTATAGCCACATTACAAAAAGAACGAATGGAAAACATTCATTTTCATATCAACTCCTATTTGAAATTAGTCTATTATTCTTCCAGTTATCTGTTTCATATTGATAGTATCTTTCAAATTGAACATGTGCGTTATCCAGAAAATTTCGGCATGTATTGTATCTCGGTGGATGATTATTATATCCATCAATCCACCTTGTCTCATGATTTATTCAAACGATATGAACAATTGTCTCAATTCATTTCTCAAAATGTCATTCGTCAATCCAATATTCTAATGACCCTCTTTAAGAAACCCGCACTCTTTCAACAAACACTTGTACATATGAATAATACCCTTGAAAAATATCAACGATATCAACATCTCATTTCCTCCATCTTTCAAAAAATCACACTCTCTCGTAAATTCTCCATCATCCCAAATGTCATTGAAGTCATGTTTCTCATCTATCGTCATCAATTCCAATATCTTCTTGAAATGGAACATAAATTCTACACACTCACTCTACACAGCAGTATGATTCTACAATCCCTCTCCCCCTCCTAAACATTACAAATATAATGTCCCCAATACAAAATAAGAATGAAAAAATACAAGGAAAATAAACTCACAAAAAACGACGACCATTGAAAATACCTTCGTCCCGTCTTTGTATCCACACTATACATGGAAGATGGTCTCACTACCAATATAAAAATCACACTAAACACAAACGATGCCCAATAAAAAAAATACTTGCGACAATACATCACCACAGAATTCGTCATTGTCGTGGTTGTAGATAATCCACTACCACCCCCATCTATCGCATCAATCTGTTGCATCAACTTGTTCAAGTTCATATCTATATTATCCATACCTTAACTTTAATTTACTACAACAAATAAAATCCCTTTAAATTTGATTCTGTCATTCTTTTTCTTTGAAAATGAAATGTATGAATAAAAATTTAAAGGAGCAAACAACACAGAAGAAAAAAATGGATGAGAGAACAAAGAAATTACAATCTTTGAAAAAACAAGAGTTGGTTGAATTATGTAAAGAACAGAATATCAATTGTTATGGGACAAAATTGGACATGATTCAACGATTATTGTCTTGTGAAAAAGGAGGTGTCATTTCTAAAATCAAACACGAAATCAAACCCATCATCATTAAAAAAATTTCGGGAAGATACATCCATGAACCAACTGGTTTGGTATTTGATGAAGAAGAACGAGTCGTCATTGGCAAACTCACACCGACAGGAATGATTGATTTAGACTACAAAGACATTCAAACTTGTTTGTTGTATAAATTTCGTTATATCTTACCAGAAAACCTCACCACAAACATACAAGTTGTCGATAAATTAGAAGATGAACGATTGAAAGAACGATTACATTCAATAGAGACAACCACAAACCAAAATGATGACGACGATGATGAGGATGAATTATAACTTTTCTAAAATAAAATTAGTATGTAAATATTTTATTTTAGTGATTACTTAAGTTGCTTAAGTGATTGAATTAAAGAAATGGGTTTCTGGTTAAAGGAAAGGATGTCTCATTACTGTTGGAATAAATTGACCAATTATTTTGATTCATTTTACGCATTTGTAATGACATTAAATCCTCACGATATCCCAATTGGTCTTGGTCAAAGGTATAATCGGAGATGTATCCGTATGATTGTGGAGAGGGTATGCGAGTGTATTGAGGTTTCAAAGAGCCCATGGGGTCTTGAAAGACGGAAGGTTCAACACGGGTGCGTAATTGGAAGTTGGGTGAGAAATAGGGTTGTGTGAGATAATCATCTTTGTAATAAAAGACTTGACCTCCGTGAATATTCTTATAACTGTCATAATAACGAGGACAAATGGAAGTGGGGACATCTCTATCGGTGCTCAAGAGAGTTCCATCAAAAGCAGGGACATTCAAGTCTTGACGATAACCACGCATGACATCAATAAGACGAGGGTCAAGAGAAGTGAATGTGCCATTACCAGTAGGAAAGAAATCTCTCGCAAATTTCAATTGATTTTGATTGAGAGTGGTATAACAACTATGATCCAAAGATGCTTGATAATCTGGATTATCCATTCTTGTTTCTTTTTAGAATATAAAAAATAAAATTAACAAACTCATTCTCAAAATACTCTTTCTATTCTTCCTCTACATCTGTATCTTCATCCTCTTCATCATTTTCCTCATCTGTAATGTCCTCCTCCTCATCATATTCATCCTCTTCATTATCATATTCTTCATCATCATCATCCTCTTCATTATCATATTCTTCATCATCATCATCTTCCTCATCTGTAATGTCCTCCTCCTCATCATATTCATCCTCTTCATCACTACTACTATATTCTGTATCGGTAATGTCTTCAATCTCATAAGAATTCATCTTTATCTCACAATTACAAATGATAATTTGTTGTTGAAAATTACCTTCCTTACACATCAAGTCTCGTAAAAATCAATTTAAAGAGATGTAGTCTTTAAATTGATATAAATCGTAAGGGAGAAGAAGAATTATTTATTTATATGGATATAACGAAACACATAGGTCGCCATTCTCACACCTTAGTAGCATTCATTTAGAAGTGGATACGAGTATTGTTTATGATGAATATATTCATCATTCTTGTCCATATGAATAATAGTTGATGATGTAATACTTTCAATATGTTGTTTTAATTCAGTTTTCCAATTGTATGTATCATCCCATACATCTTCTTGTAAGAGACGAATGACGGAATGATTATTTTCAAGTGCAAGATTTTGTTTAATAATATCATTCTCTCTTGTTTCATTGGGACATCCCCAATTTTTAACGACTTCAAAATGTTGTCGTCCATCCAATTCAATAATAATTTTTAAACCATTAACTTCAATATAGAAATCGAATCGTTTCCGTCCTATAAATTCTGGACTGTATTCTGTTTGAACTATACGATAATTAGATACTAAGAATTCATACATTTTTCGTTGGGTTTTATGCTTACATAAAGGGCAACCACTTCCGCCTAAATGATGGTCGGGTCTTTGTTTGAAAGTGTTTCGACAAGTAGTACATCTAATTTCTACATGTTGTTTGTATGTTTTGTACTCCTTAACCGTATCATAATCATATTTATCTCCATGAATTGTTATTGCCTTCTCAATGAATTCTTGTGTAGTAAGCTTCTGTGAGCCATTACAGTCGGGACAACCTTGTTTATGATTTTTATGATTATTGGCTCTTTGTTCGAAAACTATTCCACAAGTAATACATCTAATTTTTACCTTGGTTGTTAAGTTTTCATAATCATCCCCAACCTCATCATAATTATATTTATCTCCATGAATTTCTCTCGCCTGTTCAATGAATTCTTCTTTCGTAAGCTTCTGTGTTCCTCCACATTTTGGACAACCAGATGGGTTCTTCTTATTTTTATGATTGGTTGGTCTTTGTTCGAAAAATATTCCACAAGTATTACAACCAATTTTTACTGGTTTGTCATCACCTTCGTAATGAACATTATCATAATTATACTTATCCCCATGAATTTCTCTTGCCTGTTCGATGAATTCATCTGTCGTAAGCTTCTGTGTTCCTCCACATCTTGGACAACCAGATGGGTTCGTCTTTTTTGTATGATTACTTGGCATTTGTTCGAAAACTGACCCACAAGTATTACAACCAATTGTTACATTTGTGTTTCCGTTTTGATATTCAACCTCATCATAATTATACTTATCCCCATGAATTGTTATTGCCTTCTCAATGAATTCTTCTCTCGTAAGCTTCTGTGAGCCTCCACATTTTGGACATCCTCGTTTACGATATTCATGATGATGTGGTGTTTGTTCGAAAACTATTCCACAAGTATTACAACCAATTTTTACTGGGGAATGCTTTTGTTTATAATCTACTTGACTATAATCATATTTATCCCCATGAACTTTTCTTGCCTTTTCAATGAATTCTTCTAATGTGTATCGTCGTGTCATAATCGTATTCTAATTATATTAGAACACTCAAAAACCCAAAATCAAAATTTTAATATCCTATGTGACAGTATGATTTTCAAATGTTTGTGATGACACAATCGTTTGAAAAGCTGAATTGAAAATTACTTTCTCAATACTCAAATTCCTCTTAAATCAATTTTTTACTCACCCTACGAGAATATATCAATTTAAAGACTACATCTCTTTAAATTACTTTAACCGTAGAAGATGGGTTTAATTGTGTCATCTTTTTTGAGAACATACACACATTGTTTAGGATATGGTTGGATAATATAAGTTAATCGTCCTTTACGATGGATGGATATTTTTTCTATAATCTCTTGGAAAAAATTCCACGCCAATACAAATATCACCATCTCTCTTTTATCCTCCTTCATTTTTTCAATTGATTCGATAAGGATATTTGTCCGTGGGGTATATTTCCCTTGTTTCAACGGAGACTCATCCACAATATATTCCATATTTTTAATGTTGAAGAAATTTAACAAGGTCATGCCTTTGGCGGCTGCACCATATCCAATCAACACACGATTTGAAAATACATCCAATACATTACCCACCCATTCCTTTACACCCAACACACGAGACGGATATTTTATATAATATTCATTGGTATAATAGCCGTTGTCAATCTCTTGTTGATATATATCCAATACATTTTGAAAATGTTTCTCTCCTCTCCTTATTTGAAACAAAAATGATTCCCCGTGGATTGGTTGTTTTGTGAATTCCGACACAATTAATCCACACATTTCAGTCGCTTTTAACATGGAACGAAGGGTAAAGAATGAGAAATGTTCATGATAGATGGTATCGAATTCTCCAGTTTCATACATATTACATTGTGAAGTTTGAATATATAATAATGTTTTCTCATCCATTTTTTCTTTACAGGCTTGTAAAAAGACGATTGGGTCTGGGACATGTGCAAAAACATTCTGTGCGATAATTATATTTGGAATGTCAATTTCTGAAAATTCATCGACACCCCAAAATCCTTCATATATCTCATGTCCCTTTTCAATTCCAATTCCAATCAAATTTCTGGCTGGATCAACACCAATCGTTTTCCATCCACGATTTTTAAATTCATCCAATTGACTTCCATCATTACAGGCAATTTCCAAGACCACACCACCGTTTGAAATGTTGGCATCTTGAATACATTTCTCTACAACAAATTCAAAATATTTTTTAATTGTTGTCGAAGTTCCACTTTTATATTGATACTCTTTGAACATGACCTCGGGTGGAATTGTATAATTCAATTGTCCATGAAAACAATCATTACATCGTATTAAACATAATGGATATTCCATCTGTTTCATTGGTTTCAACACATAATTATTCGCAAGAGGCTGTTTTCCCAAGTCCAATACTATCATCACATCTTTTCCCTTACACACCCTACATTCATCTTGTACAAATGCATTCTCTAAACACAAATACCCGATATTTTCAATCAATTCATCCATAATTAATTCAGGAGTGCCTTTAAACTGAAAGTCAAAAGTCTCTTGAAATTTTAGTGTGGATAGAAAAAACCCAGACTTTCCTTGGTCCGTTTCAATCTGGATTTTCACATTTAATCGTTGTGCGATAGAAGATGCAATCTCATGAATGGTCATATTAAAAGAGGATACATGATAGATAGAATGTCTGTGTTTTACAATATTTAAATTATTCAAGACAACCTCAAATATTCTTTCAACATCGTTTAACCATAAAATAGCACGACAACAGTTGGGATTCTTTACAGTTATACAATTCGTCAAGAATGCCGACTTTATCATTTCAAAATAGACTAAATCCTTTCGTTGTTTTGGACTTATCCCAATAATGGTTCCAAAACGAAATCCAATTGTTGTGATTGGTAATGTTTGAATTTGAATTTCTCTTTCTTTCATTGAAATGGAATATTCATCCAATAATTCATTTTGAATCTCAACATTTTCATCCACAGCCACATCCATATATCCTTCTAATAAACTTGCGGAGGAAGCATATATTAATACTTGAGATGATGTCATCATACGACCGATATTTAGAATATCTCCAACATTTTCATCCCATAGTTTTTGTTTGGTGTGTTGTGCGCATTTTAATCGTCCAGTTAATCCACCCAAATAAATGACGACATCATATTGATACAATTCATTTTTTGAGAGAACATGAGTGCGATTAAACCCATGTACATCATGACGATGTAATCTTTCATATAAGAATGAACCAATATATCCATCAACACCGACAATTGCAATTTTCATGATGTCTGTTTAATTATAATAGATTTTTAATTCTTTCAAGAATAAAGAGTTATGCATTACAAATTTATCATTGCGTTTAGAGCGAAACCTCCGCAAGAATTTCGAAGAAAGGAATTGGATGGGTTGATTGAGAATATAACATCATTAATGAATGTGAATCAAGAACATACCTATCATATTTATGTAATTGAACAAGGAGAGAATGGTCAGTTATGGAATCGTGGATGGTTATTGAATGTTGGATTTCTGGAATCATCCAAGGATGAAACAGAAGACACGATTTATGTTCATTGTAATACGGATTATCGAATTCCAATTGAAAAATTTCCACAAGAATTTGTAAATGTCAAGGTAGATGAGTTTATAGATATTCATGGATATGCCGATTTAACATTAGGAGGATTATGTTTCTTTCGTTCATCTACATACAAGAAAACAAATGGATTTCGAAATGATGTAGATGGATGGGGAGGGGAAGATTGGGGAATCTATAAACGAGCAACTCTTCAAGGAATATCCATCATTCGACCTCCACATCTCTATAATACTTATGTCCATGAAGATGTACATAATAAATCAACAACCGATGTTTCATTATGTGATCGTAATCGTGCAATGTCTATAGATGTTTCGAATGAAACTATAATGTTAAACGGATTATCAACATGTCAATATACACCAACCTATATCCCAATCAACATTGACAATGTCTCTTGGATTCAAGTCATCTAATTATATCAATTTAAAGACTACATCTCTTTAAATTAATTTAAACACATTTAATTGGATTGCCGTCGTTCATAGAATCATCTCTTTAAATTGAATTAATCGTTTGTGAAGGAAAGAAGATTGATGAATAGATCGTTATTCATTTCTTTGATGACATAGTTAAATGTGTGTTCAACTTTTGTGTTGGGGGTGTCTAAGTCGTCATCTCTTATTCTTAATTTTGCCAATGTAAAAAAGCGTTCATAATTAGAAATGAAAGTATTCCAATCCCAAATCTTGATTGTCCCATCATAACTTCCACTCACTAAATATGTTCCTGTCCAACATAATGAAGTTATCAAATTTTTATGACTTCCTCCAAATGTTGTGATACATTTATTTGTATCCAAGTCTTTTCGGGGGCGAGATGAAACTCGCCATCCCGAAACTAAGTCCCAAATCTTGATTGTCTTATCCCAACCTCCACTCACTAAATATTTACCTGTCCAACATAATGAAGTTATTCTAGAACAATGACCTTCAAGTGTTGCTATACATTTATCTAAGTCTTTTTGGGGGCGAGTTTCATCTCGCCATCCCAAAACTAAGTCTTTTTGGGGGCGAGTTTCATCTCGCCATCCCGAAACGATATCCCAAATCTTGATTGTCTTATCATAACTCCCACTGACTAAATATTTGCCGGTCCAACACAATGAAGTTACTACATGACGATGACCTTCAAGTGTTGCGATACATTTCTTTGTATCCAAGTCCCAAATCTTGATTGTATCATCATAACTTCCACTCGCCAAATATTTATCTGTCCAACATAATGAAGATACTGAATCATGATATTCAAGTGTTGTGATACATTTCATATTTTGTTGTTTATGTATCTAAATCAAATTGTTTAATTATATTTACAATAAAATTTTTTTGTGTCGCTATCGACAACCAATACCGCACCGTTAGAAACCCAGTAATGTTTCGAAATTATTCGTTATCGTTTATATCAATTTAAAGACTACATCGCTTTAAATTGATATAAACGGATGATGTATGTTAATAGTTGAGAATTAATAATTCGGTGTGGTATTTTTTTCTATCGGATGCTTTACTATTAATCATTCGTTTGACGGGTATTTCTATAATTTTGAAATCTTTGTATAATTCTTGAATGAAGGGGTCATTTGAATTTGAGAGTGCGACTTTACATTTTCGTCTTGTTAATTCGACATAATATTCTTTGAGACGACGCTGTTCTGTCTCACCAAATTCTTGTTGATTATAACCAGTAAAAGTATTGTAATATGGTGGATCAAGATAAATAAAATCATCCTTGTTTGGTTTATGAACATCATAACTACAACATTCTATCATCAAATTGAATGTGTTTAGAAATAAATGTAATGAACGAATTGATTCAACACAACATATCATTGGATTCTTTTGTCTTCCAAATGGAATATTATATTCGCCTTTACGATTCTCACGATACATTCCATTATATCCAGTCTTGTTTAGAAAAATAAACAATGATGCCAGTTTGACTTTATCTTCTAATCTGTTGTCTCGCTTCATTTCATTAAATAATCGTCTCATCTCTAAATATGTCTCTTGATTATTTTGGTAAATGTCCTTTGACAACTCCTCTATTAACTCTTCCGGTCTCATCTTCACCACCTCATACATATTCATTAATGGCGTCATAATGTCCGATAGAAAAATGGATTTGTGAGAGAGTAATCCATTATTGAATAGTTCCATTACCACACTTCCGCCACCTAAAAATGGTTCATAATAGTTATTGAATGTCTTGGGAAAGTGTTGAAGGAGTGTATCCATAATTTGTCGTTTCCCACCCGCATATTTGATTAATGGTTTGAGTGGTGTAGTCATGTTTTTCAATCAATTCTTTCATCAAGTCTGTCAATTTTTTATATTGAATACCCATTTCTTTAAAGAATTGAATTTGTGTTTGTCTCGAAGGATTTTGTGATTGAAACAAACAGAATTTTTCATCTGCTTCTTGTTCTTGATATGCGACAAGAACAATATATAATGGTTTATTGTATAATTTAGGTAGTTCCATATACTTCCATGGCGTTGCCAATATTTTTTCACCAGCTGTGCCATTTATCGTATAAGTGCGACACTTGACTTCATAAATGGCATCATATGTCTCCCAATCGGGTTTAAGTTGTTTGCCATTTTCTCCTTTTTTTGGGGTTGGACGACTTGATTCTTTCCCAAATAATATCAATAATTCTTTGACAATCGTTTCCGATAATTTGGTTGTCCATTGCTTTGTATTAGAATTTATTGTCGTTTGTCCCCATTCCCGTTCTTTATTTTTGTCCAGACTCTTGACAAATGAAGAATTAAAGAAACACCAATCAATAACATGATCCTTTCTTAAAACACTATCTGTTGGCAATTTACTATGCTTAACCAAATCTTTTAGAATTAAAATATAATCTTCTATAGTATTGTTAATCATAATCCAAATATTTTATTTTATATTGAATCATAATCCAAATATTTTTCTCACTCAAAATCAAAATTTTTAAAAGTAAGTAAAAAATAAAGAGTGAATGACAAATCTTTGTGTCACCATTATGGCTGGCGGACTTGGGAAACGCATGTTATCCGATATTCCAAAAGTACTACATACTATAAATGGCGTTCCAATGATTGTGCGTATTATTAATACTGTTCTTATGCTTGAACCTAAAAAAATTTTAATTGTTGTTGGAAAGAACAAAGATGCGGTTAAAAAAGTTGTATCTGAACAAGTCAAGTTCTCAAATATCGTCTATGTTTTTCAAGAAGAACCACTTGGAACAGGACATGCTATCAAATGTTCTCTTGAACATTTTACTTCCGATGAAGATGATAATATGATGAATCTAATTCTCTGTGGTGATACACCACTTTTGACGAGTGAAACTCTTACTATTCTATACAAGTCCATTCATAATGCGTCTATTCAACTTACAGCCATTCAAGTTAATGATCCAACAGGATATGGTAGAGTGATTGTTCATAAAAATGGTTATAGGATTATTGAAGAGAATGATTGTTCAGACGAACAAAAAGAAGTTGATATTGTAAATTGTAGCATTTACTTTGTAAAAGTTGGACTTCTTAAAACATACATTCCAATGATTCGAAATGACAACAAAAAGTCAGAGTTTTATCTTACTGATATAATTGAATTGGCAGGAAATGAAGTGAGTGTCTTTATTTTAGACAAGTCCAAACAGAATGAGATTTATAATGTAAATAGTCCAGAACAACTTTCATTTGTTGAAAACATACTTATTCAAGAGTCGTTACAAAATTAAATTTGTTATAGAATAAAGAATGAAGACAATACAAGAAATGTATCAAACCATGCCAAGTCTGCGAGAAATGATGTATGGGAAAAAGCGTGTTAAATACGCACCTAAATCTCTTTCTCAAGGATTCAAGAGAGATAGATTGATACAACAATTGACGAGTATCATGTCGGTGGAAGAGTATAACAAATTTACAAATGATATTTCAAAATATGACTGGACTCAACCCAAACCAATTAAATTATTAGATGTCATGCATTCTATTGACTTTAAAGACATTCAAAAAAGTCTCTTGAAAAAATCTGGATTCATCTGTTATGACCTTACCATAAAGTCTCCGAAACATCCCGAAGATGTGTATTCCATCTACATTGTTAATATCAAAGGTCAAAATTACATTTGTTTCTATCTCTATCGTTATTATTTCAAAACCTCCCATCACCCCCCCACTAAATTACTCTTCGTCATCCCTATTCAACGCTTAAAATAATCTAAAGACATAAGTCTTTTAAATAGGAATAAAGAGAATAAAAAATTGAAAGTAGTTTAAGGGGATGAGAGAAAAGAATATAAAGGGATGACTGAATTTAAGATATTTGAGGAGGCGTATATGAAGGAGAAGGAGCGTAAGACATATGATGATGAGAATAGGAAGGATGTGTGTTCGCATTCTAATATATTGATGGAGAGTTCGCACAAGATTTGTAGTGATTGTGGGGAATTGATGACGAAGGATTTGAATTTTGAGAAGGAGTGGAGATTTTATGGGATGAGTGATACGAAACATCAGAGTGATCCGAATCGTTGTCATTATCGAAAGATTGCCGAGGTGAGTATTTTCAAGGATGTTGAGAAACTTGGATTTAGTGAGAAGATTATTCTATGTGCAAATAAATTGTATGAGGATGTCACTCAAAAACAGATATTTCGTGGGAATTCAAGGAAGGGTATTATTTTTGCGTGTATTTTTCATTCGTACAAGATGAATGAACAGCCCCAGAGTTGTGAGAGTCTTATTCAAGTATTTCAAATTGAAAAGAAGATTGCATTGAAGGGATTAAAGTTTGTGAATTTGAATGCGCCAAAGAATAGTGTGTTTCGTCATTCACACATCTCTCCAGAAGATTTGATTTTGGAGATTTTGGAAAAGTTTAATGCGACAGTTGAGCATAGGGAAGAGGTATTGGGATTATACAAACGAATTGAAAACAAATCGGAATTATTGAATCGAAGTCGTCCGCAATCCGTTGCGAGTGGTATTGTTCGTTATTATATTCTCAAGAATGGAAAAGATGTGTCGATGAATGTATTTAAAGCCAAGGTAAATTTAAGTGAATTGACGATTAATCGTATTGTCAAGGAGATTGAAAAGATTTTAGAAAAAGAATCATCATATAAAAATGAGTTGTCTGTTTGATTCGTTGTCATCCTTTACAAATCAATCCAGTTCTCAATTACGACAGAATATTGTCGCATATCTAAACACCAATCCCAAATTGATGCATGATATTACACTCAACGATATTCTTGGTTGGGATAATGTAGATACAAATAACTATCTTGACCATATGAGACGATCCGACGTATGGGGTGGCGCTATCGAAATAAAAGCATTCGTAAATATGTTTAATGTCAATGTCTCTGTTCATGTTCCCTCTCATAACAAAATTATAGAATTCATCGTCGATGAACATAACCCCTCCCGTTTTCACACTATCCATATCCTTTGGACAGGAAACCACTTCACTCCTCATCATCTTCACGCTTAATTTAATTTAAAGACATACTTATACCCTGAGTCAAGTCTTTAAATGAATATACCCGTAATTCTTTAAATTGATATACCGTAAGTCTTTAAATTACTATACCGTAAGTCTTTAAATGAATATATAAATATTATGCGATGTCTTCCATATTGAAGGTGATGAGTTTTGTGTAATTTAGACGGATATTTAACCATCGTCCATAGGCGGAACTTATGGATGGTGTAATCAAAACAGAATCACACAAATCGGATGCAATCAATAAATCTTGAATCGCAGAGAATTCATTGTATTCCTCTTGAGATTTCAAATAAATAAAGAATGAATACATTTCTCTACGAACTCTTTCAATAATACGATTATCTTGTTTAGAACCCGTCACAAACACTATAATATCATCTCTCGATATATGCTCTTGAATCAATGACATGTATTTTTCTTCCAACTTATCCAAATATATATCCTCATTCTCATTCGTCGCAAAATCCAACACATCCTTTTCATTACGCAAATGTACCACACTATATCTTCTATCCTTAATCATACCCTCGGGCATCTCCACAGATACTTTCATTTCAATATCTCTCAACAATGACTTTATCCTCTCTCCCGACATATCATTAAAATTCACTCCCGAAATCATCAACGCATCCTTCTTATACATAAATCCAGTATATTCCGATATAATTATACACTCTTCATTGGACGGATTGTCAATATAAAATACCTTTTCTTGAAACGGATATGGATCTCCTACCGCAAATAACGGATTAAAAATATTCACCGACTCAAATAATAACGGTTTCAAAAATGATGGCAATAATTTATGTTGATATTGAGAAATCGCAAACACCGTGTTTGGTAATATCCCCCAACTAAATTGAACATCATCATCTTTCAACAATGAATTCAATTCATATATCATCACATTTGGAAAATATTTCCCAATATCAATCAACGATGAAATCGAAATTGTCGTATCTTTCACACACAAATCATCAATAAATAATACCGACTTTGTTGTTGATAAATGTATCAACACATTCAACAACACAACCAGTTGATGGGTTATTCCCTTGTCTAAAAATTTACTAAATTGAAGTGTATATACATTCTTCATTCGATCAATATGATAAGTAATTGACATATCTTTCTTTTATATCTCTCATAAAAAATATTGTGTAAAGATAAATGATTGTATCTGTTGAAAGTGCGTATTATGGAATCCCAGAACATAAAATAGACATCCGTGATTATATCACACATTATTTTCATATCCCAAAAACAGCACCATTAAATACAATCTTTCAAGATCCATGTCCTCTCATCCAAAAACACATCAATGTCGTATGGTCCGTACAGAATGAAGAAACCATTGAAATCCCCATTAATCGTTCCTCCAAATTAATCGGTTATAATCGTTCCAATCAAACTCTCCTTCATTTCCAAAATGTATATACCTATCACATCATTGATGCCTCCTTTGACATTCTCAACATCTCACACAAACCCTCCCTTCACTTACCCTCCAACATTTTACCCTTAGTCTCTCCAAATTTATCATCTTTAGATTCATCATCTTTTCCAAATGAATCTTCCCAAGCAGAAAATATACCCAAAGAAGAATGGCAACATTTTGTAAATGAAAATGGTTATTTTGAAATACCATCCTCATTTTATCCATCCGACATACTCTTTGTTGAAATCAAACGACAAGCCAAATATATTACAACGGTATATGAAATGGGTGGTTTCCTCTACAAAGATTTGAATATCGGCGTTGAAATACCCTTATATCGCACAAATTTAATCTATCATTATTTCCCCAATATGAATCACCCATTAATGCATCTCCATCACGCTTATCTTCAACAATTCGTAAAATTATTCAATCATAAAATCATTATTAGTATATGTACCAATCATAATCACCAAACATTTGAAAATCATTTACGAGGACTATTGGGTCATCATCCTCATCTTGAATTCATTCATACCATAAATGAACGACATGTGGGTGAAGGAAAAAGCTTCGGTCCCCTATTACAAAAAGTCCAGTCCAATCGAGATGATGAATACACTTACTATGCTCACACAAAAGGGTTGGGCGGTATTGGCACATTTGGTCACACTCAACGAATCGTTCCCGTAGGTGTTTGGACTGAAATGATGCACATTATGAATATCTCAAATCTCGATTCCATGATTTTTGGAAAAGCAAATTTCGGTGGCACATTTTTCTCTCGTGGTCATTTCTCTCACTTGAAAAACGCAGATTGGCATTATGTCGGCAGTTTCTATTGGATTCACCAATCCTTCATCAACCACTCCAGTCATCTATTCCATTCCATTCACAGTGACTATTATGTATCCGAATATTATCCGGCAAATATGTGTAAGTTTGAAAACAATTGTCTTGCATTTTGGGGCGAATATGGTGCGATATATGATTTGTCATCTGCCCGTCCATTCAATACCATCATTCAAGCGACAAGTCTATCCCCTTATCTTAAACGCTTACTTCATTAACAACTATATAATATTTTAAATATATTTCCTAAAGTATTCAAAATATATTTAAAATTGTATTATAAAAATGACAATCGTCACGGAATGGTTTTATAAAAGTCCTCGACATTTTAAACAAGTTGAGATTACAACAAATGAACTACCAACATGTTATAATAGTGCCTTTACCGATATTGATTTGGGTGTCTTGAAACATTTAGAATGTCGTGTAAATGGATTCAGTTTTACATTTGCTGAAAACACAAATTTACCACTCCATATCCCATTTCAAGAACCCAATTATAATGAAATCAAGATTCATATCGTCTATTTTGCAAACACCATTGTCAATCCAGTATTTGGAACAACACTCATATGTATGAATCTCAAACATCTTATTCAATCCGAAATCCTATATCGTGTAGAACATTGTACTGTTCATTTAATGTTGTCCGTTCATAATGATTCCGTCAAGGATACAATCCTAAATATGATTCCCACACAATTACAATCCAAATTTATATTCCACATCTCTTACGAAAACGCACACGAATATCCCGGTATCTTGAAAGTATATGAACTTGGTTTAAACACCGATACCGATGATATTATCTTGTATTTTCATTCCAAAAATATAACCAGATTTAAAGGACGACCCGGACATCCAGAAGAACATGTCGGTCATAAATTAATGAATGACATCATCATGAATTGGAGATATTGTTTATTTGTCTTTACCAATTTCCCATCCATCGACAAGATTGGTGCGAAATGTAATCAAGAAGGATTCGTATGGTTTAATTATTGGTGGGTTCGTTCCTCCTATATTAAAGATATGGAATGTCCTCTCAAAACCACAAATCGTTATTACTATGAAAGTTGGCTGGCAAGACAATATAAAGGTTCAAAAGATAAAGTAAAGAATTGTTGGAGTGTTTCAAGTATCCCTCATAAAAATTTCTTCAATGTCGGTTCAATTTACGAACCTCCTGGTGTCTTTGAATTCATCTAAAATAATGGTTGGAAATTCCATCCCAATTCCGAAAACAATTCACTACATATCTGGTCATGATAATATTTTCGATCAATCGTCTTGAGAATATTAAAATCCTCCTTTTGACAATTATATTTATGTCTCCTTAATAACTGAAACAATACATATTGAGTATTGATGAAATTCTTTCTCTCTGTATTCTGTTTATACTTCTTGTCATATCTATCCACCAAAATATCAAAATCATTCATCAAATCCTCCTCTAAATATGACAAGTCTGGCACCGCCTTGCCCGTCAAATTATGATAAATTAATACCGCATCCTCATAATGCTTGACAAATTTACTATCCTTTAAAAATATCGTAATGTGCTCCTTCTCGACTCTCTCAAATGCCATCTCCTTTGGCAAATCCTTGTAATTATCTCCAATAATCCCATGTGCCAATAATCTATCTGTAATATACTGATACAGTGTTGGCGGAATCGTTACATTCTGTTTGCCTTGGAATTGATAAAAACAATCACGGAAATGTGTGCGACGATCATAAGTATATTTACTTGAAAGATTTACACGCTCAATATCTTTAAAGGATAGAATATTATTTTGGAATTGATCCAATACAGTTCCACATTCTTTACATACATTTTGATTATCAAAAATTTCAAAATGAGTCGAGTTTTTACATTCTTGACATTCAAGTTCAGGTTGTTTTTGAATGTCCTTGTTTCTAAATAGAGAAATCTCATTCGTAGTATTGGGAATGATGTTTTTTAAAAAAGAAAAACGATGAAAGAAACGATGTGTAAGATATACATATTCCTGTATCAATAAATCCTTTTCCTTCTGTGTCTTGCTCATCTCCACATTATTCTGTCCCGACATGAAACAAAATTGTATCGGCTTTGAAGACAATTCCTTGTACTTCTCAATCAACGGCACCGCATACAATAAATAAAAATTCAACAACGAAAAATCATCCATCTCCTTGAAATGAACCTCCATCATCTCAATCTCCTCCACCAAATTTGACACCACACTCGACGATAATTTATCCCTCGTCTTTATAAACTCCTCCTTCAATTCCTCCAAAGTTCTCCTATCTTCCTTCGGTCTCTTTAAATAATTTATAATCTCATGATGAATCGTCAATATATCCAAATTCATCTACAATCTCCCGTTTAACATTCTTTTTCTCATATCTTTAATTTAAATTTCCAATCATATCTTTAATTTAAATTTCTAAATTAAAGATGTTTTTCAATGAGATATTGGATGATATGATATGCAAGACGAAATGGTATTCGTTTTCTTGCATACTCTTTTGATTCACGAAATTGTGGAAGGAACAAACTCCAAGTTTCTAATCGTTTCTGTTCAATAAACTCATTGAATAATGTCGCAACAAGCTCTTGTTGTTTATCATCCAACGAATTGATTCCAGTTATACATATTGTAGCATATGAACGACTACATTTTTTTCCAATATATAACTCATTCTTTTTAAATTTTAGAGAGATTCTACCATCCATCTTTCCACTATCAAGTGCCGTTAAAATTAAATTAGTAATCATATTGTCTTCCTCATGTGATTCAGTATTCTCAACAAGTCTTTGAATCTGTACACGATTCGAAATCGGTAATTGATAAATATCACCACCAATTATCCAATTATATCTTTGTTCGACATTAAAAATTTTCACTTCTTTTTTAGGATATCTCACCCACTCAATTTGTTGAGTATTCATTTTCTCATTCGCTTTTTTAAATGAGAATGCTACCACCGTTGTAGAAGTATCTGGAAACACATCTTCTTCAAAATAATTGACACGAGAAATAATATATCTTGTTAAAAACTCATTCCTACATTCAACATCAATCGGTCTGGGTGAAATAAAAAATCCACACGGAATTATTATTATTCCACCCAGACATTCACCTTCAATTAAAGACTTTATGAAACACTTGTATAAATCATTCGTATTATACTTGTTGTACAAACTCTTGTCTTTACTTTTATTACGAGCAAGATAGGGTGGATTCGTAATCACCCAACTATTTTTATATCTTGGCGGATTTAAAAGAGTATCTCGTCTTATAATATCCGTCTTTTTAGGATCAACATCATATTGTAATATATTTTCTCTTGTGATGAATGGACTTCTTCCACACAACCATTCTATCAAATCTCCATTCCCTGCAAATGGTTCAATAATCATATCTGTATTATTATCTATCGGCAAATCTTGTAATATATATGACGCATTCACCGTATAATACTGTCCCATCATTTTCTTGTCGTCATTTTTAGACACCATATCTAAAAATAATTTATTCTACCCTTTTAATCAAATTTATATCGTCAAAGACATCTCGAGAGAACCATATCGTCTAACGGGTGTCAAAGACATCTCGAGAGAACCATATCGTCTAACGGGTGTCAAAGACACCTCGAGAGAACCATTCTGTCTAACGGGTGTCAAAGACACCTCGAGAGAACCATTCTGTCTAACGGGTGTCAAAGACACCTCGAGAGAACCATTCTGTCTAACGGGTGTCTTTGACGCCTCGAGAGAACCATACTTTAAATTCATTCATATCTCCTACAAATATTTTATCTCTCACTCCAACATATTCAACTTTATCTACAAGGAATTTAAACTTGTCTTTATTCTTGTATGTAAAATCACCATCCAATATATTTACGAAATATTTCATTGACAATTCATCTTGTCTTGAATACTCTAATTGTGACTTTACAAATTGATATACATCTTTAAGTGTTCGCGTTTGCTCACCACCACTCCCACATACCATTTTCAAATTAAAAAACATTTCATATTTATTATTGACAAATTTTCGATCAAAATTCTCTGTATATTCATAGCCATCATTATATTTATACGGATTATAACAACATACAATCACATTCTCATTTGTTTTTATTCTTTCATTCGTCTTGTATAATTTTATTCCCATAATCTCTTCTATACATTCAACTTGATATTTCTCACATTCCGTTCGTCGTCCTCCTTTCCACCAAGATTGTGAAATCCTCCACTCTTTTGTTTGATACAACATAATCATCATTCATAAAATATAGGTCGTTTTATGAATCAAAATTTTCACCAAAAATAAACATCAATGAAATAGGACTCGCATTTCTTTGAAATCAAAATATCAGGCACTTGGTCATACAAATAAATCGTCCGTTTATGATGTGGATATTCTAAACCATTCAATAACAATCGTCCAACTCCCCTCACCCAATCATTCTCAATTAAAATAATCTCATTTCTCGTCATTATATCAATAACACCCACTTCACATTCCACTTCACATTCCACATCTCCAAGTCTCCCACACAATTCTCTCTTGATTTTTGTTTTCATCTCATTTTCATCCATATCCCATAATAATGGAGTGTCCTTCACTCTCAATAACATATATATTGTTATGTCTTTATATATCACCACTTTTTTTTAAATCTTGATTAAAAACTTGGGATGCTACAATTGATTAATGTTGAGATTATTAATTCAATAACCGGAATGGATACTGCATTCCCAGCCAATTTATATAATAAACTATCAGAAATATGTGGAAGAATATAGTCACTGGGAAATCCTTGAAGATTAAAACATTCACGAGGCGTTAATTTGCGAATACCGTTTGTATCAAGAATCAATGGCACATTATGTCCGCCAGTTCCCATATTTGCTGTTAAAGTTGGGCATTGTTGTTTTTTGTTTTCACGAACATAATGTCGTCTATATTGATATACAGTATTGGTTGTATATATTGATTTTGTGACGGATGCTTGTATAATTGGAAAGACGGTAAGTTTATTTGTATAATAATATTTTGAGGGTACATTTCGTTCCAAGAAATTAGATATAGGTTTATTTTCTACAATATCAAAGCTGAATTTAAATTTGTGATGGATGTCTTTATTTAGAAATGCAATAATGTAAATTCGTTCTCGGTGATGTGGTAAATTTGTAATTTTAGATGTATCCAATACATCATACTTGATATGATATCCCAATTCTGTTAATGAAGATAAAATGATATTGAAAGTTCTTCCATTATCATGCGTCTTCAAGTTTTTTACATTCTCCAATAAAATAATAGATGGCATGTGATGTCGTATAATCTCTAATATTTTCCAAAACACATTAGATCGAGGATCATTAAAGCCTTCTCTTTTTCCCGCAATTGAAAATGGTTGACAAGGAAATCCAGCACATAATAAATCATGAATAGGTATATCTTCAACACGAATATCATTTAAATCTCCTAAAATGAATGGACAATTCTTGTGATTATTGTAATAGATTTCTTTTGAAGACTCAACAATATCATTCGCAAACACGCATTTAAAGCCTTTCTTTTCAAGAACATACGAAAAAGCACCTGTTCCCGCAAATAAATCAATATATCTCATATTATTATTATTGAATACCATCTTCTTTTGTCAATTTTTAAAAAATAAACTATTTAAATTGTCATTGAAAATCAACTTACAATCAGTTCCTAATTGTTTATATAAATTAGAAAATACAATACGAGGTCGTCTTCCTTGAACACACTGATCTCCATATGTCTGTTTCTTATTAATCTTTAATTGTTGCCATTTACAACTTGTATTGTGAAGCTTACATTCATACACTTTAAATATAGATTCATTAAACCGTGTCGCATCAAGAAAATAAATCATATTCCACTTTTCCGTAGGTCCAAATGAAGTTGGACCTTTTGATGAGAATGCTTTAACTTCAATTGTAGTATTCATATATTCAAGGTCTCCAGATTTAGTATCCCAAGTAGGCATAATATTATACTTACGAAAGAATATAAATTTCACAATATTTTCTGAAATCTCTGATGGAAAATTAGAATGACGAATCTTTTTTCTTTTGAGATATTTATTTAACTCACATATAGTATTGTAATGAGTCTTGTATTCTTCTAATAATCGAATGACAATTTCAAGTGTCATTTTATCTTTCAATTTCCGTAATCTCATCCTACATAAATGACCTCTCACAAGTCTTTGTATCAATACAATTGAACGATAATTCATACACTTACTCAATCAATCAATCAATCAATCAATCAAATTTTTAAATCTTGATTACAAATCAATCTCTTTAAATTGAGATTCACGGAAAATTTAAGAGGAAGGAATTTTTTTTTTTTTTTTAATTCTCTTTACTATAATAAAAAAATGTCGAGTATCTGCACATCAAATCTTACTTCCGGTTTTATTGATCTTGCTACCTATGATGAACTTGAAAAGTACATGTATGGTGGTCCCGAAGCTACGGCGTACTTTGTGCGTCAAACCCGTAAATCTACTTGGTTCACTCAAGTGCCCGTTGTCTTGAGCCGTGCCAGTGGTTCCCCCCAGTTTGGTCAGGAATGGTCTGTCCAAATCTCCCGTGCTGGTGATTATCTCTTGTACTCGTGGTTGCGAGTAGTCATCCCCGCCGTCAAGAATCAGGGTCTCACCTCTGGTTCCACCGGTGCCACTGGTGCCGTCTATATCGGCTGGACCCCCAATCTGTTGCACAATCTTGTCCTTGAATGTTGTATTACTTTCAATGACTTGGTTGCAGCCACCTTCAACTCTGTCCATCTTGACTTCTGGAGTGCATTCACCACTCCCCCTGGCAAGATTGATGGTTACTACCAGATGATTGGTACGCTCACCGATCTGACCAACCTCTATGGTCCTGGTGAGACCATCCCCGAGACCACCCTGAACTTGCCTCTGCCTCTGTTCTACTCTCGTGATTCGGGTGTTGCTCTGCCGACCGCCGCTCTTCCTTACAATGACATGCGCATCAACTTTGTCTTTAATGACTGGACTCGTCTGTTGAACCAGTATCAGATCATTGCTGACCCCATCTACAGCAACCGTCAGTTGGCGGCTCCCCTTGCTAGTCCCAACTGGCAGGGCACCGGTGAGTTCGTTGCTCCTCAGCTTTCCACGGTTCAGGTCTGGGCAAACTACGCCATCGTCTCTAATGATGAGCGTAAGCGTATGGCGTGTGCTCCTCGTGATATTCTCATTGAACAGGTGCAGACTGCTCCTCCCCAGACTTATGCTCCTATTGCTCAGCCCAACCCGTCCTACGATATTCGTTTCTCCCATGCTATCAAGGTTCTGTTCTTTGGTGCTCGTAACAACTCTGTCCGTTCTTATGGCTCCAACTACACGACTCAACACACCATCCCCGTGTTCAACAAGTTCACTGCCCGTGATATCTACTACATTGCCAACTACTTCCCTGGTAATGACCCGATTGAGACCACCTCCATTACCTACGAGAATACTCAGCGTCTGTCATTGATGGGTTCTGACTATTACTCCTTGGTTCAACCCTACTTCACGGCGCCCATCATTCCCTTGTTCACTGGTTTCCATGTGTACTCGTACTCTCTTGATTTCATCTCGTTGGATCCCCTTGGTTCCACCAACTACGGCAAGCTCACCAATGTCAGCATCGCCCCGTCCCCCTCCAACTATGCCACTTGGTCTGCTACCTCCGATCCCACTCAGGATGCCCTCCTCATCACTGACCCCAACACTTGGGCGGAACGATACCCGGATTGGAACACTGCCTACCAAGCCAACAAGAACATCATCTACCCCAACTCCTACTCCTTCTTCGTCACTGCGGTTAATAACAATATCATCCGCGTGTCCGGCGGAGCATTGGGATTTCCTGTCCTTTAAAAAGCTGGAACTTTTCCATACATTTTTACAGAAGAATTTTATTTTTTGGTATTCAAAAAATAAAATTAATAATAATCATCATATCCATTATAAAACAAGTATAAAATCTCTACAGTTTTTTCGTGATTTTTTTTAGATTCTCTAAGAATTGTATTTTTCAATGTCAATAGACGATACTCCCATTCTTGTTTGTAATGTTTCGATATAACTTGTAGTCCAAATCTATTCAATTCCCAACAAGATTTTACGAGTACATTTGATTTCGATATATATTTGTCTGGATTGAATCGTATAATTACCATCGGACGATGTCCAACATCTTGAGATAGTTCCATTGTTCTTTTGTTTTCACATATCGTTTCGTATGTAGAATGTTGATATTCATCAATCTCAATAATCATTACAAAGTTTCCAAAATCTATAATTGAATCCGGTCTTCTGTTTGAACATCCATCTACAACTTTTTTATCTGTAATTATTGTCCAATTTGGAAATTCAGACTTTATATAGTCCGTTACATGTTTCTCTTTTACTTTCAAATTAAATACAATTGATTCATCAGGAAATAAATGTGTAAAACAAAACAGACAATATCCACGAGACTTTGAATAATAATATGGAATAGTATCACATCCAGTATTTTTACATCTTATTCCCGTTACATTTATCATCCCATCTTTCTTATGAGTCACACAATATATCCCATATTTCATTCCAATCTCATTAAAACACGGGTGTTTATCACAATCTTGTTCTCTACATCTATTACTAATTATATCAATCATGTTTTCGTGTTTATGAATCTTACAATATAATGGTTTCGTTTCATTTATAAAGTTATAACTCGGTCTCGTTAAACAATTTTCAAAACAACATTTTTCTTTAGATACAACATTAACCATTTCATCATACTTATGTAATTCACAAAAACGACCTCTCTTTTCCGTTTTATAATTAAATTTAGGCTGTACATTACAATCTTCTATCTCACATTTCTTATTCTTTACATCAACCATTCCATCTTTCTTATGTATTTTACAATATATTCCATATTTTTCACCACTATAATTATACATAGGATATGCAATGTCACAATCGTCTTCCCGACACCCTTTACTAAAAATATCAATCATATTACTCTCTTTATGTTTGCTACAATACTTTCCGTGTTTATCCCCTCTATAATTAAATATCGGTGTCGTCATGCAATCTTTGTATTCACATATAACTTTCGTTACATTTACCATTCCATCTATTTTATGTGTCTTACAATATACGGGATATTTTTCATTCGCTATATTAAATGTCGCCCGTGTTTTACAACCATAATAACGACATTTCCAACCCATAATATCTTTTACCAACTCACTCATGCAAAATCTATTCTTAAATCAAAATTTTACAAACTTCTTTCTCTTATATAATTGGAGTCTCCAAACACATCCAATATATCACATAATCCGTTTCACCATAATTAAAATATTCATATGTTAAACTATTCCACTCGTTATACTTATACTTTTTTTTCTCTACCAAATCTTTAAACAAGAAACGATGAATGAATTGATCGTATATATTATAATGCCCATATCTATCCCTTAGTTTCCCAACAATACTTTTATATCCATCTTTTCCCAATAAATCAAACAAGATTTGATTCACCGTCTCTTTCGAATGTGTCTTTTGTATATCATCAATAATACGAACATCACAACCAACAATATCCGCAATATATGATGAATAGATTCCTGATAAGTATGATTTTGTCAAGAGAACATGATATTCATCATCAATCCTATCAAACTCAAATGTCTCTTCCAATCTCAACACACAAAAATACCGTTCATCCGTATTTTTAAAAGACACTTGGAGATAATCATCATTATAAACGGATTTAATGGTTTGCCATTCCCACATTTCAAATCCATTTTCCCATTCTAAAAAATGTTCAAGTGCCTTCATCTTGTCCGTCACTAATACTTCCAATGTCTCTTGGAATTGTTCACGATATGTCCCATCATATTCATAAACATGATTTACAATGTCAATTGATAAATTATTCATATATCTCAATCATATATATATATATATATATATATCTCAAATCATTTTTTTAACCACAATACAATAATGTAATGTTATTATTCTCACAACAATAGGAAAAGACTCGACTCACTAATTCATTATCATAAAACATTCCTCTCCAATTATATGAGGAATCATAATCTTGTAAAGATAGAATAATATAATAATTATTTCCATCAACCATATTTATCAAGTCAATATTTAATCTTGGATAACTACTGTCTTCACTTTCGTTTATCGTCAATACACGAAAATATTTTTCATCCCCATCTTTAAACACAACCTTGAACGAATCCTCCTTGTTTTGTAATGTAATATGTTGCCAATCCCACATCACATAACCAACATATACACTTAAAAATTTTTGTAAAACCTTCATTCTTGTCGGAACCAACTTATCCAATGTCTCTTGAAACTTTTCTCGAAAAGTCAAATCATACTCATATATCTGTCGAACGATATCTGTTGATAAATACATCTCTTCTTTCATATCTCAAATCTTTAATTCTAATTAAAGATTGTGAAATAGACAGTCTAAAATGAAGACAAATAAATATATTGGTCTTTCATGTATCTTTCCATCTTTGATAGATACATTAAAACGAATTCCTAAACCGAAACGATATATTGAATATGGATTAAATGGAATGAGAGGTAAAGTTGAAGAATTGGAATCGGTATATATAAGGATGGGGGTATTGGCGGTATTGCGTTCATATGTTTTAAATTCATCGGTGATTGGTGTGATGGTGACGGCATCTCATAATTTATGTAATGAGAATGGAATCAAAATGGTGGATGGGAATGGAGGGATGTTGAATAAAATATGGGTAAATTATGCAACACGATTCGTGAATGCAAATGAAGATGAGATTGAATATATTTTGTATTTCATTATTCAAATGGAAAATATTAATCTTCGTAAATGGCATTCAACACAAGTGTGGGTGGCAAGAGACACTCGATCACATTCAAAAAAGTTTGTGGATTTAGTGATGCAAGGCGCATCCTTATTATTGGGAACCAAAATTAAAGAATTGGAGATAATGACAACTCCACAATTACATTATTGTATTCGTATGGAAAACGGTTATTCTTTGCGAAAAGACAAAGGATATACGGATTGTATTGTGGATGCGATGAATGGTTTATTCTCTACAATACAAGATGATTATATTACAGACAAATGTATGTATGTGGATCTGGCATGTGGCGTTGGTGTACTCACATTACCACCTATTATCAATAAAATCAATTCAAGTCATTTGGATTTGACAATTGTTAATGCTGTCATTACAGACGACTTACTAAATAATGGTTGTGGCGCGGATTATGTTTTTCTTACTCAAACATCACCACGAGGACACGATAAACATATTGACCAAGGAAAACGATGGATAAGTTTTGACGGAGATGTGAATCGTCTTGTCTATCATTATTATGATGAGAATGGAGAATGGCATATGTTGGATGGACATAAAATCACTATTCTTATTACAAATTTTATATTAACTCAACTTGAACAGAGTGAATTGTCTCTTTACAATATAACAATTGGTCTCATACAACAAGATACACAATATTCATCGTCTCGATATAAATATGTTGATATCATAAAGACGGAAGTGAAAAATTTACATAATCAAGCAGAAAAATATGATGTTGGTATCTATTTTGATGAGAATGGTTATGGAACAGTATTGTTTTCACACAAAGTCATTGAAATGCTTTATAATACATTATCCTTGTATCCTAATTCTTATGCGATTCAAAGACTCTTGTACACATTTCAATTGATGAATCAAGCATCTGGAGATGCCATTACCAATTTATTGTTGATTGAATTCATCTTACGATTAAATAATTGGAACATTCAAGACTGGTATTCTCAAGTCCAATAAAAATTTGATTTCAAATGATTGACTCATATGAATCAATCAAATGTTTTCATTCATTCGCAAATTATTCTCGTGTAAAGACAATCCGTCACAACAACCACTTATACACACCGATTCATTATTAACTTATGACTACAACAAAATAGAAGAATATTCATTACTAATCAAGGCATGTCAAGAAAATGACTACAATAAAGTAGAAGAATATTTACTACTCACAGATGAACATCCATCCGATAATAAACATCGTGATGAACTTGACAATACACCATTACATATAGCTTGTTTCAACTGTAATTATGAGTTGGTATGTTTATTGTTGGAATATGATGCGGATGTAACCATAATCAATGTAAATGGAGACACTCCATTACATACCGCATGTTATCAAAATCATCTCTCAATCATTAATATTCTTTTGAATGAAAATGCTAATCCATTTCTCAAAAATGTCTTGGGTAAAAATTGTTTCAATATCGCAAATGATTTTTCATATACATATTTACCAAAATTATTACACAAAAACAATCACTATCCTATTTAAAAAAAAATTCTTTAACTTTTATTTTTTGTAAAATAAAATGTGGGATTGTATATTGAAGAAAATGAAATTGGATAAAGCGAAAAAGATTATTTTGGATTCGGTGGATGAGGATTTGGTAAAGGATTTGTTGATTGAGTTGTTGGAAGAGTATGCGAAACGAACGGATAATGAGATTGATGATCGAGTCGTCGGTGAGATTAAAATGCGTCTGCACACTCTCAAATTTTAAATCAAGTTTATATAAATAATGATATGATATATAAACTTATAATTATATGATATATAAACTTATGACGACGACATATTTATTTGAACCGAATTTGATTTGTGAAGTTAAGTTTTTATATAGGATTCGACCGTTGAATGAAAATGATTATGAAAATGGATATATGGATTTATTGAAGGAATTTCGGGCTAGTACGCTTGAAGAGACATGTGAGACATTTATGAATGTATATACACATCTCAAACATCAAAAATCATATTATATTGTCGTGGTTGAAGATGTTGAAACGAAACAAGTTATAGGAACTGGAACATTATTTATTGAACAGAAATTCATTCATAATTATGGGAGAGTTGGACATATCGAAGATGTTGTTGTTTCGACAAACTATCGTAATAATGGTATAGGTAAAATGATACTACAACAACTAAAACATATCGGTAAAGAATTGAATGTTTATAAACTCATTCTCAATTGTTCTACAGAACTTGTCCCATTTTATAAGAAACACGGATTTTCACTTCATAACTCCCAAATGTCCATTTACTTACAATAATTAAAAAAAAATGGATAGATAAAGATGGAACGAATATTACCCGTAAAGGAAACATCAGATATGGTATTGGTCTCTTATATACGAACGATAATCCAAGAGGGTAAAATGGAGGAGGCGGAAAGGATATTTAGAGAAATGAAATTTTGGTATGAGGGAATAGGAGAACAAGTATTTTGGAGTGAGAATCATTATATAATGAATTGTTCATGTGATTTATTGTTGAGGGAAATGTTGGGTTATGTTGTTGGGAATGGCTTATATAATCGTTTGACGGTGTTTTTCTTGATACGGATAAAATATGGAATGGCAGAGTTTTTGAGTCCAGTGTATTTACCATTTACAATTGTTTCATTGTTGAATATTTATGATTTCTCAAAAAATGAAATGTTTAAAGAACAAGCACGATTATTATTGGATAGAATTTCAAAAGAAATTTTAGCCGTGACTTTACACGATGGTTCAATTGTGAGTCCATCTGGTCGTTCCTACATAAGACATCGTATCAAGACACGAGGACTTCATCTAACCTATTTCATTGATTTTTTATTGACGAATCGTAATACACCCACATATCAAGACATTGAACCAGCATTACAACATGCATTATCCACAACTACATATCGTCCTTCTATTGAAATCTATCAATACTTTAATATAACCGATACAACCGATATCACTCTTAAATTATCTCCATCTATCAATGATATTTTCGATACATTTTCACACATTGATTCTATAATATTGACGGATGATATTTTAGTCACGACATTGTGGAGTTATGGATTGTATATTCCTTATATGAATAATGAATGGATGAAAAAGATATTGGATATGATGGATAAATATAAATTATGGCGTCATCCACATTTTAAATCATTGGGATGGCTTCGAAAATGTCTTGGAAGAAATGGAATGTATTATTTTGTCAAGATGATTGGAAAAATTGGGATTGTAAAGTCGTATATTGATGGATTGGCATTGACAGATGCTACATTGTATGTACATCGTGAAGGAAATGTGGTAATGTCATCATTGATTGGATATCATGAAGGACTTCCAGCATTACAACAATGGACATTTGCCATCAATCTAAATGGTATTCCAATATGGTCGTCTTTAGGAAATAGTGGAAGTGTTTGTTGTATCAAGAGATTGGGAAATCAAGAAGCAAATAAAGAAATGACAACATCATTGGTGATGCCGACCATTATTCAAGAAGGAAATCACACTCATTTGACATTTTATATCAAGAATTTCTTTCGAAGATTATATTATTCAAGCACTCAACTTACCATCCATTTCCCATTTCATTATTTTGATGAACACGGTGTTTTCCAAAATAATTGGGTATGGGCACGCAAAGGTGATGTCGTTGTCGCCTATCTTTTACATAATACAAGAAACCAAATTGAATTCGTTGTACGAGATTTGGCTTTACATCATCTTCCACTTACCGAGTTTTTAAACACTCTCATCGGCACTTGAAAAATTATCAAAAAAAATTAAAATATTTTAATATAAAAAGATAAATAAAAAATGTCTTCGTTTAACAAGATGAATGGGCAAATCTTCAATGCCAGTACATTTACGGATGTGTTGTATGCGACACAGGCTGATGGAGGAGGAGGACAACAGGGACCACAAGGAGCTGGTTTTGCGAATACGGATTATGTTCGTATTGCGACTCAAGCAGGTCGAACGAATCAGGGAACCCAAGGTGTCGCGGTTGGGTTTCAGGCGGGTCTAATTAATCAAGGTGCCGGTGCTATCGCAGTTGGTGCGAATGCGGGATCAAATTACCAAGGAATCACAAGTGTTGCAATTGGTGTCGGTGCCGGATTCACCGGACAAGGTTCGAATGCAAACGCATATGGAACATTTGCGGGTGCATATAATCAAGGAGCTGATAGTATTGCGATTGGAACTATTGCAGGGGCGACGGCACAATCTACATTAGCTATTGCGATTGGTAGAAGTGCAGGTTCATGGAATCAAGGTGTTGGAGGTGTTGCGATTGGGGCACTTGCGGGACAAACTGGACAAGGAGCTTTAAGTGTGGGTATTGGTACATTTGCAGGTCAATTAAATCAAGCCAGTAACTCGATTGCCTTGAATGCGACTGCAAATGCTCTTAATCCTGGAACGACTGGTTTCTTTGTGAATCCTATTCGTGGAAATACTGGTGGCACTGGTATGAATGCGTTGTTTTACAACCAAACAACAAGTGAGATTTTTTCATTGCCGTCCAATGTCACACAATTGACGCCATATGTGCCTACCGCAACCAACAGTGCTCAAATCAATGTTGGTTCTACAAGTGTTTTGTATTATCTTGCATATGGTGCGACTAAAATTGCATATGGAACTAATTTTACGGCAACTGCTCTAACTGGACTAGGAAATACTGGAGTATCTTATGTAGTTACCTCGCCATTGCCAACTAATTATTTTGCACGAATCAATACACTCAATATTTCAGTGAATAGTGCTGAATTTAATGCTACAGGTGCCGTTCTAAATACTTATACCATACCACTTCTACCATATATTACACCTTCAAACTTTAACTATACTATCTTTACACGAAATACTGCTGCAGGTGGTGTTGCGTTGGATAACAAATCTGCCATTGCAAACTTTATTATTCTTGGTTCTTAAATATAGAACATTGATAAATCACTTTCATAATAGACTATTTAAAATTGATTTATCGGTATATTGTATGGAGTAGAATTAACTTAGTATATTATTATATAATTATGGATAGATTACCGTGTGAAATAGAGTATCATATACATTGTGATTCTAAAGAGTTGTCGATGGAAAATTTTGTAATTCGTAATGTTGATAATAACAAATGTATTGTAAAATTATCTCGAAATCTACAACACGATCCTCATACTTGGATTCATCTTGAAATCTCCAATAAATCTCTCATCTTTCGATCCATCACATTCCTAAAATGGTTCATATGTGATGAATTAATTCATCTTCAATCTCAATCTCTCCATTTAGAATACGGTTATTATCAAGGAACACATGAAATTCTCGGTAATTTCCACACTTGTCAGCCCAATGATTCCTATTCATTCCTAATTGATATCATTTCTACCTATGCCGAACATATGATTACACACAACTCGTTATAATTTTTTTTTTTCTTTGTGAAATATAAAATGTTTTCTATCCAACGAACTCACCATAAAGAAAGTGTCCCTAATCATCAAGCTCCACCTACACCCACGACGACTCCTTCGACCCCCACTGAAGTTTTCACCCCCTATCAACCTACATTCACCTACACACCCCCTCAACAAACTACCTCCCAACAACAACCTATCCCCAAACAATCTGACCCCCAACCCCTTCAACTTGTCAAGAATTTGGAAACAGATATCCAAAAAATCATCAACTCCATCCAATCCTCTTAATTTATTAAAAAAAAATATTTTTTCTTGATAAATAATAAAAGAAAAGATGTCATCACCGAATAATTTGAATGTAACGGAACCGCCGTCTAATGTTATTCCTCCAACGGAGGAGCCTATTCCTAAATGTGAAGAGACATTGGTGCCGATTGTGTTGCAATTCAAACCGGTGATTGATATCACGGTGTGTAAGCCTACAATTACACTTCATAATAAAGCTGTATGTGAGCCGAGTTGTGATCCGGATTTGTAATTTTAATTTATTTCGTTAGATTAAAATTATTATACTGATTTGAAACAAGTTTGTGGGACATTACCGCATCGTGTCGAACGATCACAACACCATACTTCATCTGCGGATACATGAGTACAACATCGTTTATTATCTGTGCAGAATAATTGGGATTTATAACAGTGTTTTCTGCCTTTCTTCTTCTTGGAGTTCTTCTTTTTCTTGGGTTTCTTTCCTTTACGAAGATTGTTTGTTTGGATTGATATTTGAAATTGATCTGAACCATCATCATTACGAAATGAATATCTTGAATCATTTGAATTTAGAATCGTACTTACACTAATTTTATCGTCATCGTCGTCTAAATCGTTGTCGTCGTTATCTAAATCGTCATCGTCGTCTAAATCATTGTCGTCGTTATCTAAATCGTTGTTGTCGTTATTGCCAGTGTTATTATATGATTCTGCGGGGAAACCACGAACGATGATTTCGTTTTGATATAAACGAGGGACATCTTGGATTTCATTTTCGGTTGTATTGTTATTTGTTGCATTTACAAATAACATCATCATCATCATCATAATATACACTTTCATTTTTAATTTAACAAAATAAAAAAATTGATTTTGAGGAGAGTTAAGAAATGTTTTTGTAATTTTCAAAAGAGTATGACAAATTGGGATTTGTTGCCTGTTGTGATACAAAGTGAAATTATGGGTATGGGGGATTGTAAAGAGACATTTGAATTGAATTTCATGTTTTTTGATAATGGGAATGAAGGGGATTATATTGTAGAGACATTTAAAATGTGGAGAAATTTTGAAAAGGATCCTCTTTATTATATGAATGTGAGTTTTCGTGGAAAGACATTTTTGTTTCGTTCATTTGAATTGATGATGTGTGTGTTGAAGACAGAATTTAAATCGTGTGTGTATCGTAATGATTTGGATTATGCGACATATGAATATTATCAAGGGGATAGAAGTGGATTAGGGGAACATACTATCCATAAATCAGTATTGGATGAGGAAGAAATATTAAATATAGTGGGGGAATATGCCGAGAATATGATGGAACATAATTCATAAATTATAATGATTGAGTATGATTTATGAATTAAAAATTGTTTTAAGAGAGGATGAAGTGAATGATAAATTGATGAATCCAATCAAGATTTTCTATCATATATATGCATGGAATGGAACTTGGAAGACGATTGTGCCAGACCAACTTTCGAAATTGATGTATAGTGGATTGTTGAAGAAGAGTTTCAAATTATATGTGTATATTGTGGGACCAGAGGGTTATGATTGTGCCAAGTTTGTGGGAGGATATCCTAATGTGGAGATTATTGTGGATGTGAATAATCAAACGGCAGAGAGGGTGACATTATTGGGGATGCGACAATTTATTAAACCGGATGATTATGTGTTGTATTTACATAGTAAAGGTGTAACCAAGACGGATTTTGAGATTTGGTTAAGGATAAATGATTGGAGGAATTTGATGGAGTATCATTTGATATATAGACATGAGGAGTGTTTAGAGAAATTGAAGGAACATGATGTTATTGGTGTGAATCGGTTATTGACGCCATCGCCACATTTTAGTGGTAATTTTTGGTGGGCAAAGGCATCATATGTATTGTCATTACCCGAGACGATTGGGGGGAATTATTTAGATCCGGAACAATATGTATTGAGTCAAGAGTGTTGGACATTTTGTATGTATGAATCCGAGACGAATCATTATGAGAATCGTTTTCCGATATCTATTTATTATGATTAGAGACTTTCATTTGGAAAGAGAAGAGGTGTTTGATCGAAATCGAGGACATTATCAAAGGCGTTTAAAATTTTATCATACAAGATTTTGTTTTTAGTGTAGATGCCGAGACCAGCGGATTGAACGAAATAGAGACGATAACCATCTGTTAATTCTTTAAAGAAATCACGGATACCGAATTCTGGGATTGCGACATCATGAAAAAGAATGATACCATTTTTACGAACAAACGGAGACCAATTTGTAAAGTCTTGTTTTACGGCTTCATAGGTATGAAGACCGTCAATATGAAGAATATCAATGGGTTTAGACCATAGTTTAGAGAATTGGGTAAAGTCGGCGTGTTGGATGACAATTTGAGAGAGATTGTATTCTTTAATTTTACCCAAGACGAAATCTTGGGTGTTGCGAAGTCCAGCATGTTCGTCTCCCATAAATAAATCAATACCGGTAATGACACCAATGATATTCTTTTTTTCTTTATTTCGTTGAAGGGTATTTCCAAACACAAAAGTGCTATAACCATAATCTACACCCAATTCTACGATTGTTTTGGGGTTGATTGAATCAACCAACCATTCTGCGAATTTACGATGACCTTTCCATGCAGAAACAATTTCTTCAACCCAATCACCGGATTCTCGTAATTTAAGATATTCTTCTGTATTGTCTTCCATTTTTAATCAATCATATTTTTTTTTTTTTAAATGAGAAATTAAATTACGGCACGACCAATATCGGTGTTCCAATCTTGTTCTGGACGGTCAATCTCAATATTTCTGGATTGGACGATGGATAATAAGGGTGATTCAACATTATGAGATTGAAATTGATGAATGAGTGATGCGACATCTTTCGGAAAACAAGTGCCACCGAAACCACATTTTCCGTCGGGACCTGGAACATTAATGTGAGAGGGAGTGATACGAGGGTCAGTGGAGGCGATGGAGGAGATGGTGTCATAATTGAGACGAAGAGCTTGACATAAACGATAGATTTCGTTACAGAAGGAGACTTTTGTGGCGAGAAAACAGTTTCGAAAGTATTTGATGGTTTCGGCTTCACTGGGGGAACATGTCAAGAGATTATCGTAAAGGATTTTTTGTTCGTGTTTTGCGTTTTCGAGGATTTGAGAGATGAGTGGTGTTATTGAGGGGGATGAAATACCGAGAATCCAATTTTGACATTCTTTAAAGTCTTGTTTCCAATTTTTTTCGGTTAGGAATTCTGGCATGAAGTGTGTGTTGAGAGAATTGGAAGTGCCGATGGGGACGGTGGAACGGATGATGATGTGAGAGGAGGAGTGTGATTGGATATCATGGACGACATTTTGGACGATGGAGGTGTGACATTCGTTACTATTTTTCTTCATTGGGGTGGGGACACAGACAAAGACGACATTACAATGATAAATATCATTCATCGTTACATTTTCGTTGGGATAACGGAGATGGGGTTGTAAATCGTAAATCCATACTTTTGTCAAGGAACTTTCAAAACCGGCGGTAGCTTTACCGACAAATCCGCCACCTACGATACCAATATTGATGATATTGTCGTGCATTTTTTAAATATAGGATAAAAATAATTTGGAGATTTAAGAAGTAGAAATCTTAAGATGAAAGAATGATGATATTTTTTCGAAAGAGTATAATTATTATGGGTGTATTTATGATGGTGGAATATGGTATGTGTTTTGTGAAACCGATTTCACCACAACCGTCGAATAATTATTTGAAGGAGTTGGAACAGGCGACGGGTGTCTCCAAGGTGCGAGCATTGAGGAAGAGAGATGTGAGGGAGTTGAGAGAATTGAGGAAAAGGAGGGATTCTAAATTCACCGAGGGCGTTGATTTGGATGATTTTGGGATGATGAATGAGACGATGAGTGATGAACCGAGGACGATTCAGTTGGAGATTCCAAATCAGATTTTTATACCGTTATCGAGAATGTCATCGTTATTTCAAAATGCAAGTCAAGTGAGAAGAGCGAGGACGAATGAGAGATCGGATAGTGGTCAATTTTCACTTGAAAAATTACCATCCGATTTAAATTTTACTTCGATTGGTGGATATACGGATATCAAGGAGGAGTTGAATCAAATTCTTGATTTTATTCAATATCCAGACAAGTATCTTGAACATGGTGTGAGATTGGTGAGGGGGTTGTTATTGGAGGGATTACCTGGAAATGGCAAGACTTTGATTGCGAGATGTCTTGCGGGAGAGGCAAAGATGAATTTTGTGGCGTGTTCTGGTGCGGAATTTACGGAGAAATATGTTGGAGTTGGGGCATCTCGAGTGAGGGAGTTGTTTGAGTTTGTGAGGGAGAATCAGCCGTGTATATTGTTTATAGATGAGATTGATGCGTTGGCGAGGAGGAGATCGGAGGAGGGTGAGATGTCGCATTCGGAGAGGGATTCGACGTTGAATCAATTGTTGGTGTTGATGGATGGATTTCGACAGAATGAGAATATTTTGGTGATTGGTGCGACGAATCGTATGGATATGTTGGATAGGGCGATATTGAGACCGGGTAGATTTGATAAGGTGATTCATATCCCGAATCCGGATGGGGAGACGAGACGGGCGATATTGGAGATTCATGGGGAGAGGAAGCCGTTGAATGTGTCGATTGAACATTTAACGAGAATTACGAATGGGTTTAGTGGGGCACAGATTGAGAATTTATTGAATGAGGCGACATTGATGGCGATAAGGAAGGGGGAGATGCCGGTGAATTTGAATCATATAGAACATATGAAGGAGAGGATGATTATAGGACAGACGAGTAATTACAAGAGGAATATTACGGATACGACATTGCGTCGTATTGCGATTCATGAGGTTGGACATTTGTTATTGGCATTACAATCTCAATATTATGAGAGACCGTGGAAGATTACGGTGGATTCAATGAATCCCAAGAATTCATTAGGATATACGATTTTTGAGACGGAGGAGATTGATGAGGGGTTCTTTTTGAGAGAGTATCTTCAAGATAAAATCAAGGTGTTGTTGGGAGGTCGTGTGGCGGAGGAGATTGTGTATGGACATTCGGTGTCATCGGGGGCATTGTCGGATTTAGAAAAGGCGTTTGCGGTTGCCAAGACGATGATTATGGATTATGGGATGGGGAAGAGTATCATCTATCCATATTTGTCCGAGACATATAAAAAGAGGATAGATGAACAGATTCATCATCTCATTCATCAAATGTATTTGGAGACCAAGGATTACATTGCAAAGAATGAGAATTTGATGGATATTTTTGTGGAACATTTGTTATTGAAAAAGACATTATTGTGGGATGAGATTCAAGATATATACAAGACCTATCAGTATTATCCAAATTTGTATAATTCAAACGAGTTTGAGATTAGAGATGAGTAGGAATATCTTGGAATTGTCGAGAGGGATTATTATAAGTTGGATCACAACGACGACGACAAATGGAGATGGATAACATGAGACCTAATAAACAGATGAAGATGTAGAATACGATACAAGAGAATTGAATCATTGATTATAATTTTTTGGAGAGAAAAATTATAATCAAAAATTTGTGAAATTAGATGAATGTGGGTTCTCCTTGACGAGGGGGTTCATCACATAATTGAATCACAACCAGAGACGCATTCACTTGTGATACATCAGAACCAGAACCACTGCGACCATCTAACAAGACTGGTGTAATGTAAGATGTGTGATTACGGATTTGAAAGACCGCACCGACTCCAGTTGGAGAATCCGAATTGGGAAACAAATCTTCAGGATGAACGGGAATAATGGTATGAGTTATTACCATTGTTTCAGCGGAAGCTTCACCAACAACTGACCCTGGAATCAATACACCATTCAAAAAACATCCCAATTGAACAGCATATTGATGATAAAACTTTCCAATGATGAAATAATATCCAACCGCACCAATAATTATATCCCCTGAACCAGGAATATGGTTAATACTTCCATAAACAACAGAAGTCTTGTTGAATATAATGGGTTGTTCCAAATCAACGGAAGCTGGGATATCATTATATGCACGAAGGAATGATGCTAAACATCGTCCCGTCCATCCCGTCGGTCCAGCCTCTCCCTGATAACCATAACAACCTTGGAAACCTTGTACACCAACCTCTCCTTGAAATCCTTGTTCTCCTTGAAACCCTAAATCTCCTTGGAATCCTTGTTCGCCATTAAATCCAACATCTCCTTGAAAACCTTGTTCGCCATTAAATCCAACATCTCCTTGAAAACCTTGTTCGCCATTAAATCCAACATCTCCTTGAAAACCTTGTTCGCCAATATCTCCTTGGAAACCAGGAGGTCCCGGAAGTCCAGGAAATCCGGGTTCCCCAATAAAGCCTTGGGGACCTTGAAATCCAGGTTCTCCAAGGATACTTGGTCCTTGGAAACCTTGAGGACCTTGATAACCACGCTTACCACGACAGCCATCGGCACCACGGGGACCAGGGTCACCACGAGGACCAGGATCACCACGAGGACCTCGACATTCACATTGATGAGAACAATCACCCGTATGACCATAATTATTATAATCACTATATTCACTATTCGTCGTCACATCACTCGTATTTGATATCGTTCTATTCATCTCTTCCTACTATCTAACAAGATAATTTATTTTTATTTAATATTTTTTATTTAAAGAAAAGAAAATAAAAAATAATTGGAGGATGGAACGAATACCGAGAGTAATCTCATGTGAGGTGTGTGGAAATATATTTTCATCCAAGGCGAGTTTGAGGATACATGTTTATACGGCACAATATTGTTTGAGATTAAGAGAGTTATTAAGAGTTAAGAAAAGTCTAAAATAAGAACTTAAAAAATTAACATTCAATTATTAAAGATTGGGTTATAGGTTATGGAAAATTCTACAAAAAATGGTTTGAACGAAAGGGTGAAAAATGGGGTATTGATGGATGTGACGAATAAAAAGAAGGAGAATGAGTGTCCTCGATGTAAGAGTTTATTTTCTACGAAACAGAGTCTTGCGACACATATGAGAACGGCACAATATTGTATTGAGGATGTAAAACCGATGAAACAATTTGATTGTCAGTATTGTGGGAAAACCTTGTCATCAAAGCAAATGCTGACATATCATGACAATACTTGTAATGACAAGAAACGATTTGTATATGAACAAAAACTAAAGGAATATGAGTCCTTTATTACCAATAAACAAACGACATCTTTTTTTGATAGTAATGTGATTATTCAATGTAAAATGATATCGTCAATCGCACAAATGCCTCGTAAGATTAGTAGTATGGTGTTTCAATTGTATCCCGCAATTGATTCATCCATTTGTATTGATAGTCTTTCTTCCGCAACGATTTCAACAGGTATCATTCTTCAAATTGCAAAGGAATGGTGTGCATATATTATGGCAGATGATTCCAATACTTCTTTACTTGTCTCGAGCATATGTATTGATAATATGTATCAAAAACCAATTCAAATTACAGTCTTTAATATGACAAAAGAACCCATCATCATTATGAACTCGAATGTAATCGCTCAACTTGTATTTAAAAAGAGTCCCGAAAGTGTCAATGTCCATTTCAATTATATCTAATGAGTCGTATGAGTCGTATCATAGTTTTAATGAGTCATATCATAGTTTTAATGAGTCATATCATAGTTTTAATGAGTCGTATAATTGTTTTTAGTTATTGAGATAGATGTAGGTATTCAAGTATAATGCGAAACACGTCCATATGAAATAGGGGAGAAGTAGGCTACTTGAGAGAGGAGAGACTTTCCAAAAAGATAGGATTGTCAAGAGTAATGAGATGAGGATGCCGATAATCACAATTACACTCCAGAATAATTGACGATAACGAAAGAATAATGGTGTCCATAGTAAATTTAAACACAATTGAATTCCAAAAAATACCAAACCAATCATGGTGCGGTCTTTGGATAGAATGAATAGGAATAGACTTGTAAATATCATGATATATAAAATAGTCCATACGATTTGAAAGACGATTGGTGGGGGTGTAAGTGAAGATTTCTTCAATTCATCATACCATTCATTATTCGACGACAATAGTTTTTCCGTAGTCATTTTTTTCTTATTAAGCAGATGATAATTTTCTTAATAAGAAAAATGAAACAATTTTCATTCGTAATTAATTTAGATAAACGACCTGAACGATGGAAATCGACACAACAAAAATTATATAGTTTGAATCATTTTAAATATATACCGATTGAACGATTCTCTGCTGTGAATGGTTATGATTTGTGTAATGATGTGTATCAAAAGAAATATATGGATGATGTCATTTGGAAAATAATTCATAATACATCTACTCGTTCCATAGAATGTGGTGTGTTGGGTGTATTATTATCTCATTATTTCTTGTTGAAACAAATTTTAAATGATCAACGGATATCTGTAGAGGATGTCATTTATATTTTTGAAGATGATTTGTTTTTAGGAGATGATGTATCTCCTCGTCTTGATGATCTAATACATTCATTATCATTACATCCTATTGATATGATTTATCTTGGTGGACGATTTCACAAAAATTTTACGCCAACACATTACGAACCATTCACTCAAATGAAAGATTCAAATCTATTTCTTCGTGATCCATTTATCGGTTTTAATTTATTCCGTAAAGATTATGATCGAACAGCTCATTCTTATCTTTTACGAAAACGAATCATCCCATCTCTCCTTCAATATATTCTCGATTGGATTCAATTTCATAATCGTGTGGTTGAAATTGATACTTATATCTATGGATTACTCACATCATTTCCTATCTATGATATGTTTCCACATTTATTTTATAGTCCATTGAATTACAAGAGTGATATACAAGATATTAAATTACGACGAGTCATGTGAAAATCATTTCAAGAGTATAAATTATAATGTTTTAAGACTGTAATGACAATTATTATAATGAAGAAAGTTGCATTGATTACAGGGATTAATGGTCAAGATGGTAGTTTTCTTGCGGAATTGTTGCTTGAAAAGGGATATGATGTGCATGGGATGATTCGTAGATCGTCAAATTTCAATACAAGTCGTATTGATGGTATTTTTTCTCAATTGACATTACATTATGGGGATGTGTCGGATATGGGGAATGTAATGGCGATTATTTCAAAGATATGTCCGGATGAGATTTATAATATGGCGGCAATGTCTCATGTCAAGGTTTCTTTTGAATTGGAGAATTATACCTTTCAAGTCAATACGATGGGTATTTTGAATATACTTGAATCCATACGGATTTTAAGTCGTGAGAAACAAGTAAAAGTATATCAAGCATCGACATCGGAAATGTATGGGAATACTTGTGGAGATGGTAGATTGAATGAGGAATCGGAAATGAGACCGGTGAGTCCATATGGGATATCGAAATTGGCGGCACATCATTTATGTAATTATTATAGAAATGCATATGATATGTTTGTCGTTTCGAGTATTTTATTGAATCACGAGAGTGAAAGACGAGGACCTACTTTTGTGACAAAAAAGATTGTGGATTATGTTGGGAAATATCATTTGAAACAAACGACAGAACCCTTACAATTGGGAAATCTGGATTCAAAACGAGATTGGGGATATGCTGGAGATTATGTTTATGGAATATGGTTGATGATGCAACATCATTCCCCTGATGACTATGTCTTGGCGACGGAAGAGACACATTCCGTTCGTGAATTTGTAGAATTGGCGTTTAAAGAGATTGGGATAGAGATTGAATGGGAATATCAATATGGACGAAATAAAAAGACGGGAGATATTATTGTTCAAGTAAATGAACGGTATTATCGTCCAATTGATATTCAAACTTTAATTGGGGATGCGACAAAAGCCAAGAAAGTATTAGGATGGCGTTCTTTAATGACATTTCCTAATCTTGTAAAACGAATGGTTCAAGATTCCATCAAACAAAAAACAGATATATCCAAATCATGAATGAAACATACAACAAGAATGTCAATACACAATAAGTAATTATAAATAATACGACACCGATAATAAATTCTTGATAGGTATCGGTATGTTTCCAAATCATGATAATCATTAGACCAAAGAATAGATAGAACAAAAAGAATACGGCAAGTCCCGATAGATGTTGAAGAGTAATAGGAATAGACGACATTTTGTAAAGCTCCAATATATAAAGAGTTGTAAATCAAAATTAAACGACTTCTTGGGATGATGAAGATTCTTGAGTGTAGTTATTGGGAATAGGTATATATGTATATAAATAGTAGAAGGAGATGGAAATGAGGATAATTACGGAGATGAGTAGAGCATAGCTTTGTTGTGTGACGGCGATAAAGATGGCTTCATAAAAGATGAAGAAGAAAACGAGACAATACAAGGCGAGAATAATTCGTAAAAAAGTAGTGGTTGTCATAATTTTGATTACATTCATTCGATTGAGAATCAAAATTAAATAATATTGGATGGACGACGAATGCCGTCTTCTAAGATGGTGGGGGGAGGTAAATGACGGATAGGGTCTCCCGAAGACGAGCTCCGCTCGAGGCAACGAAGTTGCCCGCTGACGTGAGTCAGCTCGAGCTGGCTAATGCCAGCGGACAACTTCGTTGTCTCGTCCGTGAGACGAATATCAATTATTTTGTAGATACAATAACCGACAAAGAGACTACAAATTAGATTAAAGATGATGATGACGAAATCTTCTTTGCCGATGCCATACAATACCCATAGAAATAGACCAGAAAGATGAACGATAAACATGGAGAGTGAGATGCCTTCAATATCTTGTGGAGATTGTGCGATCCATAATGTAGAGAGTTGTTGTGAGAATGAAATGGTCGTCCCTAGACCTGCTAATATCCCAATAACCCGTAAAAAATATGGTGTAAAGAACATTTATTTTTCTTTTATAATTGTTTTTTTATATCACTCAAAAAACTTTGTTAGTCTTTTGATTTGTTATAAGAAGGTGTCGGTTAAATTTAGAAATAGATTATGATAATAATTACATGGGGTCGTGTGTTTGAGTATGGATGCGATATATTGTAATGTGGATTTGATATTTTTATATTCGTGCTTCATATCGATACGATTCCAAATATGACGGTGTTCAAGTATAAATTCTTCAAAGAAAGTATATAGTTTTTGTATTAGACAATGATTTGGATGATGAATGGAATGACATAATTGTAATTTGGAAATGTCAAAGAGTGTGACCCAACATTTGTGAATGAAATGATGAACGAGAGTTGTGGAACGGGTTTGACGAGAACAATAAAGGGAAGTGAAGGTTTCTTTACGACATAGACCACAAGTTGAGTGTTTCTTGAACCATTTTTTCGCACAAGAAACACAAATGAGATGATTACAATTCAATCGAAACATATATTTCGATTTGGAAAGACAAATTTGACAAGTCATTCTTGAAAATTACTCTTGTGTTGAGAATGTATCGATAAAATCAAAATTATTATATAAAGTGAAAGATGGGTGGGATAAAATGACGATTGAGAATAAATATACATGTTTGTGTAATACACCGTCGGATATAAACTTACATTTGCCTACATTGATGAGATATGGGTATGGAAAGAAACATGTGACGGAGATGGGAGTGAGATATGTTGTATCTACATTTGCATTTTTAATGGGGAGACCGAAAAGGTTAGTGTCGATTGATATAGAACATCCTAACAATGTAGAGTATAAGGAGATAAGGGGGGAAGAGGAGTTTGAGATGGCGGAGAGATATGCGAGGGAGAATAATGTGGATTTTGAGTTTAGAAAGGGGGATACATTGGAGATGGAGATTGAGGAGACGGATGTGTTGTTTATAGATACATTACATTGTTATCGACAGTTGAGTAGAGAGTTGGAATTACATTCAAAAAAGGTGAGAGAGTATATATTATTACACGATACGAGTACATATGGATATGTGGATGAGAGACCATTACCGAATGATGATAGACAGGGACTTGTGTTGGCGGTGAATGAATTTTTGAGTAGAAATAGTGGTGAGTGGATGGCGTGGGAACAATATTTTTTTAATAATGGATTGATTGTTCTACGACGAATTTAATTTTATGTTGTAAGATAAAAAGAGAAACCAATGATTATAAAATTATTTGTAGGAGTAATGTTTTTCTTGTGTGTGGTTTCGTTATTTGTTGGCAATGTATTGTTTGGATGGAGTAATTTGTACATGGGGGCATTGATTCTTGTATATTTTTGTCTTCAAGTACATTTTGCCATTTGTAATAGTATGTTTTACAAAAAGATTGCCAAGGAAGATTGTTATTTGACGGTGGAAGAGTATCCAAGGATAGCATTTAATATTGTTGGATATCGTGAGAATGCGGATTATTGGAGACGATGTTTGGAGTCGATTCTTGCGATTGAATATCCCATTGAACGAATTTCTGGAGTGTTTGCATTTGTGGATGGAAATGATGATGAGGATGTGTATATGAAGACAATATTTGATGAGATATTCATGAGTCGATTGGATAGTAATGTAAGGATACCGGATAATGAATGTCTATTGATGGATCATGGAGGGAAACGACATGTCATGTTTCATGGCTTCAATTATATAAAGGAAAGATATCCGTTGAATGAGTATATTATTGTGATTGATAGTGATACGATATTGGAGAAGGATGCGGTATTACAATTAGTCAAGGCGATACATTGGAATCGATGGAATGGATGTGGGACGGGGTCGTTAAAGATTTTTAATCGAAAGAATTGGTTGACCAAGGTGGTTCATTCGAGATATGGATTTGCGTTTGATATAGAGAGGGGAGCAATGTCCTTTGTGGGGTGTATGAATTGTTGTAGTGGTCCATTTTCGATTTATCGACAACGATTATTGGATACACAATTACTTGAGGATTTTATTCATCAAAAATATTGTGGGAGATATGTGGGACCTGGAGATGACCGACATTTAACGAATTTAATTTTAGAAAAGGGATATCGATCGATACAGACGGGATATGCGATTGCATCGACAGAGTCGCCAGAGATTTTCAGTCGATTTTTACAACAACAATTAAGATGGATGCGTTCATTTTATAGGGAGACATTGTGGCAGATAAGGGCGATACCGAATCAACATTGTTATTTGATTGTGATTACGACCTATGAGATTTTGTTTCCATTCTTTATATTGTTGTCGATATTATCACAGTTATATCTCAAAACGACGATTTCATTTGCATTACATCGTATAATATATGCGACGAGTATTCTTGGATTTCGAACATTATTATTGTTGTGGTTTCAAGGATGGGATTTGAATTATCTATATAATTTTTGTTATTTCCCAATGTATTTCATGTTTTTGTTGCCCATCAAGATATATGCATTATTGTCGTGTTTTCAAATGCAATGGATTACATCGGATCGACGAAAGATTGTATTGTATAATTCATTGGAGAATACCATGATTAGTACATTTGTGGTGGGATGGATTGGTATTCTTGGATGGTGTATTGCAGATATTTGGTTGTCCTATACATAATAATTATATCTAATTATATAATATGATTAGATATAAACATAATGACGAAAGGAAGATGGATTGCGAGTTTTGATATGGGAATAAAGAATTTTGCGTTTGCGATTGTATCTATCGACTCGAATGACTTTGAGATTGTTCATTTTGAAAATATCGATTTGGTCGAAGACAAACGAAAGGATATCCAAAAAATCATATACAATATGTATGATGTCTTGGAGACATTCAAATGTCTCTGGGAACAATGTGAAATCTTTTTGATTGAACAACAGATGCAATATCGTCATGCCTCCAATATAAAGGCACTCAAATTATCTCAACATGTTCTTGCCTATTTCATGATACATTACAAAAATAAAACCATTATTGAATACCCCGCCTATCACAAAACACAAGTGTTTAATGCCCCTCCAAAACTCAACAAATATGAACGAAAAAAATGGTCAATCCAAAAAGTCCAATCCCTCTTGGAACAAAAACAATCTCCACATTTACTTCACACTCTACACAAAAAAGACGATGTCTGTGACTGTATCCTCATGTGTCTCTCTTACGGTATAAAGTAATTTAAAGACTTGAGGGTATTTTAATTTAAAGACTTGAGGGTATATTAATTTAAAGATTTGAGGGTATATTAATTTAAAGACTTGCGGTATATTCATTTAAAGACTTGCGGTATATTCATTTAAAGACTTGCGGTATATTCATTTAAAGACTTGCGGTATATTAATTTAAAGACATACGGTATATTAATTTAAAGATTTGAGGGTATATTAATTTAAAGACATACGGTATAGTAATCTAAAGATTTGAGGGTATAGTAATTTAAAGACTTACGGTATAGTAATTTAAAGACTTACGGTATAGTAATTTAAAGACTTACGGTATAGTAATTTAAAGATTTGAGGGTATATAAAAGTGATTTTTGAGGTGTGATTGGATATGATAAGATATAATGAATTCACAACAGGAACTTGCATATCGATATGTGGAGGAGGGAAAGAATGTATTTGTGACGGGGGGAGCGGGAAGTGGTAAATCTTTTTTTGTAAAGACAATTATTGAACGCTTACGACATCGTTTTTGTGACAAGGATCCAAATCATAAAAAAATTGGTATTACGAGTATGACGGGAAGTTCCGCATTATTGATTGGTGGAACGACATTACATTCTTTTTTGGGGATTGGAATTACACGAGATGTGGATGGTATGATGACTCGTATTGGGAAATATGGAAAGAAACGAGTTTGGAAAAAACTTGATGTATTGATTATTGATGAGGTGAGTATGTTGTCGAGAGAATTGTTTGAATGTATTGATATTGTAGCAAAACAACTTCGAAAATCGACACAACCATTTGGAGGAATACAATTGATATTATGTGGTGATTTTTGTCAATTGGGATGTGTCGATTCAAAGGAATTCTGTTTTGAATCACCTATATGGTCTTGTTCTATTCATCATACCATTGAATTCACTACAATTTATCGTCAAGAACAAGATTCAACCTTTATAAATGTTCTTAATCAAGTTCGTTTTGGAAACATTACAAAAGAAGTTCAAACATTATTAAAACAACGAGTCAAATTATTTCAAAATAATGACAAGGGAATCATTCCCACACAATTATTTCCTCATCGTAAAAGTGTCTATTCCATAAATCTTAAACATCTCGAAACATTATTAGATATGAAACATCAACATCATATTTTCTTAGTCAAATCGAAAGATGAGAATCCCAAACTTGTAAAATATTTAGGAGAAGATGCGACAAAAATGTTGTGTGTTGATGCACAAGTTATTTTAACCGTCAATTTAGATATTGAAAATGGTCTTGTCAATGGTTCTCGTGGAAAAGTGGTGGAATTTACGGATAATGACTTACCGATTGTTGAATTTGTGGATGGCACACGAAGGATGATTGAGTATTATGATTATGAATGGGAGGATGAGAATAATAATATTCATAAATATTCTCATCTTCCATTGACATTGGGATGGGCGATTACGATTCATAAAAGTCAAGGAATGACATTGGATTGTGTCATTACAGAATTGGCAAACATTTTTGATTATGGTCAAGGATATGTCACATTATCTCGTGTGAAATCCCTTGAAAACATTTGGATCTCAAAAATAGACTTTTCAAAACTCAAATGTCATCCCAAAGTCATTGATTTTTATAAAAAATTATCTCCTATTATAAAAGAATAATGAAAGGATATGACTGGAAATTTTTAACCGTCATTATGATGCTTCTTGTTGTAATTGGACTACAACTTTGGGCATGTATGTGTGTCAATCAAGATTTGAAAAAGGAACATCTTAAAGAAGCACATTCTCGTTTGTTGAGTCGATTGTTGCCATTTGGGGGTCCATATGAGGCATGTGAAGATATTGAATGTCCCAATTATGAAAATAAAAAGGAATGTATGTTGAAGAATCAAGACAAGATTAAGAAATGTTGTGAAGGTGTTTGTCGTGCGAAATGTGTGAATCTCCCAGCACCCGCATTACAAGAATGTTTGTCTGCCTGTACTCCTACTTTTGTGTAATTTTTTTTAACAACACTTTACAAACTATATTTGTGTTTAAAAAAAATTAGAAACCGGAATTACGCTTATTCATATTGTTGAGGGTTGCATGTTGCAACTGTTGCATCTGACGAGACAACTGTGCCTGTTGTTTCATCCCCAATTCATAGGGATAAGAAGTACAACGAGGGTAAATTTGAGATCCATTAGGGGCATAACCAAATTCACCCGTCAGTTGGGGATTGAGTTGGTCAAGACCCTTGGAACGAACTTGACTGTCATAATGCAACATATTGTTTTGGGTATCATAGATATTACCCGCCACACCTTCCGCATCCAAATTAACATATTGGAAATATTGAGGACGCAGGGCGTTTTCTACAAACACACGATCCTCGGGCGTATTACATCCGGGGGCTTTGGTGTAGTAAGAGTCGGCAGACACGGGACGACCCGCATTGTCAAAACCAGTCCATACGGGACACACCATCAATTCAGGGTTTTCAAATCGATCAGATTGAATACGATTTGCCCACGAAGTATCGACCTTACAAGTTCGAAGAGCTCCTTCAAGACTAAACATTATTGTATCTTTATTATAAAATTTTATTTTTTTTTTTCTAAAATTTTGAGTTGAAATAAAAATGTCGGTCGCTTCTCAAAAAAAGAATTGGAAAATGTTGTGGTCTATCGTATCTTGGGTATTCCTTATTTTATTGATTCTCTATCTTCTCATTGCCATTATTGTATCGGTATATTATTACAATACTCAAAAATCTTTCGAGAAATTTGTATGGTCATCTCTACAACAATTGGAATCAAACATTCAACAAACAAATCCATATGATTTCAAAACGGATTCAATGAAATTGAAACAAACGAATCAATTGTTGGCACGAGATGTAATGCGAGAATTAATGTCGTATTACAATAACAATCTCAATACCGTCATTCTCGTTATTCAAAACACTACATCCACTTCCACTCACATCACTTTCTTTGAATCTAACCTTCCCATCTTTCCAAATATCTTTTCATTAGAATTCCAAGCTCATTTCATCACCTTTATTCAACACATTTCTGGTTCTATCCCATCTTCCGTATTACAAAAGACTCAATTCTATAATCGTTTCGTGACGATGTTAATCAACACTATTAATGACGATGTTGATAGTGTCGCAAAGTTATTGGAATGGATTAAATCCATCTCCATCTAATTTAATTTAAGACTATTATAAGACTATGATAAGACTATGGAGACTCAAAAAACATTGTATGTGGAAAGAATGTCTAAATTGTTGGACATTCTTAAATTGGATAATACATCGGCGGAGAATAGATTGGTGCGATTGTTTCACAAAAATAACAAGTCATATATTGTTATTTCATCTCTTAAGAATGATGATTATATGATATTTGATGTAGATAACAAAGACCGATGGACGGATGTCATTGGTATAGAGAGTTTGGAAGACTCAGTTGTTGATGTTGTCGATAAGAAACGCATTGAAAAAGTATGTAGATTTTTAGAACAAGTAAATTGGCAAACGAGTGTTGTGGATACGAATGGGACGTTGATGAATGTATATACTTATAATGAGAAATGGTATATTAAATTCAGTATTCCGTATTCAAACGAAGAGATTAAATATACAATTGATAATGAAATTATAAATGATGAGATTATAAGAGAGGCAAAGGCGATTTTGTGGGACAGAACATCTGCTATATTGTCGGAACGTTACAAGTTGGATATGAATATGAATTATGGCAATTATTCACTTTCTTTGAATATAAATTTTCCACATTTCGACATAAATTTTCCGATTGAATCTGCGAAGAAAAATGGATTAACAAGGAACAACTTAAGTTGTTGTAGGATATGATATGTATGTCTCTTGATTTTTTTTTAATATTGATTACTGATTTAAATGGATACTTCTTTTGATAAAGAAGTTTTACAAATGACGAATCAAATTATCGAGAATTTACAAGTAGTTGATGAAGACCAGAGTCTTAAATTATATAGTTATACGGAATGTTCCAAGACATGTGATGATTTAACCAAACTCCAACGAAGTGTTGTCAAAGATACAGAAGGAAATCTTGTTGCGATTTCATTGCCTTATACGGATGAATATATTGTCACTCACGAACCAGAAACGGTAGAGATTGATTTGAAGGAGTATAATGTGTATCCGTCGGTAGAGGGGACATTGATGAGGGTGTTTCATCACAAGGACAAGTGGTATATTACGACAAATCGAAAGTTGGATGCGTTCAAGAGTTATTGGTCGTCTCATTTTTCATTTGGACAGTTGTTTGTGACGAATGTTTTACATATCTACAAGGAGAATAATATTGAATCTTTTTTTCAAAGATTAGATACAAACAAGATTTATTTCTTCTTGTTGAAACCGACGACGGAAAGTCGTATTGTGTGTCATATTGATAGTAATTCTCCTTCATTGTATTTTGTGGGGACTTTGAATAAGGAAAAGACACTTGAAGAATATGGTGGATTGGAGATGGATGAGAAGGTTTTACCGGAGATTGCGAGGATGGAGAGTATTACATTTGATACGGTAGAGGAGATGATGGAGTATGTAAAGAATGTGAATGTGTGGCAATATCAGGGTGTTATTTTGTTTCATAAGAGTAAGAATAAACAGATTAAGTTTATGAATGAGTATTATAAACAGTTGTGGGGTGTGCGAAATAACAATCCAAATTTGTTTTTGAGGTATTTTGAGATACGGAAAGACAAGAAGAAATTGGAGACTTTTTTCAAGTTGTATCCTAAATTTGTATCGATGGCGGATCGATTTGAGAATGAAATTATTGAGGTGGGAAAACATTTACATCATGCCTATGTGGAACGATATATTCGTAAGCAATATGTTTCATTACCGAAACAAGAGTATGTGATTTTGAAAAAGGCTCATGATTGGCATAATGAGAATCGTGATTGTAATCGTATCTATCGGATGAAAGTGATGGCGTTGTTGGAAGAAGAAAATCCAATTCATCTCTATCATATCATTAAAAAAAGAATTACACAAATTAATTAATTTGATTTGTTTGAAATGTGTTTATGTATTTGATTTGAAATTATAATATTGATTTGTTTTTGTTTGTCTCGAGACAAACAAAAAGAATGTCGATTGTGTGTAAGGTGAATAATTTAAATGAAAAGTTGCGACATTTGATTCTAAAGGAGTTGCAAATTGAAAAGACTTGTCCTAAATCGAAGAATCCTTTACAACCGATGATGTATCAAAAGGAGAATCCAGTTGTAATTACTTATCGTATAATGGGAACGACGGAGGAAGAGATGATGATTTACATTCCATTTCATTTTGGATTGAATGTATTGGAATTATCTCGTCCATTACGGGAGATATTTCCTTCACATTCAATGAAATTCAAGGGAACATTAAGAGAGACACAATTAGAAGTGAGAAAACAAGCGATTGAACAATTGAATCAATGTGGGACGACATTATTGGCATTACATGTGGGATTTGGAAAGAGTGTATTGGCGATTGAATTGGCGTGTAAAATCAAATTAAGGACGCTTATTATTGTTCATCGTGTTGTGTTGTTGAATCAATGGAAATCATATCTTGAAAAGTATTGTGATTCTCCAAAGATTTGTTTATTTGAGAGTTATGAAGAGGGGGATGTGTGTGATGTGTTTCTTATTAATGTATTGAATGTTTCGAAATTGCCACAACATATTCGTTCTACATTTGGATTTGTGATTGTAGATGAATGTCATTTGATTAGCACACAATATTTTTCACAGTCATTACAATATATTACACCTCGTTATCTTGTAGGATTAAGTGCGACTCCATATCGTAATGATGGGATGGATAAGATTATGGATTTATATTTTGGAAAGGAGAGATTGGTAAGGAAATTGAGGATTGAACATACTGTGTACAAGATTCAAACTTCATTTGAACCTCCAATTGTTCAAATGAGAAATGGACAATTGGATTGGAATGCCATTATCAATGCACAATCGACAAATCCAATACGAAATGAGATGATTGTGGGATTGACAACACTCTATCCAGACAGGAGGATATTGATTTTGTGCAAGAGAAAGGAACAAGGTATGACATTACATAATTTATTAAAGACAAGAGGAGAACAAGTTACAAGATTGATGGGTAATGATCGTAAATTTGATGAGAATGCGAGGATATTGATTGCGACGATTAACAAGGCAGGTGTTGGATTTTCACATGATGTCTTGGATACATTGATTCTTGCAGCCGATGTCGAAGAATATTATATTCAATATCTTGGTCGTATTACACGACGACCAGATGTCAAACCATTAATATTTGATATTGTAGATAAGAATTCAACACTACAACGCCATTTTACAACTCGTAAAAAAGTTTATAAAGAAATCGGTGGCACCATTCTCGATTTCCATAAATCATTCCCTTCATTTCCAATTCTATAAATTTATTTTATTCATAAAATAAATTAAACAAATGATTTCAAGATGGTTTGAATGAGATTATAGGAATCACCAGATTGAGTGTCGTTGAAAATACCATCATCATTTTGAATGGGTTCATAAAACAACATGCCATTTCCATTTTCAATTGTAATGACACGCCGTTCAATATTTTTAGATTGACAATAATATGCAAAAATATGGTCGTCATGCATTGCAATCATGTCTCTTTGATGATGTGCGTTTAGGAATGGTTTGACCCATTCTTCAAGAGTCGATAATAAATGTATTGGATATAATACACCACGATAACCACCCAAAATGTCTGTAGATACATAATCAAGATGTTGAATGAATTCTCCATGAATAAATTTGGGTCGTATGTCAAGATGAGTGTCATTGACACCCATTAACCCATAGACAGCATCACCACATTTTTTGAACGATTGATGTAATAAATGAATGGCGTGTTTGTAGGGGACACTATCATCATCAAAAATGAAAATGTGTGTATATGAATGAGATGATAATGAGTCGAGATATTGAAGAGGAGAAAGGAGTTTTACAACGGGACCAATATCAACTTCCGTTTCAATTACTTTTGTTGGAATGGAATAAGTTTTGAGATAATTACATAATTCTTGATAATCATCAATCGGATATGATTTTTTCATACGAGGATAATATTTTGAAATGGAAATCATTACGAGATTTGGACGATGAGATTGATATAATATAGACTCCAATACACGCAATAATCCATTGATACGATTTGGAATCGTCGATACACTTGCAATAATCATTCGGTTTCTTTCCATTCCAAATCCCATTTAAATATAATTATAATACATTATAATTATAAACATTTATTTTGAGATTAAAAGGAGACGACGAGGAGGAGGGCGTGTGTCGAGGGAGGATGAGCGTGGTTTTCGTGTGATTTTAGTTGGTGGTGAAGTAATATTGGGGGTAGATGAACTATGTTGTAAACTATTTTCGGAGGATATAATTAATTCGTAAATTTTTTGAATGACGGTTTTATTTAATGTGCGTCCATAATGTTTCTTGTAGAGTTCAATAAAGGTGGATTTGGGATGGTCTCGTATGAAATCGATAAAGGATAGAAATGAACCATCAAATAGATTATAGATATTGGATGCGATGGTGGAGGAGATTCCTGGAATCAGTTGAAGAGATGCTTGAAAGAAGATGGAAGGTGTAATGTTTTTTTGTTTTTGAGAGTGAATATAGGAATGTGTTAGGTGTTGAGAATAGGAGGAGGAGGATGTATAATTATGATTTCTTTCAAATTGAGTCGTCATACGAATGATATATTTGGAGATGGATTCAATGGAATCGAGATAGAGATAGGAAATATTGTATCGTATAAACAAATTCATGACGGCACTTGAAGTCATTTCTGCGTTCCATTCATTATTATAGGGATGTTGATAATTAAAAATATCATTGAAATCCTTGACTTGAATAATGTACATTATTTTGTCGACCGAATATTGTGCCAAGGCACGATGTTTCTGTTCCGACAATCGTCCATCCATAATGGAGGCAATGACATCTGCCATACTTTTTCGTTCAATCACCAATACAACTTGGTCTTTCTCATTAAGAATATGACAATCTCCAATATCCAATGTTTGTGATTCAACGATATTCGATTTATTTGATAATGCGGAATACAATTCGGGTTCTCTTGTATCCACAACAATCTTCATTTGTTATATATCATTATATTGGTTTTAGATAAAAATAAATATTGTAAAGATAAAATGAAGTATATGATTGTATTATTGTATGTATTATGTATTGTATTGATTTCATTTCGTATATACAAGTTATTCAAGACACCGAGTTGTGGAGGAACATTGAATCCAAATTTACGATATTGTAAAGAGGATACACTTGTTGTGAATCAAACGATTCCAGAAGACGAATGTAATCCTATTTCGTTGGATGAAAAGACTCGTCTGTTTCTTGAATTCGTTCGATATCTATCTCAAAAACCAACATCTTCATATGTATCATTACATCTTGAAACGAAATTTCAATCCCAAATTGAAAATATTGAGAGTGGAAATATGATTTTTTCCATTCCACCTCTTTTGAAATTATTACCCTCCGATTTCGGTCAGAATGAAATTACCCCCTATGGTGTAATGTCCTTTTACAATACCTATATTCGTAAATGTATCTCCAACACGGAAAAATTATGTCAATTATTCCCCTTGTTTTGTAATAACATCCCTCATTCCATAGGTCAATGTCCTTTTGATGTGAATGATGGCAATCAAAATCTTGAAATTGAAGATGTGTCCTTTTTTAATTTGGTGGGATTATTGGGGACATTTTCGTTGAATGAACGACAAGTGTTGGTATTGTATTATGACATGCCATTAGAAATGTTGGACTTGAATTATTGGTCATTTACTTTGTATCTGGCAGATCGATTAAAGAAGAATGAGAAATGTCGTCCATATCGTCAAACATATTTGGCATCATTATTACCACCAATGAATTGTTTTCATACTCCAGCCTTGGCACAAAAACGATTCAACCCATTACGAGGGACTGGAAATGTTCTTAAACAAGGACATTTATCCTTTTATCTTGTTGTTTCTTTGAATGAAACACTTGGAAATACTGTCAAGAACTATTTAGAGGAAAGAAATGAAACAGATTTCGTTCATCTGTTTTCCATTCCAAAGAAAATGACGATTGATGAACGATTGCCAAATCCAAATGGATTGACGGAGAATGATCCGTTGTATGATCCAAAAACAGATCGATTATCCATGTTTTTGAGATTAAGTCCATCTCCATCGTCAGACAAGAGTAAATTAAGAGACTATATTTATTCAAAAGATAATGGGGCACAAGTATGTTTCATGACTTTTAACAACAAGATTATGAAAGAAAACAATAACGAGAAAACGATGATTATTCAACCAAGGATGATTCCAAGTATATTTCCAGAGACCGAACGAATTTCTTCTTTGTTTCACGAGTTAAATTCTAAATTGTGGGGATTCATGTATCAATCCCAATTTTATGGAGAACGATTAGCAACAAGACATACATTATTTAATATCTTTTCTCCATTGACACCATCCATTCTAAATACCAAGACACAATTATATGAAAACGGGATGCAAGCAATACAAATGGCGGGATGTGCTCAAGGTGATAATCCAGACGCAATCTATCGTTTATCGGAGGGCATTTGTCTTGGAGATGAAGATGTGATGATGGCAATATGTGTGAATCACGCAAGATTTGGGAATTGTCTATACAATAATATAAATGTATTGGATTTAAACAAGGCATATAGTTTTGCGTCTGTCAGTTATGATTCATCATTTGATGTGGATTATTATATTGTTTTGACTGGAAGAAATCAAGAATTATTGGAAACAACAAAAACACGACTTGAAAATTTATTTCCCAATGTATCGATTGTGAGTGTATTTATTCCAACGGGACCGACGGTGAAGGAGGGTATTCCTAAATGTCATTCGATAATGATGGTAGAGAGAATATACATCAATACATTATATCCATCCATAATACCATCCAACAATCAAACATATCATTTACAAGATTTATTTGGAGAAGATTATAACGAGATTAATGAGAATGTGGATGAGGATGTGTGGAATAGTTTATTAAATGTGACGGCACCAGATGTAAAGACATTATTACCACCCATTTATTTGAAATTTAGTTATCCATCTTATAGAAGAATGATTATGATTGGATCACTCTCTACATTATTAATTCTAATCATATTTGGAATACAAAGAATTTATTCTCAAGTAGTTATGGAGAAGGGGTTTTCTTCTGGAAACAAATCAAGAAAAGAATCCAACACATGAAAGTCATTATAAGTCATGGATGTATAAAAATGATGGGGTTGATTCAGTAAAACTCGACGGAAATATTGTTTATATTCACTTAATTCTGGACGATACCATAAAGGGCGTTGTTTGGGACAGAGGAAATGAATGCAAATGAATTCAAAAAAGACATCGAGAGGTGGATATCCATCATATACATCACAAGTAGTAATCCAATCATAATGAGTGCATTTTAATAATGTAAGGGCATCCGTTTTACTTCGTGTGTTTTTAGAAAACAAACAACTCACATGACGACAACAAGGACAAGTTGGTGTTTTCAATAACCACCCAATAGAACAATGAATACAAATACGATGACCACATTCCAAAGTCATCATCATATTTGTATTCTTTTTTGTAAGACAAATCGGACAATCCATTTTATAAATTAATCGTCTCTATTGAAAATTACCACTCCTCTCTCACATCTCCCTTAAAAATCAATTTTTTACAAGACCCAACAAGACATTTTCAAGAGAGTGAAATAGATGTTGTGCGACATCAATTCGTTCAATCACTTTCAACATAGAGTATGTATCGAGAATTGAAATGAGATGATATTCATCTTCAATCCGTTTAAAATGATATGACAGATTTGGAGATGATGTAAAGAGATGACATAACATTTCAACATTCATGTCTTGAATTTTTTCGTCTTGTGAGAATGATAAATATTTCAACACAAACAAACATTCCGCATATCCCATACTATCCGTCTTGTATCTTCCAATTTGAAATGTAAATGTTTTAACCATCTTGTCGACACATTTATATTTTGAAAATTACCACATCTCTCATACTTGTCTCCCAAAAATCAATTTTTTTAAGTTATTCAAGCCGATTGACAATGATGTCTTTAAAGTATTTTGTTTCCAAAACTCCATCAACACCTTGTGTTAAAATAACTCCATTTGCAGACATGAAAAATTCAATCCCATCCGCCATGGCTTTTTCCATATCAATGATAATAAATACATTGGCAGAATGTCGAGCACCACTCATTACATTCTCAGGATAATCTGTTGCCATATGAATATGAGTTCTTGACATACATTTCAATCCCGTTTGTTGGATTGAGTCAATATATTTACGATATGTTCCATGAATACATAATTCAAGTGGTTCAACAATTTTTTTCATCAATTTAAAAGTGTTAATCTCATTACCGATTGCGGTTGAATGTCCTTGATTTGCGCCAATCATCCACTTACCATTAACTTTATCTAATCTGAATCTTTTTTTATCGGAGAGTTTGACAATATCTCGAATAATATTTTCATCCATAACTCCCAGTTGTTTAATTTGTTTCACATTCATCAACACATCTAATGGAATTCGACCCATATCATCCATTTCAAGTTTTAATTCATAGAGTCCATGTCTTAATATCCAAGACATTGTTTGTGAAAGTTTTTTCTTGTCAATTTCATGTGTTTTCATAATGTTCTTTCTCCGTTAAAGCCTTTACTTTATATTAATTTTTGTAGGGTGTGGTTGTAGGTCGTCAAGAAAATGTAATTTCGCATTATTAAAAGTCGTCCAATCATCATTAAGAAGTCCATGTGTATCATCCGAATCCGGATTGAGAGACCAATAAAAAGTAGAGGTTTGATTAATCTTCTTTAGATAATTCGCATAACGGAAATGCCAATACATATCATCACCAATAAAAAATCCACCCGATTCCCCTAAAATAATAACACAATCAAATTTTTCAACCAGAAACCCAAACCAAGAATGAAAATTATCTTCATCATAATCAAGTGCAATATCTCCCAACACAGATACACCATAAGTATGCGGACTAAAAACAATCGATTGTCCTTGTAAATTCAATTGTGTCGTAAGTCCTTGGAAATTTCCACCCCAACATCCATCCTTTCCTTGAATCCCTTGAACAAAAAAGACGCCTTTATAATCTGGATATCGAAAAAGAATGTGTTCCATCGTCTCATTTACCACCTTGCCCCACTGATTCCAAGTAATATTCCCATGTGGCTCATTTTTTATATCAATTCCCAATAAATTGGGATAATGCATGATACGATCCAATACATTATCCCATCCCAACAAGAATTCATTCTTTGTCAATGTTCCATATGGATATTCATTAATGACCCATCCAATCGTATGAAAATCAATCACGATAAATAAATTACGGGATAATGCCTTTTGAAAAAAACAATCCATCAATGTTCCCATTGTCGCTTTACATCCTTCATCTTGTGCGCCAACACATTCCATTTGAGGTGGATTCTCAAGATTTTTTGAAAACTCGTACGAAAATGGTAATCGAATCGCATTAAAATTATTATTGGCAATAAAATCAAGATAATAATCTAAATCATGAACCCATAATCCATGTGGCGCATAACAAGTCGTCTCAAATCCAGAATAATTAATCCCCTTCAAGAGAAATTCAGTTTCATTCTTGTAATATAAACGATGATTTCTTGACACAAAATAAGCAGAAGTATCCACACAAACAACACACATTAAAAACATTACGGAAAAAAAAATCATTCGTTCTTTTAATAAATGAAAATATATAATATTTTACAGAATCTCATTTACACTTTCAATAAAGATTCAGTTCGTTCTCGTGTTATCCGTCCCCATTTAAAGAAAGATTATATTTACAAAGGCACTTTTATTCTAGACAAACAATTCCCCTCCTTTAATCTATGGCGTATGCAAAAGAATAAGAAATATCTATTTACGGTAGCCTATCGTTATCGTTCAAATCGTATTCATTATGTCGCCTTTGTCTATGACGCATCTACCCATCAACTCATCTGTTTTGACCCAGGTTATAATCTCTATTTATATGGACGATTCAAAATTATCCCCATTGTCATTTCCATCTTCAAACAATCCATCCCCTCACTCGTCGTTCAAGGAAAATGTCCAATGACGAAATATGGTATCCAATTCACCAATCAATCAAAATTTCCAGCCGACGCCTTCTGTCAAACATGGACTCTATTCTTTCTCATTTCCTATCTCCATAAGAATGGCGACATTTCATTCTTCAAAGAATGGTGTAAGATTCCACCCTCCAAACGACAATATTTTCTATTACATCATTTCGTCCTTCCAACCACCAAAAAACATATCCCCAAAGAACATTATAAAATGATTCAAGCATTTATAAATACAAATTATCTTTCAACATAATTTTTTCTCTTCCAATAACTATGAAATTTTTATATTCTGTTTTAAATTTCTTTTCCTTTTCAAAATGTTTGGGTATATGAAAAATTGTTTGGAAAAGTGGTGCTAAATCATGAGAGGAACATATACCACGACTTTTCTTCTTCTCAAACATTTCTTCTAAACAGTCTTGGAGAGTGCGACCATCTGTCGTTGGGAACGACAATAATATCTCAACTTCATTATCCGTAAAATAAATGTTTGACAAATAGAATGGAGCAACAACAAGTCGTTCTATTTCATGTTTGTGTAAAAGATCCGCCGTGAAAATTTTGAGTCTTGTCCAAAGATGGGAATCGTTGTGTAATTTAGAAATACGAGACTCTCTACTCATATTTCAGTTTTGTTTTTCATACATCAATCAAATCATTAGAACATCAATTTTAATCAATAATTTACATTTCAAACAAATATTATCTCTTTAAATTGATATAAGAAAGAGATATAAGAAGATGGTGGAGATGGAAACGAGACAGGCGTCTTTGAAACGGAAACCATAGAGTTGTTGATAGGGCATACATAAAAAGTAAAGGAATGGGGTGTAAAGGATGTAGAGTGAAAAGGATGGGGTTAATTTCAAACTTGACTTGTTGGGGAGAATATAATGAGTGTAATAATAGTACATTATAATATCATGACCCAGTATATCCAATAATTTCAATTCCAAACCAATGATTTCACGATTATGGAGATATGGTAAGCGTAAAACTCTGGGGTAAATATTGGCATTATAGAAACCACCTACACAACAAAGACATAGACATAAAAGGGTTCGTTTTAATTCATATATATTTGAGAAAGTCAACCCGAGAGATGGGAATACGATAAATAAGACTTGGATGTCTGTCCAGATACTAAAATACCATAGTATTTTGTATAATTGGGAGAAATCAACACGATACGAGATTTCTCGATAGATATTGTTAATCAAAGATTTCATTTTATATTGTTAGACATATTTTTTAGGATATTTTACAAGTGATGTCCAAATTTGAGACATGTTGGGCGTGCCTCCAAAATGTGCGATGGAATGTTCTTGGGAATATTTTTCAGTAGAAAAGATTGATGACAATCCCCAGAAACAAATCAAGGAGATGATGGTCAATGAGAATAATAAATAGATTATCATTTTATTATTATCATAAAATTTAATCATTATAATTGATGAATTGTTCATTATCGGTTTGACAAATGATGGTTTGGATGGGTAATAGTGTGTTTTGTTGAGTCTTCATACGGAAACAAGTGAATTCGTCGATTGGATGTGATTTATATCTTTCATCCAACAATAATTCTAAAAGAATCTGGACTTCTTTACGATGAAACAACATTGCATGTGTTGAATGAACGCCCATACTCTTACAAATCAATGAAGAGATTGGAGTATGAGCATTCTTGTCTCCATCATAATAACCAAACCAAATCATATCCCAAGAGTTTGAGTGTGTAAATAATGTCAATTCCTTTATAAAATCCAAGAGAGATTGTTTGTTGGAAAGAGGAGTGGATTGACATCCGGTATTGGAGCCATTTGAAACAAAACCAGCATCATCTTCAAACAATAAGAGATATGGATAGGTTGTTTCATTCAAGAAATGAATCATACATTTTGTAATACTGATACGACAAGCAGATGCCCCCAATACAAATTTACCATTACAAATTTGAACATTACACCATTTCTCAAGGTCTTGAGGGGTTAAATCACGATAATCCACAGCATCCCAAAATGGACAATCTAATTCGACATGTGTTGTCCATTCAATAAATCGTTTGCGACGATGTGTGGCACGCTTCAAACTTATACATCTCGTAAAGATGGTATCTTTTCCCAACCAATTTTCTAATGCGTCTTGCATAATTTTATTTATACATATATCTCTCTCTTAAACAATAATATGTTTTAAGGGATTGGAGAGAAGGGATAAAGAATGGGTATTCGTAATCTACATACATTTTTGAGAAAGATGGTTCCTATGGCATATCAAGAGGTGTCATTGACGAAATATGCATACAAGAGGATTGCGATCGATTTGTCGATATATTTGTGTAAATACAAGGCGTTTTACAAGGAGAGATGGATGGATGCGTTTTTGAATTTGATTACATGTTTGAGGGAGAATGAGATACATTTTATATTTGTATTTGATTCCAAGAGTCCGCCGGAGAAGGAGGCGGAGAAACAGTATCGTATATTACAGAGACAGAAATTGAGGACAAAGATTGAGGATTTGGAGATGGCATTCAAGATGTATCATGAGAAGAATGAAATGTCATTATTGTTGGAGAGATGGGTGGATATAAAGACGAAGAGTGTGAATTTACAACAGGTGGCGAATGAGATTGAAAGATTGCGTTCAAATTTATTGGATATTCGAACGGAGGATTTTGTATTGATAAGGGAGTTGTTTGAGATATGTAATATACCGTATTGTGATGCGGTGAGTGAAGCGGAGGCGACTTGTGCGCATTTATGTTTGAATGGATATGTGGATGCGGTATTGACGGAGGATACGGATATAATGGCATATGGGTGTCCATTTAATTTACATCGATTAAATGTGAATACAAATACGGTAATGTTGATTGAGATGAAGAAGTTATTGACAATGTTGGAAATGACATATCAACAGTTTCGTGATTTTTGTATAATGTGTGGGACAGATTATAATACCAATATTCCCAAGATAGGACCGGATCGTGCCTACAAGTATTTGAAGGAACATGGGACATTGGATAAATTGTCATTGATAATGGATACATCGATATTGAATTATGCGACGGGAAGACGGTTATTTGAGAATGACATTGAATTTTCGATTCCCGAGTGTTATTGTGGGATTCCAAATTTAAATGAGTTGAGATTGTTTTTGTTCAAGAACAATAGTCATTATGATGTGGATCGATTTTATCGTGCGTGTGTGAATTCATCTTCAATTATTTTCGAGTGATACATTGAAGAGAATAGGAGGATAAGGGGAATTTATAATACCCGACATAATTCCAAAATACGAATCGTTCCATAATTCTCCATTCATAATAGGTTTTGAATTCAAGGAGATTACGAGTCCAAATAAAGAGAGACATGTCATCATTCAGTGTCCATAAGATGTAGTTTTCATTACAATCTCGTAATTGATATATTTCATTTTCATTGGATTTGAAAAGGGTGGTTGAATTTGGGACAAGTGTGAGATTAGAGGAGATGGGTGTATTATTTTCAAGTAAAGCGGATTTGGAGATGAAAAGAGTATCATTATGATGACTGGAAATATTGACCTTGACACATTTCCAACCGACTTCGGTGCTTTCTTGAACATAACGATTTGAATACACTTGAATCCAATCGTCTCCTACAAGTTTTGAAATATCAAAAGAATGACAACATACATTTAGAATTAGAAATAAAAGTGATTTCCACATTTTTATTTCTAATTACATTTTATTTTTTTACAGATACATCATATTATTCGTTTGTTTAATGTGATTTTTAAAAGTAGATAGACATACATCAACCATTTGAGATGTCAATTCATAAGGTAATGTAATGGTTTCCCCACGATAAAATGAAAAATCCTTAAAGACATTATTCTTTTTATGATTGATGATGAAGGACAATTTCTTGACAATATCCTTGACTGCCTTTTCAATCGTTCGAACGCCCTTGTCATTCTCATCCATCTGCGATTTATAAATAATATGTTGTGCCACCTCATCTGATACACTCACTTCACTCAACGACACATCTTTAAGATGTAATGGAAACAAATAATCCACAATAATACGCACCTTCTCTTTCACCGAATATCCTTCAACATAGATGGGAAAGATACGATCACGAAGAGCAGAATTTTTAGGCAATTCATTCATTGAATAAATGAACCATAATCGTGAAAGGTCAATTTCCAATTCACATAAATAATGGTCACGGAAACAACTATTTTGTGAAAAATCCGTAATGTGAAGAAGACTGGCAACAACATCTGGATTCTCCGATACCTTGTCAAACTCATCAAAGAATAAAATACCATTACTACATTTCATCCGCATTAAACAATTCACAATCTCTCCAGGTCTCCCTCCAACATATGCAAAATTATTCCCCTTCAAAAAATCACTATTATTCACACCCCCAAATGATATCTGCTCACATTTCCATCCTAAAATGTCCGATAATGACCGAGCAATACTAGTTTTGCCACTACCAGGGGGACCAATAAGACCGATACTACAACCTTGTAAAGAGGGATTTAGTAATTTGACATGTAGAAACAATAAAATCTGTTCCTTGACATCATTCATGCCATACAATCGTTCATCTAATTTTCGTTTGACATTTTCTAAATACTCTGTAATATTTGTTGAAATGATTGATTGTGATACATTCCAATACGGTAATGCCAATGCATATCTCATCCAAGCTTCCAATTTCCCATATTCACTATCATCTGGCATTAAACTTTGAAATTCATTATACTTGCGAAGAATAATATTCTTGTTGGAATCACTCGTATTCAACTTGATAATCTTGGACGACCACGTACTCACATCATCCAAATTCTTTAACCGTGTCTCCAACTCCTTTATCTCATTCTTATTCTCCAAAAACTTTTTATATTCCTTCTTGTATATCGGCAACAACTTTTTCAACACATCCCGATACTGTAATTGCTCCTCCGAAAATGGCTCCGCATTTTGATACAAGACATATATCTCAAACAAATCCACCTTTTTCTTAAACTGAATCTTGGACTTTAATATATCACACAATTGTGGTGTCCTTTTTGTCTTGATATGATGAAGAATCTTGTCATAAGTCGCCTTTAATTTAGGATTTTTATTCAATTCACTTGGGATTTCCACCAAAAATTCATCCTCCTCATAATCATCATCATCCTCCTCTTCATTTGAAGATGGGACAAAGGAAGAGGAATCATTCGACACACTCTCTTGATCTTCATAAGGAATGACAGTTTTTGATTTCTTGGTAGTCGACGAAGACGACTTTTTGGATCTCGTTACAACAACCATATTTCATAAGATTTTTCTATTCTTTTTATCATAATAACTTTCAATAATCGGGAATATCATTCAGATCAATATTGGGACCTCTCATTTTTCGTTTATTCGAATTTGTCGTCGTCTTTTGAAATTCATTCATCGAATTCATCATTGACATGAAATTGGTTCCCGTGCTTTTCATAATGAGTTTGCTCACAATAAAGAAACCCGCATTCATAATAATCATAAACAACAATCTCAACTCAACTGGCCACTCTGATCCCTCTGGCACATAATTCTTCTCCCCCAATTCAATCAACAATCGGTCATATGTCGACATGTTTAATATCTGTTGTTGTGTAAATCCCTGCATATCAAATTTCAACCAATTCCCCAATATAAATTCCATCACCATGAATCCACCAATCAAATATGTCTTGTATGACTCCACATTTGAATCCAACGACACCCTTCTTACCGTATTATCATACGCCTTCTTCATATTGTCATAATCCGAATGCATACTATACTCGGGAATCTCAATCGGAATATTCTTGTATGATTTCTTCAACAACTCGAATTTAAACAAAATATCCCTCTTCAAATCATCCTGTTCCTCCTGTGATATAGGATCCATCCTCCCATATCCAGTAAAATCCGGAATCTGTTTATCCATACGCAATTGTCCCGATTGTTCCAATTCCGATAATCTTGGTGCCCCCTCTATACCAAATCCTCCTCCCGTCGGTTGTTCCTCCGACAACATATTATACAACTTACTCGTAATATCATTTTGAGGTTGTTGGGGTAAAGACGATTCTTCTTCTTCCTCCTCTTCCTCTTCTTCCTCTTCCTCTTCTTCTTCTTCCTCCTCATCCTCATCCTCATCCTCATCCTCATCCTCATCCTCATAATCCTCATCAAAATCATCTTCATTGTCTTGGACTGTTGGTAATACAGATTTCATGCTTCTATTTACATTCACATTCTTGATAGACAATGTATCGGAAATTTCAGTTCCATCATCAGGAATGTAATCTTTATTTACAACAGTTGGTTTAATCTTCTCCTTGTTTTCCAATAATTCAAGATAGAGTTGTGGCATCTTTGGAAAGTCACGAGACGGTGTCTTTGATTTTTTGTTTTCATTTTGAACTTTCACAACATCAACATCACTCTTGTTTGTCATTTCTCTTTTTCTTTCCACATTTCATCAACTTTAAATATATTTAAAGATGACGAATGAAAAATGAAAATGTCGTCGTTAATATTTTTGTATAGCAAGTATTGTAAAGAATGTAAGGAATTGATTGATGAATGTCTTGTAAGTTCCAATCATTTTTATTTTGTATGTGTAGATAATGTAAATACTCGTCAAAAAATCATTCAAGATACAAAATTCAACATCAAAATCGTTCCTTGTATTCTCTATATGGATTCTCAATCCTTTCAAACCTTTCAAGGTAAAGAACAAATCATTTCCTTTCTACAATCAAATAATCTTTTAGAATACGATCAACAAGAAACAAATATTACTCCGTTGGATATCTCTGGACAAGAAAATACTCCTTTGGATATCTCTGGACAAGAAAATACTCCTTTGGATATCTCTGGACAAGAAAATACTCCTTTGACTGGACAAGAGGAGTATTCAAATGAAGACGAGAATGTTCAAGAAGAATATTCAAATGAACAAGAGGATACTATTCCACAAAAACCAAATAGTATCATGAATCTCGCTCAACAAATGCAAAGAGAACGAGAATCTGCCGAACGACTACAACCACAATCTTGATTCTTTTATTTTCGATATTTCGCTTTCAAAGCACAATATCGTGTCGGGTATTTATAATAAATTATATTCTCATTAATCGGCAACATTACAATCTCACCCTTACATTCATCCTTTCGTATCGTCAATGTAGGTCTCCCATATAACCACATGAATATAGATGAATGTCGTGTCGGTAATGTTGTAATTTTCCAATCAATCTTGTATCTATCTTGAAATACTTGTGTATCCAGATATTCAACAATTGACTCTCCCGTCGTATTGAATGACTTTAATAATGTTGAATCCACATTTGTATATTGAAAATTCTCCATCTTGTTGGGTTTCGACAACAAAAATAACCAATAATGTATCAACTTCCATCCCACCACATTACGCAATATCGCATCCAACAAATTTAAACTCTGTGACATCTCATATGTCCCTCTATATCTCCACACATTCTCATTATACCAACACCACTTCTTCATATGACTCTTTAGATTATATTTCGGGTTATCAATAAACTCCACAATATCCTCCGCAATATCCTTACAATATCCATCATTCAAACTCGTATAATGTCCATATCCCTCCTTTACAAGAAAATACTTGTTCTTGATATGTTCATCTTGTGTATAAAATAAATCATCAATCGCACTCACAAAATCCAACTTCCTATCCTTTGTCCCCAATATCGTCAATACCGGTTGCGAAATATCCTTGACATCAATCTTGGAATAGGGCATCTTTCCACGACTATTAAAATGACTATTCAACAACACCACCGCCTTGACATTCTCTTTATATTTCGCATCCAATAACGCAAACGTCCCCCCAAATGAATGTCCCACTAATATCGTATCCTTCTCGGGATATTGACGACATAATTTATAATCATCAATCATCACCTTTGATTCATTCCCCAACTTATCCCTCATCTCCCCAATCAATCTCGTATATCTCTGTTTATTCACAAATGAACCAGGATATACAATCACATTATATCCTCTACACACATTCAACATTAATAATATACTTCCTATAATCACTCTCATTTTTTATCTCCTATCCCACTTTTTAAATCTAAATTTATCACGAAAATCCTCTCTTTAAATAAATATTGTTGATGTCATCATTTAGAATAACAAATAGATTAACAAATACATCATCATTGGTGAGTGCGGTAGAGAATGGAACTGGTGGTGGTGGATTAGGTCAACAAGGTTTTCAAGGTATTCGTGGTGAAATTGGTCCCGCGGGTGGTCCTCAAGGTCTGCAAGGCTATCAAGGTCTTCAAGGTAATCAAGGCATCCAAGGCTATCAAGGCTTCTTGGGTCCACAAGGATTAATGGGTGTCCAAGGTATCACCGGTCTCCAAGGAAACCAAGGCTACCAAGGCTACCAAGGTTTCTTGGGACCACAAGGGTTAATGGGTGTTCAGGGTATCACCGGTCTCCAAGGCAACCAAGGCTACCAAGGCTACCAAGGTTTCTTGGGACCACAAGGGTTAATGGGTGTTCAGGGTATCACCGG